AGTATTTCTCATAATTAATTTATAACTAATAATATTAATAAATTAATTTTAAATAATAATAATATATTATATTTTGGATCATATAATTTTATAGTTTATAGTTTATAGTTTATAGTTTATAGTTTATAGTTTATAGTTTAATTAAACATCCAACGTTTGGAAAATCACTTTTCTCTTTATCCTCTTCATATTTCATTCTTTGCTTTTTACTTATGCGGTCAACATAAGTTCCTGATTCTTTTTCTTCAATTAAATTATTCCAAAATATTTCAATAGCCGGTTGAACATTTTTAAACCATAACTTATTTCTTAATACTAATACACAACTAATTTTTTCTAATTTCCAATAAATATTTCTTACATATGTTTTGTCGCTATTTTTAATAAGTTGTGCCTGTGTCCAAGTATTATATTCTTTTGTATCAATTTTGCTCATAGCAAATGGAGGATATTCATAATATACATCGCCATTACTATTACAAAATTGCATAATAAAACCGCGGTAATAATCAGAAATGTCATCTAAATAATCTTCTTGTGATAAATATTCTGTAAATGCTGTTTCTAAAAAGTCGCATTCATTTAAATCACATACTTCCATTTGTAACTGCATTTGTATCCAATATGCCGGCATTGGAATACCATCAATTTCTCGTGAAACAACATTCTTAATTTCAAGCATTCTACCATAAAGCGGACTATTTTCATCGCAAACAATACCATCGGGAGATGCCGCAATATAACTATATTTACTATGTTTAATACATCCAAATTCTGTTACGCGTGTATTATTAATAAATTCATAATATAAAATAGAAACGGGCTCGTATTTTTGTCCGTGATGCATCGGTGAATTTAAATTAGTATTTTTAAATTTATTCACATCTAAAGGTTCTGATTTTTCAATAATTAGTTCAGATTGACTAGATTCACTTTTAAAAATTTTATATATATTAGATGCTGTAAGTGCCGAGTTTCTAAAAATATACCATTCATCGCTTCTTTGCTCTGGTTGCGGAATATTTTTCAAATATGTAAGTTGGGTCTTAATTTTATTAAAACAAGCCGAATTTTTATTTAAAGTAAATTTTTTCACATACGTTTTTTTATATGACCTTTTTGGTATATAAAATTTAAATACTATATTTTGGCATAATTTAATAGTTAAACATAATAACTTTTTGGCTTCATTAATACTAATGTTAAATAATTTACTTAATAAGTTAGTCTCAATATATTGAACTAGTAATAGATCGTAAATAGTTTCATATATTTCATCATATAAATCATAATACATTAATTGTAATAACTCTGAATTAATGTAACTTAACATATAGTCAATGGTGCTTATTAAAAATTGCGAATAATTACTTACTAACTCTTTGTTTTTAAACTCTAATAGTGATTCAATATTGAATTTTTTAATTAAATAATTAAAATAATTATTATAGTTTATGGCTTTTGTAGTCATTATTTAATAGTATTATTAAGTTATTATTAAGTTATTATTAAATAGTTTAATAATAACTTATCAATTTTTATAATTTTTATAATTTTTATTCATGTATTTTAATAGTTCTTGTTTTTGATTTATTTTCTTGTGGCAAGCACTTCACCGTTGATATATGTTTATCATCTTTTTTTAAAGCAAAAATTCTAGTGCTAGTGTCAAAATGTAGATTTGGAATAGTAGTAATAATTCCTTTTTCTTTATCATAATTAACATCTTTAACCTTGGTTAATGCTTTACGTTCTAAACATTTTAATAAATATTTTTTACATTTACTTACTTCATCATCATTTAATGTAAATTTCTTTTCTAATAATTCAACGTGATTTATTAATTTTTTTACTTTTTGAGTTTTATCTAGTTTGCTCCAATTTTCTTTTTGATTGGCGCTTGTTTCATCTTCTAAATATTTTGATAAAGTATTATTATTAGTGTTATTCACATCGGGAACTATTTCATGACCATTAAGCAACATGGTTTTATAAGCTATATTTTTTAATTCTTTACAATAATCGGTTTTTTCTTTTTTGTTTTTGTCAGATAGGTTATTTTTTGAAGTAGATTTTCCTTGTATAATTTCGTCTAATGTATTAGTTGTTTCAGTATTGTTAATTTCATTAGTAATTTCTTGTTTAACTTCCTGTTTAACTTCTTCTTTTAGTTCTATCATTATATTTTATTATATGTATTAAAGTTTTAATTTTATATAATAATCATATATTAATATATTAAAAATAAAATATAAAATAATAATAACATATAATTGGTTAATGAGCAAAATAATTTTATGTAAATTATCTAAAAAATCTAATTATAAAAAAATAGAAAATGTTCTAGAAAATGTTGAAGAAAATGTTGAAGAAAATGTTGAAGAAAATGTTGAAGAAAATGTTGAAGAAAATGTTGAAGAAAATGTTGAAGAAAATAAAACTATTGTTAATAATAAGTCAATAAATGAAAAAAAATCGTATTTACAATTGTTAGACAAAATAAAAACATCTCTTGCCGATTCAAAAACAAGCGTTACAGATTTAAGTGCTACTATAATTCATATGTATGATAATTATGAAGAGCAATTATTATGCTTACATAAATTACTTAATGGCGTAGTATTTGATGAAAAAAAATATTTTATTCAAGCATTAAAAAATAAGTTGGACTCATATAAGCAACAAGACAAAAAAAAAACATATGATGCCTACGATAATTTTATAACATTGGAAAATATTATAGAAAAATTAGTAGCTTATAATATGAGATGCTATTATTGTAATAGCAAAACATTAATATTATTTAAAAATGTGAGAACTAATTATCAATGGACTCTTGATAGATTAAATAATTATGATGAACATAGCAATGCTAATACAGTAATATGTTGCTTAAAATGTAATTTACAAAGACGCAGAAAAAATAGTGAAAAGTTCAAATTTACAAAACAATTAGAACATAACTTATTACTTTTAAAAAAAATTGACTAAAAAGTAATTAGTATTTATAATTAGTATTTATAAATAATAGCTGTTATTAAATTAAAAATGTCAAATTTAACTGCCAAAAAATCAAAACAAATTAACAAAATATTAGCACTATTAGAAAAAGCAACTATTTCTAATAATGATTATGTATCTTCAAAAGAACCCTTTTTTTGGAATGATAACAATAGTATAAAGTTTCAACAATATAATAATTTATTTGTTGACGCACAAATTCCAGAAGGGTTAAATAGAAATATTAAAATATTATATCAAATTTTAGGTCATCAAAAAAAAGAAATATATTATGGACCATGGACTATTATGAGTTTAAATGAAGCATTAGAACGCTATAAAGTAATTTGTGCTAAGGGACAAACTAATGTGTTTGATATTGGATATAAATATGAAGGTATGGGACATATTACTTTATTAAGTTGTGATTTGACCAATCATCTATTATTTTATAGACCTGATGGTGGGTCTAATGACTATGATAGACAATATAATTGTAATGAATTAATTAAAAATGGTTCACAACCTTATGAGAAGTTTTATTTTAGCAAGTGGTTTTATAATGTATTATAAACTAATGTTATTGTTTATGTGTGTGTTTTTCTTGTTTTTTGTCGAAAAATGCGTCTTTTCTTAAATGATTTTTTGTTCTTTTTATTATGGCGTTTTTTTTTGATAGTTTTTCTTTTCTTTAGATTATGAAAACGACTACGACCCCCATAAGCAAGTGTTGGATCTTCAGGCACAGTTTCAATAACTAGTTGATTTTTATATATATTGGGATATTTTTTTTTTTGCTCGTCTAGTTCATCTGGAGTAAGATAAGCATAATGAACATAAATTTTATCACCATAATACTTATAAGGTTTAAAATTTCCATATTGATTAATTAATACATCATAAGAAAATTCAGCACAACATGACAATGGTGCACGACCTTCGTATTTATAAATAACTTTTTCATACTCTAGTTCTCTCATTCTATCAATTGTTTCTGGATTAATTCTTCGATCAGGTGATCCTGATTTAATGTAATCTGGATTATCATTATATAAACCCGAGTCATTTGTGTCTCCTCCTATAACAACTAACTCAGGAGTAAAGACAAATACTTCTCTTGCTGCCTCCATGTAATCTCCAATTGCCGGTTTAAGCAATGTATTTGTTAATCCGGGCTCATTTGGTCCGTGTAAGTTAATTAATACTATTCCTGGATTAGATGTTTTAACACAAGAAAAATTTCTACCAAGATTAGTAGGATTGGAACTATAGTTTGAATGTAATCCTAAATCATTACCGTAAAAACCATCGAACTCTCCCAGAACGTCTGTGTTCCATATTGTAAGTAATGTTGGATAAAGTGAATTTCCACCTTTTATTACTTCTATCGAATAAGCTACAAAACCATAGTTTTGACCATTCTTACCTATATATGTACCTGTTGTATAATATGAACCTTGCGGTAAACAAGATTTTCTTTTATTAATGTATAAAACTTTATCAAACGCAAGAAGTTCTAATAATGCCTGATAACCTCCATTAAATGGAGGGTCTCTTTCAATCATGTCTCTATCATTCATTTCTTGAAAGAACATTATAGTTGGATTTCTTAGATTAACAAAATAATCTACTAAGTTTGCTGCGTTTTTCCAATATGCTCTTCGATCGGGGTTTTTATTTTGCGCTACAAAGTATGCTTCACTTCCCGTAGCAATACCTAAATCACTAGCAAAACTCATATTATAAGTTAATGCTATTAAAGGTTGTTCTATGTCTTTTAGAAAAAACTCCATAAATACAGGTTTGTGGTCAGATGTTTTTGAAAATTTAGGGGGTAAGTAAACTTCTGATGGTGATTCTGAAACTTCCGATGATTGTGATGATGATTGTGACATTAATTATAATATTTAATATATTATAAATTTATTAAAATATTATATTATATTATAATATGGCAAAAACAAGAAAAGTTGGACAACGTAGACATTTAAGAAAAAAACAGAAATCCAGAAGGCAGGCTAGAGGTTATGAGCAAATGGTTCCAGCTTATCTCTCTAAAATGTTAAATAAAGTTAGTTTAGATACATATAATAGAGAATTTGTTGATAATGGAAAGCCATCAGTTGTGTCAAGAATACTTTCACATTTACCTAAAAGAGATGTAAAAGGAGCAATATATAGAGCAGATAAAGCAGACTATGAGCGTCGTTTGAGAGAAGCACTTGTACTTAATAAAAAAATATTAGGCGATCAAGAAGCGTTAATAAAACAATTAAAAATGTCAGGCGCAGATGGTCCTTCAAATAGAACACGCAATAAGGGTAGACATACGACAGATCCAGTTCTTAATGATTTAGAATTAGAAGCATATCATACTAGATGGTCTATTATGCAAATTGAAGGTTTATTATCACGCATAGAAAGAAACGCATTAGATGACCTACCTCATGGTTTTACTAATTATAGTGAATTTCGTAGAGAAGCACCCGGATGGGATATGGCAAGAATGACATATACAACAAGATTTAGACCACCTGGATATCCAAATTGGAGATAATTTAATTATATATAAGTTTAGTTATTTTTGTTTTTATCTTTATTTTCTATGTTTTCTTGATTTAACTCTAGCTAATGGTTTTCTGTGTGTTGCTTTTATGTTTCTGCGTTTTGTTTTACGATAATTTTTTCCAGCAGCATGTTCTGGATTAATAGAAGATGTAGAAGATAATCCGGATAAAAGTGTTGGACTAAAAATTTCAGCATTTTGGCGTCGAAGTGGTGGTGGAGGAAGACTATTAGTTGGCATAGATAGTGTATCTACATTTAATGGTGTAACACTTTGGCGTGGTGGCGGTGGACTATAATATTGAGGACTAGATCGAGAACTACTAGAACTTGAACGACTACTAGAACTTGAACTACTTGAGCGACTACTAGAGCGTGAAAGATTATATGCTCTTGGATTATCTCTTCGCTCAATACTTTGCGCTAAATTATCAATACCCGTACCTGTAAGAGTATATACATCACTCAGTGTAGCTATATTTTTTAAACTAGTTATTATAGTGTCAACATCAGCAGGTTGAATACGTTCTCTATCAATCCATGCAAATTTTTCTCTTTGTGAAAATATATGAAAACTATACATAGTCATTTCTGCTAAAGCTATTTTAATTCTGTCATCAGTGTTGTCTTGTAGCAGGTGCCCGATTATAGTAAAAGTATCTCTAATATCATTTAAATCTTTATTTATTTGTTTAACAAATAAATTCAAGGCAAATAAACTTGGATGTGCTAAATATGCTGAAACACTTCCGTTTGCTGCGTCTCGAACAGCAAGTAATTTTTGTTTCAAGCTTAGAACTAGTCTATATTCTTCTGATATAGGCGACATTTAATATAATATAATATTATATATTAAATGTTATAATAGTAAATATTATAATATTTTATTTTTGATTTTACATTAGTGTTTACGTTTTTTGCCTTTTTTATATGTAGAACGACGTTGTTTTTTACCGCGTGCAACATTTTCATTTATAGTTAACGATAAATATTCGCTATTCATTGTATCAAGTTCGTTTTGTAATTGGTCTTTTTGTCGCGTTAATGTTACTATGTCCTCATTTAAAGTTCTATACTTTTTTTGTGCTCTAGTTATGGTTCGTAACATTGAATGTGCTTCTACTCTTAGTGGTGTAATATTTTCCTGAATATAATCAGCGAGAGTTTCATGAACACGATTTGCCTCATTATAACGACTTCTTATACCTTCAACATCGGTGGGATTTGTTCTAGTATAATCATTATAGTGGCGTAGTGACCTAGCATATGTATTTCCAAAATTACCCTCTGTTTCTTCTTGATTGCGTCGCGTTATTTCTTGAGTTAAATAACGCACTCGCTCTCTAGCACTATTAGCCGTGTCATTTGCTAATGTTGCTTTCTCATTAAATCTACTTATATCATTGTCTAATTTGGCTATTATAGTTCTAATTTTTGTTATTTCTCTAAATAAAGTTCGTCTTCTATAGGCTAAACTTGGTTGATATGGTCGTGATGATACTCTTCTTTCGCTCATATTATAATATAATATATTATTTTACTTTTTACATTAGTGTTTTTTAATAATGCCCTTTCTTAGTTTTATATTTTTTGCCTCTTTTATGTGTAGTGCGACGTTGTCTTTTACCACGTGCTTGATTTAACGCTCTATCACTCTTAAGTGCTTGTTCAAGTTTACGCTCAAGGTCGCTTATGACCCCTATTATATATTGTTGTCCTTGATATAAACTATGATGGTGTTCACTTGCTGTCTTATAAATTTCGCGCGCTATTTCTATTTCTGCTTTAACGGCTGCAATATTTGTTTTCACTAGTTGTTTGAAAGTATAACCAAGTTCATGAAGTCGTTTTTCAATATTATCAGTGTCTATGCCTCCATTTTTTACAAGTTCATCATAACGTTGCTTTAATTCTCTATATTCCATGCCTAAGTCGGATTGCCTAAAATTATCACGAATAGTAATTTTTAATTGCTCTTTTTGTTCACGCAAAGTTTCATAGCGCTCCTTATCGTCTTCTCTACGAGTTAGTGCTTGGTCAACTTCAATAGTTAATGTGTCCAGTGCTCGGCGTTGCTGTCTTAAATCTGTTTCTAATTCTCTAATAGTATTTGCTAAATTGGTTCTTCGTGTTTCTAAAATGTGTGTTTGTCGCGCTAGCACACTTGGCAAATTACGTCTCCTTTCTTGTCTTTGACTAGCAGATCTTAAATGCATTCTTGAAGTTCTACGCTCATTAGTATTAATACTAGACATATTATATTAGACTAATATAATAATTTTGGTTTTATTTTCTAGTTTTTTATAATCTTCTTTTTATTGTGTGTTTTCCTTTTTTTGCCTCTTTTATGTGTAGCACGAAGTTTTCTTTTTCTACCGCGTCCTCTATTTAACCTAGCTTCTTCGTCCACTATAGCACTAAGAGCAGTTTCTAATTGTCTTAGCGTTGGTTTTAAATCAAAACGTTGTCTATGTATTAAAGCGTGCGCAGCCCTAGAAGCAAAGGACGCGTTTTCAGCTCTTTCTGCTTGTTCTTCTAAAGCATTATGTGCTTGACTACGTCTTCTATCTAGTCTTGTATGAAGTTTTGCGACTCTTGCTTCGGAACGTCTACACGCATCACTTGTACTAGTATTATTAGCATAGTATTGTTTTATTTTATATACTTCCTCTCTAAGCGCAAGTGCTAAATTAGATTGGTTCAAATTTCTAGATATAGTAGAATCAATTCCTCAGTCATCTGTAGCATCTCTTGCGTGTCGAAGTCTGTGCCTATCTTCAATAGCGCGTAAACGTGCTAACTCTTATTGATTAGTAAGGTCAGTTAATCGTAATCTTAAAGGTCTTAAATATTCTTCTAGTTCTCTTCTTTGCGTTTCTAACTCTCCTAATCTTATATTTATACTATTAGGACTAAGTCTTCGTGTTCCTGGCATATTATTATAATATAATACTATTATAATAATAATATATACTTTAATTTTTAGCTCTTTAGCTCTCTCTTATAACTACAAGTCTTCTAAATCTTCAAGTTGAGTTTTTAAATTGTAAACAATTAAAAATAGTCTATCTTCTTCTTCATATGCTGTAATATCGTCTTCGTTTGCTTTAGTATAAATTTTGTCTAATTTTTCTATTTTATCTATAAGAGCATAAAGTTTACCAATAGGACCAAAACGCAGTGTTTCAAGTTTTATTTTGATTAAAGAAGCGCTCGAGCGTTTCAACATGCTTTGACTTCTATTAAGTTCATCATATTTCTTTTTTAAATCGTCATATTTATTTAATTTGGATTGCCCAATAACTTTTTCGAGTTCATCGCGTTCGTCTTCTAGATCGCCAAGTTTATTGAAGAGCTCTTCCTTGCGATCATGAATTGGTTGACTTGCTACTATATAAGCATCTAGTTCTGCTTGTGCTATTTTTAGTTTTTTTATTAAAGTTTGTTTTTTTCTCCCAATTGTTATATGTCTTGTTGGAACTGCGCTCACTATTTTACTAGCAATAGCTCGCGAATTAGCACTTTGGTTAAATTTTTTACTAAGTAAACGCGCTATTTCTTTCTTATAAGGCGCGTTTTCTATTGCTTCTGTTATAGACGCTCTAGGAACGTCTTGAAGTATTTGTGATACAAGCATTGGTTCAACAAAATTTTGATTATGACTACGTAAACTGGTAGCATCTAACATTTCTTTAAGTAAAAATGGCACTTTGTCTTCTAGACCTTTCCCAAGTCTTTTTGTCCCAAGTCTTTTTGATTTATGTTTTCTTTTAACTTGTTTGTCATATTTTCTTGTTTTACGCATATATATATATATATATATATATATATTAATAAAATATTATTTAGTTATTTTTGCTAATTCGCACTATAAATTTATACAAATGATAAATAATAATAAATAGTCCAATAAACCCTAATGTAATATATGTTTCTTTAGTTAATTTTTGTTGTAATCCAAAATAGGCTAATGCTAAAAATCCTGGAATAAATAGTATATAATGAGCAATGTAAAGTAAATTTCTCATATTTGTAAAGTCCAAATTAGGAAATGGAACAAATAATACTATTACTAAACCCAATAATCCTAATAAATAATATATTGGTTTTGCTGACTTGTTTTGAAAATAACCAATATAAACTAATGACGCACCTATAACTAAAATATGTAGTATATTGACGTATTTCATTGGCAAATTTATTATTCCCATATTATATTTTATATAAAAACTATATTATTTTTTAAGATTTCCTATATAATATTTTGGTAAAATAGTTTTTTTAACATAACTAGGATGGCCATTGGCTATAAAAAGTTGCGTTGCGTCTTTTCCGAGAGTTTGCATAATAATCTCTCCTCCTGGATGTTTTGGGATCCATGAACTAATATTATAAACCTTGTTTTCAATTATTGTCCAAGCATCTTTTTTTGTATTATGTTTTTTTACTTCGTCTAATGTAAACATTTTTTTATTGTGTTCGCTATTTTTACCGCCTAGTTTGCGTGTATATTTTAATGCCTTTGTTTTCATAGTTGTCATTAGCATATTACCTAATTTGGAAATACAATTTTCAGATGTCATTAATGCTCCTTCACACCAAGCTTGATATTGTGAATAATTCTCTCCAATAATAAAAACATTTGGCAACGGATTTAATAATTTTGAACTTAAATTATCGGAGTCTACATTTTTTTTCCAACACGCCACACCAGCATCCCAAAAATACATTTTTATATATTTACTTGGTGGAACTTTTATGTTATAAATGCTAAATAGTTGATTTAGTTTTATATTTAGTTTGTTTTTAACAAACTGGATTCCTTTTTTGGCACGTAACAAGTTCCAAAATCTCGCATTAGCACTATCACTATAACTAGACATAATTAGTCCATTGTTTGGATTAATAGGAATTACAAATTGGACCTGACTATTTGTAATAGTTTTCTCAATATTTTTAAACCAAATTTCTCCATTTGTTTTATTATAAATTTCAAATATTCTTAGTAAATTTATAGAATTTATTGAATTTAAATCTCTCAAAAAAGGTTTAAATAAGTCTAATTTTTCCAAGCTTTGTTTTGGAATAGCACATATTACATAGTTAGAATATACATTATGAAGTTTTGATTTACTATAATTATTTATTACTATTTTAAATAAATTATTGTTATTACTATTTATTTTAGTTATATTTTCAACATTTGAGAGATTTAATAGTGTTATATTTTTTGATTTATAAGATTTTGTTTTTTTAATAAGATCCAACATATTCTCTATTATTTGCCCTAGTCCTCCATTCAATGTAAAAAATTTTGATTCATTATTATAATCATGTTTAAAATATTTAATAGCATCATAAGCATTAAATTCATTTAAATCTGAAGAATATTCAAAAACAGACTCTACTTTTTGAAAGAATGAAAGTGACACATATTTTTTTATTAATTCACTTAAATAAAATTTTTGTAATACTGACTTGCCTAATTTGGAAATTAGCGGACTAACAAAAAATTTGTATAATTTGGACATAATAGTGTCTTTAAAGTGTGTTTTGTCACGAACGCTATTATTTTCTGACACTTCTATATATGTTTTAGTATTTGGGATGTCAATAATTTTAGGTTTTAATCCAAGTTCATTTATTAAATTATTTATAAGTTTATGATTATGACCTAGTCGCCCAGCACCCAAGTCCATAATATATTCTTCCCCATCTATAGTTTCTTTATAAGAATATATTCGCCCTCCATAACGCTCTCCTGACTCTAATAATAGAATTTTTAGCTGTGGATACTTGCTAGACAATTTATATAAAGTGTAAATACCTGAGATGCCTCCGCCAATAATTACTAAATCATAATTGTTAGTATTATGAGTATTATGATTTTTTTTATTTTTTTGTGTATTAGTCATGTATCTATATTATTATGTTATAGCAACATAATAATATATAATATATATTATTATATAATAGTTAGCATTCTCTCATTTTCTAATTGGCCAAACTCCTAAGTATATTCATTGAATTAGTAACGCGCTCTCGTGCTCGTGTTAATTCTTCGCTGGCTTCTTCTTCGGTTCTAAGTAATCTAATATAAGTTGGTGAATTTACACCGCTCAGTCTTCGATTTCTATTAGATCGTTCATAGTTATTTGTGCGCTCCTGGGCATTAGTTAATGCTTGTGTTGCTAAGCGACGTTCTTCTAATGCCTGATTTCTAGCAACTAGCGCTTCTTCATATGTCATAGTTGGATTAGCTAAATGTGCGTAGGCATTGTTAGGTATAAATGTTCTACATAATGGGCAACTAGCATGACCACTTCGTAAACTACGTTGTATACATTCAGTGTGAAATCTGTGGCCGCATCCTAATTTTGTAATAGCTTCATCTTTTGTCATTGGATCATGACATATTGCACATTCATTAGTTTTTTCTAAATTAGCATATATTTGCTTAATCGAGCGCGAATGTCGTTTTCTAGTTTGTTTGCCTCTAACACGTTTTTGAATTCGCGTAGCTGCTGATTTTTTTCTTGATGATGATCTACGTGTTGGCGAAGGCATATAATATAATAAAATATATTATATAATAAAATATATTATAGAAAATATGAAATTATTAATGTTGTCTTTAAAATCCTCTTGGTAATGGAATACCCTCTAAACGTGCTACTGCGTGTCGTGCCTCTTCAAGGTTTTGTGATACTATAGTTCTTTCATCCATTATTTGAGTTACTCTTTGTGCTAACATAGAAGCGCGAGAGTGTGGATTTGTTACATTTTGACTATAAGAGGGTATAGTATCAATATCATTAGCAACTAAACGCAACTCTCTATTTAATCTTGTAAGTTCATTGCTATAATGTTCTCTATTATACAACGCTTGTCTTAGTTGTTCTCGTTGCCTTTGTTCCCATTCTTGTTCACTTTGTTCCATTAGTTCTATTAGTCGTTGCCTTTGTTGTCTTCGTTGTGAGGTTGCTGGTTGTTCTTGTTGTCTTGGACTTCGTAATGATTGTATTTCTGTAATAGTCATAGGTGTTCTACACATAGGGCACGTAGTATAACCTGTGCGTAAAATATCTTTTACACATTTACTATGAAATCTGTGACCACATCCTAATTTTGTAATAGGCCCATTATTTATCATAGATTCATGACATATTGCACATTGATTGGCTATTTCTAAATTTCTATATATTTGCTCAATTGAGCGGGCATGTTGTTTTCTAGTTCGCTGACCTTGAATTTTGGCACGGGCTCTTGTTTGAATTCGCGTAGCTGCTGATCTTTTTCTTGAAGATGATCTACGAGTTGGTGAAGGCATATTATTATATTTTAATAATATAATAAAATATTATTAAAATAGTTAATTATTACTATAAAAAATATTGAAATATTACATATACTCCGCAAACTCTATATTTCCAATATGATTGCAAATTCTCTGAGCGTTACGCGAATTGTCTCGTGCGCGTGTTAATAATTCAGAAGTTATAAAAAACATATTACTAACATCTTGTTCCAGTGTTTCATCATTTATGTTTAAACTTCTATAGTTATTATAATTATAAGAAGCTTCATTATAGAGTCTACGTACATAATATTCGGTTTGGTCGGTTTGGTCTGCACTATATTGATTACTTAATGAATCATTGAAAGTTATATTTGGAATTTCTGGAGGGTCAGGAAGTTGTGGTCTTAGTTCTTCAATTTCGCGTTCTAATAATTCTATTTCTCGCATACGTTCTAATATATATTGCCTTCGCAATATTGGGTCTAATATTAGCGGTTCGTATTCAGGTTCAGGTTCTTGTTCTAATTCTTCTTCTATAGAAATATAGGGTATATTAGTTATACGTTGCTTACAATTAGGACATTTTCCTTGACTTCTAGATAACCAATTTACTATACAATCTTTATGGAATCTATGACCACAAGGTAATGCCGTAGCAACATTTTCAGTCAAAGGTTCTAAACATATTGAACAATCATTATTTGTTAACATATTACTTTTTACTCTATGTATTACTTTTCTAGTTTGTTTTCCTCGAACTCTTGACTGAATTTTACGACTTGCTTTTAGTTTGGTTACTTGTTTTCTAGTTTGTTTGCCTCTAACGCGCTTTTGAATTTTTTTAGCTGCCGAGCTTCTTAAACGCGATGAGCTACGTCTTTGTGAAGGCATACTAAATTTATATTATATACTATAAATAATATAATGTAATATAATATAATATAATATAATATTTAAATACTAAGGATAGCCACTAAGGATAGCCACTAAGCATTAGTGAACCAAGATGGTTTGAAATTCGTAGAGCATTAATCGCATCATATGTTGCAACTTCTAATAAATTAGAAGTTCTATTAAAAACAGCATCAATGTATTGTTCCGCTATTTCATCGTTAGTACTTGGTCTATCTTGTGTGTTAAAACTTTCATAGTTAGTATAAATAGTATATGCTTCATTATAAAGACTTCTTAAAGTAGTCTCAGTATCATTTGCTGTTACTTCGTTAACTACTGCCTGTTCATAAGTTATATTTGGAATTTCTGGCGCATCAGGCAGTAGTTGTCTTTGTCGTTCTATACTTTGTTCTATAACATCTAGTTCTTGATTGCGTACTATTAGGTGTTGTATTAGTTGTAGCGGTTCTAAATCTAATAGTTGTGATTGTGATTGTGGTTGTATTTGGAATAGTGGTTGTATTTGTCGTTCTATAGAAATATAAGGTATATTAGTTATACGTTGCTTACAATTAGGACATTTTCCTTGACTTCTAACTAACCAATTTACTATACAATCTTTATGGAATCTATGTCCGCAAGGTAATGCAGTAGCAACATTATTACTCATAGGTTCTAAACATATTGAACAATTGTTGTCTGTTAACATATTACTTTTTACTCTTTTCATTACTTTTCTACTTTTGAAACCTCTATAATTTGTCTGAATTTTACGAGTTGCCTTTGACCTTAGCCTTTTCCTACTTTTAAAGCGTTTTTGAATTTTTTTAGCTGCCGAACTTCTTAGTCGCGATGAACTACGTCTTTGTGAAGGCATACTGAATTTATATTATATAATATAAATAATATAATATAAAGCTATATAAATAGTATAAGATTATTTGCTAAGCTAAAGATTATTAATATGTTCAGCAATTCGTTGAGCATTACTTCTATTGTTTCTTGCGCGTCTTAATAATTCGGCAGTTCTAGTAAGAATATTGCTAATATCTTGTATAACTATTTCATCAGTTATATTAAAACTTCTATAAATTTCACTGGCATCATTATTGACTCTATTTGATAAATCAACTACGGCATCTAGAATTTCGAGTGCTCTTATTATATTGTCTAGCGCTTGAATAAAATCAATATTTGGAATTTCTGGTGGGTCAGGTAGTTCTTGTCTTTGTTGTTCTATACTTTGTTCTAATATTTCTAATTCTCTCCTCCAAGTTAATAATTGCTCTATTACTTGTTCTTGTTGTGGCGCTATTGCTCGATGTGTTTGTCTTAGACTTCGTAATGATTGTATTTCTGTAATAGTCATAGGTGTTCTACATAATGGGCAATTAGCAAGACCACTACGTAAACTACGTTGTATACATTCACTATGAAATCTGTGACCACATCCTAATTTTGTAATAGGCCCATTATTTATCATAGATTCATGACATATTGCACATTGATTGGCTAGTTCTAAATTTCTATACATTTGCTCAATTGAGCGGGCATGTTGTTTTCTAGTTCGCCGACCTTGAATTTTGGCACGGGCTCTTGTTTGAATTCGTGTAGCTGCTGATCTTTTTCTTGAGGATGATCTACGCGTTGGTGAAGGCATATTATATTTATATAAGATTATAAAATAATATAAGGCTATAAAAATAGTATAAAATTATATATAAAATTATATATAAAATTATATATAAAATTATATATAAAATTATATATAAAATTATATATAATATTATATATAAAATTTTTGGTGAATCAACTAAATATTAAGTATACTAGTTACATTTGCTCTACAAACAGGACATTTTCTTTCAGTGCCAGTCAATGCTGGCCTTATACATGCTCGATGGAATCTATGTCTGCACGGAAATAATGTAACAACATTTTCAATCATAGGTTCTACACATATTGGACATTCAATATCTGTTGGTATGGTAGTTTTTATTCTACTTAGCAGTTTTCTAGTTTTTTGTCCTCGAAATCTTGACTGAATTTTTCGTGGTGCTGCTCTTTTATTTTCAACTAAATGTGAAACTATTTGTGATACAAGTGATGGATCAGCAAATTCTCTACCATATGTTCTTAAATGAACATCATTTAACTTTTTAGAAAGCAAAGCAGAAACCGCTTCCTCATAAGCTTTCTCTTCTTCCTCATAAGCTTTCACATATGCTTTATCATAACCTTTTGCATACCTTCTTGATTTATGGTTTTTTACTAAATTTCTCTTTTTTCCAACTTTTCTTGTTTTTGCCATATTATTTTATATAATATAATATAATATAATATAAGGCTATAAAAATAGTAATACATTACATAAGGTCTGCTGGTTCATTATCACCAAGCTCATCTACAATACGCGTAGCATTATTCCTAATTACTTGCGCACGATTTAATAAATCAGACGTTATATAATACATATTAGTAACATCTTGGTCAACTGGGTTACCATCTATTCTAACATTTCTATAGTTCTGATAATTTTCAGAAGCTTCATAAAATAGCCTTCGTATTTCAGCTACAAGTTGGCGTGCGTTATGTTGAATATGTAATGCTTGATTTAAAGTTATATTTGGCATTTCTCTGGGATCGTGTAGTTGTGCTATGCGCTGTTCTAGAATTTCAATTTCTCGCAACCTTTGTAATATATATTGTCTTCGTTGTGTTGGGTCTAATATTGCTTGTGTTTGTGCTTGTGTTTGTGCTTGTGCTTGTTGTATAGAAAGATAAGGTATATTAGTTACATATGTCCTACAATTAGGACATCTTCCGCCAGTGCTAGTCAATGAACGCCTTATACATTCTTTATGAAATCTATGTCCACAAGGTAACGCAATACGAACATCTGTAGTCAAAGGTTCAAAACATATTGAACAATCATTAATTGTTAACAAAGTATTTTTTTCTCTATTTATTATTTTTCTAGTTTGTTTTCCCCGAACTCTTGATTGAATTTTACGACTTGCTTTTAGTTTAGTTACTTGTTTTCTAGTTTGTATATCCCTAAATCGTTTTTGAATTTTTTTTGCTGCCGAGCTTCTTAGTCGCGATGAAGTACGTCTTTGTGAAGGCATACTGAATTTATATAATATAATATAATATATTTTATTATATTATAAAATAATCTATGAATTCTAGTAAGTCAAATTTAACAACTAAAAATAGAAAACCAATTTTTAAAAATAATAATTTGACGCAATTATTTAAGTTAATAAACGAAAAAAGAGGGTTTTTTGCTTTAATTTTAGCAACTTTAATATCTCAACTTTCTATTACTTATTATGTAAGTGAAAATGTTAAAATAGAGGAAGAAGATGGTAAAAAAAAATTCGACAGCAAAATTATAGGAGCATATGTAGCAATTTTTGTCATAATTTTAATTTTGGCATTTATTGCTATGCCAGCATGGTTAAAATTTATATTATTTTCACTCTTTTCAACTGCTTTTGGTGTAATTTTAGGATATAATAAATCAGGAATAGATCCTGGTATTGTTAAAAGTGCTTTAGTCGGAACAGCTAGTATTTTTGTTACTATGTTTACATTTGGACTAGCATTAATAGCTAGTGGTATTAAATTAGGTTTTAAATTTGGTTTTGGTTTACTTATTGCTTTATTCTTTTTAATAATTATTACTATTGTCCAATTTTTTATTGCTGAATCTTCGTTATTAAAAAAAATACTAGTTATTGGTTCATTGATGGTATTTTCGTTATACATTATGTATGATACTAATAATATTTTACAGCGTAATTATTATGGAGACTTTATAACAGCATCTTTAGATTATTATTTAGACATAATTAATATTTTTAGCGGATTAGTAACAGGACTTGAATTTGATGATTAAGGTATAAAAACTATGGAATAGGAATAAATTTCCACCCTAAATCTTCACAAATTTTCTTCCATATTTGGTCTTGTTCTATGCGTTTTTCACGATCTTTTAACATAGGAAAATATGGCAAAAAACTGCGTTCATTTAACAATTCACATAATTTATATAATGTATAATAATAGTTTAAAAAATTAACTCTATCTTTAGGACAATATTTTGAATAAGGTTTTTGTAATTCCATAAATAAATTACATAATGTTTCTTCAAGTTCGGCACTCATAATAGGAGGTCTTATTCCTAATTTATCTTTTATAAATGGAATATGTTCATAATATTTATTGTAACCCAAATTTTTCAATATTTCTTTAGTTTTCTTATTTGTTAACTCATTAAGACTTATACGTTCTTTTTTGATTTGATTTTTAATATTTTCAAATACTTCATCGGGTATATTTGTGCTTTCTTTTGCTTGAAATTGTGCTAATATTTCTTTTAAATGATTTATTCTTTTATAAGCATAAAAGCATACCTCTTTAGGAGGTTCCTTATATGATGGTTTATCTATTTCTATTAAATATTTAATACTATTTGAACAATTGCTGCATATTGACATTCCTTCACTTTCAACATAAACCATTTCTCCTCTCTTACACGCACTACATATATCCGATGGATAAATAAATTTATCATAATTTAAATATTTAGAATCAATATTGTTAAAATATTTATCTATAAAATTATTATTGTTAATTTTAGTATTAGTTATTTCATTATTTGATTCATTATTTTGTTCATTATTTATTATATTATTTGATGAATCTAAAATATTTAATGAAAAAAATTGTTTTACTATATTATTTTTGTCTGAATTTTCAAATGAATCACTTGTGGATATATTCTTTTTATTTTCAAAATAATCAAATATATATTTAGAATTGTTTAAATAATAATTTTTTTCTTTTTCTTTGAGAGATTTTATAATATTTTTATACTTATTTATAGTTTCTAATAAATCCATTTTTTTTTTGGATTTATTTATCATTAATTCAAGTTTTTCAATTTGTTTTAAATATTTAGGAATAACTACTTCTTCATTATGTTTAAAAGATTTTATTATTTCATTATGTTTGCTATCCAATGTTGTTTTAATAGTATTAAATTTTTTCATTGATGAAAGATTATATTTTTAATGTAGTAAAAATTTATATAATAATATTGTTTAATTATTTAATTATTTAATTAATTAATTAATTTAATTTAATTTAATTTAATTTAATTTAATTTAATTTAATTTAATTAATTTTCAAAAATTTTTTTTCTTTAGGAATATTATAAAAAAATGGCTGGTGGATTAATGCAATTAGTCGCCTATGGCGCTCAAGATGTTTATTTAACAGGTAATCCTCAAATTACCTTTTGGAAAGTAACTTATCGTCGTCATACTAACTTCGCGATGGAGTCAATTGAACAAACTTTCAATGGTCAAGCTGATTTTGGTCGCCGTGTAACATGCACTATTTCACGCAATGGCGATTTAGCTTACCGCACCTATTTACAGATTACTCTTCCTGAAATCAATCAAAGCTTAAAAAATCCCACCGACCATGTATATGCTAGATGGTTAGACTTCCCTGGCGAGCAATTAATTTCACAAGTTGAAGTTGAAATTGGTGGTCAGCGAATTGATCGTCAATATGGCGACTGGATGCACATTTGGTGCCAATTAACTCTATCAAAAGAACAAGAACGTGGTTACTATAAAATGATTGGTAATACTACCCAGTTAACATATGTTTGCGACCCAGAGTTTTCGGATGTTGATGGCCCTTGCTCGGCAACTGGTGTTCGTCAAGTTTGCGCCCCACGCAATGCTTTACCTGAAACAACCTTATATGTTCCATTACAATTCTGGTATTGCCGTAATCCAGGTTTAGCTTTACCTTTAATTGCCTTACAATACCACGAAGTAAAAATCAATTTAGACATTCGCAATATTGAAGAATGCTTATGGGCTGTAAGCAAAATTGATGGCGATGGTGTAAAAATTACTAACGCATACAAACAATCGCTAGCTGCCGCGTCTTTATTTGTTGATTACATTTTCTTAGATACTGATGAGCGCAGACGCATGGCCCAAAACCCACACGAATATTTAATTGAGCAGTTACAATTCACAGGCGATGAATCGGTTGGTTCGTCATCAAACAAAATCAAATTAAATTTAAATCATCCTTGTAAAGAACTAATCTGGGTTGTTCAACCAGATGCAAATGTTGATTATTGTGCTTCTACAACAACCGGCCATAATTTAAATAGATTATTAGGTGCTCAACCATTCAACTACACAGATGCTTATGATGCTTTACCAAACGCGGTTCATGCTTTTGGTGGTAGATTTAATACAAGATCATCTGGAAGTAGTGGTAATGGCTATATTAATACCAGTGGACTATTCCAAGACCCATTTGCCAATGATGTTACCGTAAGCGGTACCGGCTGGGTTACTAGTAGCACAACCGACTCGGGCGTTTCGGATGCTGGCACTTTCGTTTTAGCCGAAACTGCCTTAGATATGCACTGCTGGGGTGAAAATCCAGTTGTTGTTGCCAAATTACAATTAAATGGCCAAGACAGATTTTCGGAGCGTGAAGGCACATATTTCGACTTAGTCCAACCATTCCAGCACCACACTCGTGCGCCAGACACCGGCATTAATGTTTACTCGTTCGCCCTAAGACCAGAAGAACACCAACCATCCGGCACATGCAACTTCTCGCGAATTGACAATGCCACTCTACAATTAGTTTTATCTAATGCCACCGTTTCAGGTGTAAGCACTGCTAAAGTTCGCGTTTATGCTGTCAACTACAACGTCCTCCGCATTATGTCGGGTATGGGTGGTCTAGCTTACTCGAATTAAATAATTTTGCTTAGTTATTTTTCAGTTTTTTTAGTTTTTTAATAATTTCTTAATAATATTTTATTGAATAATCAATAAAATATTATTACTTTATTATGCTATATTATATTATATTATAACATATTAATACATTACTATACTATGAACACATCTTTAGTAATAAATAGTTTTTATATTACATATATTTTTTTAATTACTACTTCTGTAATTACGTTTATTGAAGCATTACGAAGTCCAATCCCACAAGTTCGCCATATTTTGAATTTAGAAACTTGTATTTCGGTTATTGCCGGTTATTTTTATGGATTATTTATAGAGCAAATAAATAAAACAAAAAAGAATGATCAGTCAAAAAATGAATTAGTAAAAGATAAAAACATTAATTCAGTTGACGATCTACCTTTAGAAAAAATTAATAATATGCGTTATTCTGATTGGGTAATTACTACTCCTTTTATGTTATTAGCACTTTCTATGTTATTGGGTTATGAAAATAAAATACAAGTAAAATTTAAACCATTTTTATTGGTCTTATTTTTTAATCTTTTTATGTTGGGTTTTGGATATAGTGGGGAAATAGGTTTATTAAATAGGACTTTGGCAAATTTTATAGGATTTATATTCTTTTTTCTAACATTTGGAACTATTTGGAAACTTTTTATGACATCATTGAAAGTAACATATCAATCAAAATTTATTTTTTGGTTATATGTAGGTTTATGGTCATTATACGGAGTATTTTATCAAACAAATGAAGCAACCAAACTAATAGGATACAATATGTTAGACTTAACTACTAAGGCAATAGTAGGAATTTTATTTTGGTTATATTTAACAAAATCCGTAATATTTTAATGTATTAATTTAGTATAAATGAATGATTTATCAAATATTACAATAACAAAAGAAGAAGGTAAACGTGAAAGAAAGCATAATGCTGTAAAATTACCTGCTAATTTAGATCAATCTAGTATACCTATTTATGTTAATTATTATAAAGAATGTTATGACCAAAAAAATAAATGCTATAGAGAATATTTTAAAATAGAAAAACATCCTCACAATATACATAATAAATTATATGTATCATCAAAATCAAATAAAATAAATATATTAGAAAAATTAGAAGAAATTAAAAAAATGTTATTAATTATTGAAGAAGAATATGAACATTATAAGAAAAATAATGAAACAAAACAAGTTATAAAAAGCAATGAAGAATTTATAAAAAGTGATGCTGAATTTATAAAGAGCGATGCTGAATTTATAAAGAGCGATGAAGAATTTATAAAGAGCGATGAAGAATTTATAAAAAGCAAACAACCACAACCAGTTTCTAATATTTTACAAAATAATAAAAATTCAATACTATTGCCAAAATATATTAGCATTAGAAAACACAAATCACAAGCCAACAAATATTATTTAATATATGATAAAAAGTCAGGTTCTAAAAGAAATACATTAAAAGCATTATGTTCAACATCCACATTATTAAAAACAAATTTAGAATTATTTATAACAAAAATAGAAGAAAAATTTGCCACATAATACATTATAAAAATTATATAAATATATTATTACTATTATTTTTGTAATGTTTTTAAAATTAAAATCAAAAAATTCTAAATTTAAAATAGTCCTCTTAAATGAAGATGTAATAGTCTATGTTAATAATTTAACAAACATAAAATGTCATATTTGTAATAAAAAATATAAACTACAAGATGATTTTTACAAGAAACAAAGCAAATTTTATTATTGCTCTAAAAATTGTTATCACTTTATTTAATTTTTTAGCTTTATGCTTTATGCTTTAAAACAATGTATTATAATAAATTTCACTTATTACTTCTACTAATTCATTTGCTAATTTGTCTTCATCAATATCAAAGAAGCATTGTATTTTATCAAGGATTAACGAGGCTTTATCGTGTGGCCATAGTTCCTTATCTCCTGGTTCACGCAATAGTGTATTATATACATAAGTTATTACAGGAATATCTTCACAGGTTATACTAACTTGTTTTATATGTTCAATATAACCTTGAACAAATGGTAAATCTATAGTAAATAGTACATCAGTAAATGTTTGAGGATCTGTATCAAGTCTATATTTCAAATATTCAATTATTAAAATCTCATTAACATAAGCATCACAAATAGTTGTTTTACATATACTTTTAAATTTATTTTCTATAAATGCTCCTGTCAATAATTCAATATTAAGATGGGGTTCATAATTAGTTTTTTCAATAAGCATTTGTTGCTTTAACATTTTTTATTGAGTATTGAGTATTGATTAGTAATAAAAATAAATATGTAATCAATTTTTTTTGCATAATAATTTTTTTATTTAAAAATATTTAACAAAAAAAATTGATTGCTTATTTTATTTAATTTATTATTAACATTAATATTATATATTATGGCACTATTTATCCAAGAAGTTGTTGCGATTATTGATCGTTCGGGTTCTATGTGTGGTAAAGAGCAAGATACTATTGGGGGAGTAAACTCTTCATTTGAAGTTATTAAACAAGATTTAAAACCAAATGAGCAAGTAAATGTATCTATTAAATTATTTGACCATGAAGAAAAAATGTTAATTAAGTCATTAAATATTAATAAGGTTAGACCAATCGAATTAAGACAATTTGTTCCACGCGGGCAAACAGCATTATATGATGCAATTGGTTCTACTATAACTTATTTTATGGAAAAAAAACTTCATAATCCAACTTGTTATGACAAATGTTTAATTTATGTTGCTACAGATGGTTGTGAAAATTGTAGTATAAAATTTGATGCGAAGTCTTTAAAAAAACTTATTGACAGCGCACAAAAATCATATAATATTGAATTACTTTATTTAGGTGCTAATCAAGATGCTATTTTAGAAGCATCAAAAATTGGTATTTTACCAACTCATGCCATTAATTATAGTGAAACACAAGAACAATGTATGTCAGCATATAGATCGGTTGGCAATGTTGTAAATAGGCAAAAAAGTAGAATGAATACCGCATTTACACAAGTTGAACGCAGTCAATCTTGCGTCACTACACCTCCGCCAACTCCACGTAATTCTAATAGTGAACCACCTCGTTTAAGACGTCAAATGAGTTTAAGACCTATATTTAGACATTTCAATTAATTAATTAAAAATTAAATAATTAAATATTATATTAAATAATTTAATATTTTTTTTATCAAATATTTCATAAAAATATTTTATAAAAAAACTAAAACTAAAACATAAAATGATTACATTGGGTGGGGTTCGAACCCACGAGGTTTTCACCATGCGAACTTGAGTCGCACCCCTTAGACCACTCGGGCACCAATGCTTAAAAAATGAATAGATTGCTATAATCTATTAATTAAACTTGCCCAGTAATCTTTATATTATTTTTTTAAATATTATATATACACAAAATTATTTCTTATATATTTATTACTATGGTAAATCAAAGGATTATAAAGTATTGAGGTGATATTTATAATATATAAAGTTATTTGCTCACGTTTTTTCATATACACATAAACATGCTCAATATCAAATGTTCCAAATGTTGCCCAATAACACCATAATAAATTAGTTAAACATGCCGTTAATGAATGATATAATGTAACGCTATCAGGTATATAAATGTTTACATATAAAAATGGTAAGTTATGTAAAATCATATTTCCAATATGAAAAATAGGGAGTGAAAGTCTTTTTCTAATAGCCATTCTCTTAAAAGTTGTATTATCTATAAAATATGCCCCATTAAATGTAAAAAAAATTATATAATTCCAACAATAACATATACTATATAAATAATTATAATTTATATAATTATTGTAAGGTTTAAAATAACATAAAATAAATAGAGCTAAGTTTATATTTGTAAAAGGAATAATATTCTCTCTAATAATAAACTCCATAATTCAAATAAAAATTAATAATTATTAATTATTAGTTAAGAGTAATTAATATTTAAATGTTATTACTTAATAATTATTTGCTATAATGTTTTTCTTTAAATTTCTTTTATTATGTTATTTATAATATATAAATAATGACAACAAGACAAGCACCATCAGAAAGTGCTAATGACTTTACATTAGGAACAAAAAAGCGAGGCAATGATGGTAATATGTGGGTCATAATACAAACAAAAAATAGTAAGCGGTGGTCTAAACTAAATGAAAACAAATTACAAAAAACAAAAAAAACAAAGAAAAATATAATATACAAAATAATTAAAGGAAACAATAAAACAAAAAAATATTCACTATACAAAATAATTAAAGGAAATAATCAAAATAAAACAAAAAAATATACAATAAAAAAAAGCAAAAAAGATGACATTTCGGTAGATAAATTAAGACAACTACTAAAAAAATATGACGCATCATTTAATGGTTCAAAAGAAGCGATGGCTCAAAAGTTATTTAGATTGCGGCGGGCAACAATTGAAAGCAATGATTTAGAATTAATTTATAATTTATTAGATAAAGGTCAAAAAATAAAAGCAACAAAACTCATACAAGATAGAATTAATAAACCAATTACTAATTATAAGGGAATGTATGAACCAATTAGTAAACCAATAAGTTCAATGACGCGCGAAGAGTTAATAAAGAATTTACAGAAATTTAGAAATAGTTGGGAAAAAATTACTACGCGAGACCAAGATTTATCAGATGAACGTTTAAATAGCGAACCAACACAGAGACTACGTAAGTTAATTAAATTTTATTATAGTGATGATGCCAAATTCTTGGCCGAAGATTGGTTACGTAATTATATATAATATTAAAAATATTTTTATTATTAATAATTTTCTAGCTTTTACTAAAATAAAATTGATTAGGTTATAAATTTTATTTTAAACAAATATATATAAAAACTTTATACATTTTAATGCCGCCTCTTATTGTATCAATTGATGGAAATATTGGTTCTGGAAAATCAAGCGTTATGCGTTATTTGGAAAAAAACCTTGCTAATTATTGCGCGTCAAAAGGCAATACTTGTAAAATCTGCTTTTTACAAGAACCAGTTTCAAGTTGGGAATCAATTGGAGATGCTAACGGAAAAAGTATTATTACGCATTTTTATGAAAATAATGAGCGCTATAGTTTTGCGTTTCAAGTAATGGCATATACTAGTCGTTTGTCTTTATTGAAGGAAGCACTAAAAGAAGATTATGATGTTATTATTAGTGAACGCTCCGTTTATACAGACAAATTTGTATTCGCAAAAAGTCTATATGAGGCTAACAAAATGAGCCTTATTGAATATATAATTTATTTGAACATGTTTAATGAGTTTCAAACTATTTTTCAAGATTTAAAAATAGTTTATATTAGAACTAAACCAGAGATTTGTGATTTGCGCGTAAAACAGCGGAGTCGCCTGGGAGAAACTATTCCACTTGAATATTTAAAAGATTGTCATCATTATCACGATGTGTGGTTAAATAACCCAACAGCAATTGAACAAGGGTTAATATTAGTCATTGATGGAAATGAAGAAACAAATACAAGCCAATTTATTGACAATAATTTTTATGATGAAGTAACAAGAAAAGTGTATGATTTTGTATTTACTTTATAATTATAAAATCGTAATCTTATATTTAGTATTTATGATTTAGAATTTGAAATTTAGTATTTTGATTTTTTTTATAATATTTTACTATATTATATGCCATCGCCATTAAGTTTATCAAATTTTACTAACAGATTATCTAGAAGTCTATCTACATTACAAATCTTACCACGACGCACTACAAGTAATAAAAGTCTAAAAAATAGAAAAGCTACTAAGATTCAGAGAACTTATAGAGCATATGCTACGCGGCGAAAATTAGAAGCAGAAAAACTCGAAACACAAGCCGAGCATCTTTTTTGTAAAAGTAGAGCTGCTAGAGCAAAGGCAGCAAAAAGACTCGATGACATGGCTCGCGACGTTGATGAAGATAATATTGATACTATGGTCTATCATTTATGGCGCGACCTAAGCGACAAGGAACATGCTAAATGGATAGCCAAGGCAAAAAAAAAGTTGACACAACGAGACAAAAGCGCAACAATTAAACCTGTGTCTGAATAGTTAGTGAATTCATATTTAGCATAAAATAAAAATATAATATTTTAGTATATTATATATGCCATCACCACGATCGTTAAGTAATAGAAGTTTAAAAAATAAAAAAGCTACTAAAATTCAGTCAATTTTTAGAGGACGCAAAACGCGACGAAAATTACAAAAAGCCAAAATAGAAGATGAAGCTGAGCGTCTTTTTGGCAAAGCTAATAAATCAAAGGCAAAACAGGCTATTATAGACATGGGACGCGACGTAGATCAAGAACGTATTGAATATATGATCGGTGAATTGTTTATTGAATTAAAGTATGAAGATCCCAAGAAATACGCTTGGTGGATAGAAAAAGCAAAACAAAACTTGTTAAAACCAGGTAAAACTAATGCTTATAAAAAAGAAAATGAAACACCAAAGCAAAAAGTAAATTATAAACGATGCCCTAATGGCACACGAAGAAATAAAATAACTGGACTATGCGAAAAAATCAACTAATAAATGTAATGTTAATAAATGTAATGTTAATAAATGTAATGTTAATAAATGTGATGTTAATGAATAAAATATTATGTATTATTATGTATACTAATAATACATATATTAATAGTATAATACATAATAGCGTAAAAAAACACAAATATACGTTTATAATGCTACACCCAATGTTTTCAGATTCTACATATTTTAATGATTATATTGAGTATTTTAAAAACAATTGCGTAATTATTAATAATATTAAATTTATTTTGCCAGAGTCTCCATTTATGGACATAGATTATCCAAATAATAAACACTATAATGTTAAATCATGGTATAATTATTATACGTGCTATAATAATTTGAGTAAATTGGATAAAATAAATAGTGATGATTATAATTTACAAACACAAAGAATTGTGTCTATTATAAATAACGAAGCCTCCATTTTAAAAAGTTATAAAAATATATTTATAGTAGGTGTTTCACAAGGAGGCACATTATTATTTAATATATTAAAGTTTTTACCACAATCATTAGGAGGATTATTTTGTATTAAATCGCTTTATATGTATAAATATGTAAATTTAAAAACCAATAATACTACTCCAATCTTTTTTTTTAGTGGAAATAAAGATGATGTCTATAATTTAGAATTTCAAATAAAATGTTCAAAGTTACTAGAACCTAATTATAATATTACTTGGACTATTATTGATGGTTTAGATCATTATGATAAAATTGAAGACGAATATATATTTGTATTAAAATATTTCTTATTAAATATTTAATTGCTAGGAGTAATTGAATTGTTTATATTTGCGTTATTTGCGTTTTCTATTTCATTAATAAAATTGTATGTGTTAGTTGTAAAATTTTTTAAGTTTTTAGACAAATTTTTCAATTTATTAATAATTAAAATAATTCGTGCTACTATTATTGAGTCGCTAATATATGTTTGTTTTAATTTTTCTAATCCAATTAATGCGCCTTCAATTGCCTCTCTTAATGTTTCTCCTTCGTCGTTGTGTTGTCCAGAAATTATAAAATCACTTATTTTTTCTATATTAGTTATTAGTTGTTCAATATAACCTATACTAGATTCTCTATTATAATTGTTATACCAACGTGTTATTGAACTCCTATAACCAAAACTATCAACGCATAATTTAGTTGAACCAGGTAAAGTTAGCACTCCTAATTTATCGTAGTCTTCTAATTGTTTAATAACTTCTAAATCTAATAATATATGATTAATAGCCATTTTATTATTATAAATTATTAAATTATAATAATATAAATTTATAAAACTTCTATTTATTTGTCACTTTTTATAAATATTATTTATAGTATTATTATTAATAATACTAGTAATACTAGTTCCTTTATATTTTAAAATATCTATAATTTTCGATGAAGTTGGAAATTCTTCATCTCCGTATATATCTTGTAATAATAACCATTCAAATAAACCCCCAATATACACATATAAATTAGAAAATCCTAATTTATATAATTGATTATATTTAGTTATTACTCTATTATCTGTGCAATTTTCTCCATATATTACAATTTTAATAACTCTATTGTTTTTTAAACAATTATTTAATATTTCTTCTTCTTTTGAAGCATGTATAGAATTTTTTATTAAACAATCTTGCTTACTATAATCTAGAGTATTTATTAATAATATTTTTTCATTTCCATAATTTATACATTTTTGAATATACTCAAAGTTGACTTTATTTATACTATTATTGTTACCCATAACTAATATAATTTGCTTCTTTATAATATAATATATAACGAAATGTTATTATATTTAATTAAATTCAACTGTTGTAATAATAAATTCTTTTTTTATTGATTTTGATGCGTTGCTTGAAAGTTCTTCGCGTTTTTTTCGAGTTTTATTAGAATTGTTCGAATTGCTTGAATTGCTTGAATTGCTTGAATTATTTGATGAATAAGAATCGCTACTTTCTACCGATGTTGTTGATGTATTTGAGTTTAATGAAGAATTTTTAACTTTTGCCGAAGTATTTCTTAAATTCATATCATTTTCAATAATTTTATAATTTGCTTCAATATAATCTAATATTTTATTTTCAATACACCATTTAAAAAAATTCAATTGTCCTAGTGTTGTTTGAATACATGTTTCATTTTTATATGGTACATTTATTCTCTCCCACCTACAAAAAGGATCGAATTTTTTTTTACTATATGCTTTTAATTTTAATTTATAATCATTATAAACCTTTACTCTTTCATTTTTTTCATTATCTAATTCATATACAATATAATTTTTTTTTGAATAATTTGTAACAAACCAATCTACTATCCTAAGTGATATTTTTGATGTTCCATTTATAATATTTATCATTTTATCAAAATTATTATCATTATTATAAAATTGTAATAATTTTTCTAGTAATAAATCACTTTGTGTATCAATAGAAGTAGACATATTAATAATATTTGTTTAATACTTACTAGATAATACTTTTTAAATTATAATTTTATTTATATAATATATATAAATTATTTATAATAAAAACTAATCATAATATAGTATAAGTATTAAATTATATTATGAATAACGAAAACGAAGACTATAAAATATATATTGATGAACTAACCCAAAAAGTTGTTAAAAATAATATTTCAAATATTGTTTATAATAATATTACAGAAAAATTTGTTATTTATTTTAAAAACTATGAATTCATAAATGACTTGAATGATGATGACAAATATTATTTACAATACAATTTAAAATATAATTTAAATACTTATATTGCTAAATATTATAATTTACAGAGTAGCTTATAAAATTATGATTTGGTTATTTGGGCAATTTTGCCAATACTTGTAATAAAACGTAAACCATAGAAGCAAACATTACACTATTAAATATATAACCATATAAATTTGGATTACCATCATCTTTAAATAAATATGGAAACATGTTTTTACTATGTTTTTTTACTGCCGGTAATTGAAATAAGAAAAACAATAGCGCAATTATTGTTGGCAATTTCATTTCATTAAACAAAGTATCATATAAATTTGTGGCAATCATTTTTTTATTATTTTCTTCTATTATTTGTTGCGGGGTCTCATTATTTTTAATATAATTTTCTTCAACTTGTGGTGGTGGTATATAATTTGGTTGTGTTTGATTATCATTTGCCACTTTTACAGGGTCAATTGGTATATCACGAGATGGCAAAGCAGTTGTTCCATTTGCTGCTGCTTTTTGAATTTGACTTATTAATTCATTATAATTTGGTGCTTGTTGTTGAATTTGATTTTGAACATTATTTCCCATAATTCCTTGATTTTGATTTTGATTTTGATTTTGTAGCATTGGATTTTGTGTTGAATATCCGCCATTTGGTATTAAATTATTCATTGTGGACATTTGGTTATTTGATTGCATTATTATCTCATTTTTACTTAAAACAATATTTTGTGGTTGTTGTTGCATCATATATTCTTGATTAATATTATTATTTTGTATATTAGAACGAGGAAGTTCATTTAATGATGTTATTCCTGAAGAAGACATTACTATAGTAATATAGTTTCCTAAATATTTAATATATTAAAAACGCAATATATAATATTATTATGTAATAGTACTATATATTTAATTTATTAATTAATCTACTTCTTCCATTTGTGATTTTTCATTTTCATTTTCATCTTCATCTTCATCTTCATCCTCGTGATCATCTTCTTTAACATCATCTTCCTCTAATGAAAGACCTAGCTTAATCATATTATTAATACGATTCACAAATGTTGCTGGCTCTTCAATATTAAAACCACTAGCAATAAGAGAAGACTCAAAAATTAAATTAATTAGATCTGTTAATGTTTTGCTATTTTCGTCTTTTGTATGTTGCTCTTTGAGTGCCTTAATAATAATATGATGTGGATTAATTTCCATTGTTTTTTTTGACATCATATATGAACTCATAGTCGTATCACGAAGTGCTTGTGCTTTCATAATTCTTTCCATATTTGCCGACCACCCATATTCACCAGTTACTAATACACAAGGCGAATCAACAACACGTTCACTTAATACAACTTTTTCAACCTTATCTCCTAAAATAGTTTTAATCTTGTTTGTAAGTGGTTTGAATTCTTCTACAAGTTCTTCCCATACCTTCTTACTTTCTTCGCTTTCTTCAAATTTTAATCCTTCTTTTGTCACGCATACAAGAGTTTTGCCATCAAATTCTTTTAATTGTTGAACACAATATTCATCAATTGGATCTGTCATAAATAATACTTCATAATTTCGCTTTTTACACTTTTCAATAAATGGAGAATTTTCTACAGATTTTTGCGACTCACCAGTAATATAATAAATATGTTTTTGAGATGCGGGCATAGAATTTATATAGTCTTTAAGTGAAACCATTTTTTTATTTGATTTTGTGCTATAAAACATTAGTAAGTCTGCTAATTTTTCACGATTAGAACTATCTTCGTGAATACCTAGTTTAATATTTTTGCTAAATTGCTCATAGAATTTTGGAAAATCTTCTTCATTTTCTTTAATCTCGGCAAATAGTTCTAAACATTTTTTTACAATATTTTTCTTGATTACTTTAAGAATTTTATTTTGCTGTAACATTTCGCGTGAAATATTAAGAGGCAAATCTTCAGAATCTACTACTCCTTTAACAAATCCTAACCAGTCTGGAATTAAATCCTCGCAACTATCCGTAATAAATACACGACGAACATATAATTTAATATTTCCTTCTTTTTTTGATTTAGATTCAAAAAGATCCGTAGGTGCGCGTTTTGGAACAAATAAAAGTGATGTAAATTCAAGCTGACCTTCTACTGAAAAATGTTTAACGGCAAGATGTTGTTCCCAATCATTTGTTAATGATTTATAAAACGAACTATATTCTTCACTAGTAATTTCCTCTGGTTTTCTTGACCAAATAGGTTTTTGCTTATTTAATAATTCAAATTCATGGACTAATTGAGTAACCATTTTTTTAGTTTTGCCTTGTTTTTCATTTTCTTGTGTTGTTTGTTTTGCTTCGTTTTCAATTTCTTCTACTTCTTCAATTTTTGGTTCATCATCTTCTTCTTTTTTCTCTTTTTCATCTTTTTCATCTTTTTCATCTTCTTCCTCTTTTTCCTCTTTTTCCTCTTCTTCCTCTTCTTTTGACACACTTTTTTCTACATAAAGACTAATTGGATAATTAATAAATTCTGAGTGTTTCTTGATTAAGTCTTTAATACGTTGTTCTTCTAAATAGTCTAGTTGATCATCTTTTAGAAAGCATGTAATTTTTGTTCCTCGCCCAAGTTTTTCTTCACTTTCATCTTTTTTAATTGTAAATGAACCGCCCGCATTAGATTCCCACACATATTGCTCATCATCGTTATTTTTAGATGTAACAACAACGCGTTCGGCAACTAAATATGCCGAGTAAAACCCAACACCAAACTGCCCAATCATATTAATATCTCCCTGTGTTTTCATTGCCTCCATAAATCCCTTTGTTCCCGACTGAGCAATAGTTCCAAGATTTGTAATCATATCTGACTTAGTCATACCGATTCCAGTGTCTAAAATTGTTAATGTTTTATTTAGTTTGTCTGGAATAATTTTAATAGCTAAGTCACTATTAGTATCTAATACACTTTTGTCTGTAAGAGAATGATGCCTAATTTTATCTAATGCATCTGATGAATTGGAAATTAATTCACGAAGAAAAATGTCTTTATTGGAATAAAATGTATTAATAATAAGAGACATTAACTGATTAATTTCAGCTTGAAAAGCAAATGTTTCTACTTGTGTGTCCATAATATATTATTTATATACATAATGGTTTTAAATAGTTTAAATATATATTTTTTATGATATTTATTTTTATTATATATTTAATATATAATACTTAATATATAATACTTAATATATAATACTTAATATTATATACTTAATATTAAATACTTAATATTAAATGTATTAAGTATATAATATAACTATATTACTCGTCTTCTTTACGTTCTTTAAAATAATTAAAAATTTCATCTTTGAATTCTTTGGAAAAAGTGTTTGATGGAATTATTATTCCACTTGAATCATATGTTATATGTGTTATTGGACTAAAATTAAATTTCATTAAAATTTTCCAGCGTTCTGTATATCTACGATTTATTTTAGAACCATGATAATAATGTCGTATTATTCCGGGTGTATATCCCAATCTTAATTTTGATGCCAGTTTTTGATATAGTAACATACTATTATTATAATCTTTGTGGTAGTTAACATTATTTATTGAACTACATTTATTGATTAAAGACATAGCAATTATGCTATCGCCTGAACCCAATATTGCCTTATCATAAAGTCCATTTATTTTTTCATACGCTTTTCTTGTTATTGCCCAAGCATAACCAGGATGCCAATAGTCTGTTCCTTTTGTTGTATAGTTTTTTTGTTTTTCAAAACAATAACCAAAACTATTAAATATGTTTAAATTATTTTTTTCTTGATCCATGTCAACACAATGACTAAATAATTGAACAACATCTTTATATCCATTCAAAATTTTTAATGTATCCAATGCCCAACTAGAACTATCAAATTCCACATCGGCATCTATCCAAGCAAATGCCTTATAATTTTTAGGTAATAAATGTTTTACTCCTAAATTTATCATATTTTCTTTATGCCATAATGGAACTTCTGTTTTTAATTGTAAATGATGCTTGTTGTTTTTATTAGTAATTATAAATTTTTGGTCTCCATATACAAGTTCTACAATAAATAAATTAACATGTTCTTCTTCTTCTTCTATTCGTTTAACAAATTCTTTTAACAATATGTATCTTTTTGCGTATAAACAGGGATTTGATATAACAATAATTACATTTAATTTTTCTTCTATTGGATCATTATTGGAAATTGCCATTTTTGTAGAATTTATTGTATACTCAATATTATCAATTTCTATATTATTAATAATTGTCATATTGTATAAATTAGTAGTCAAATATTTATATATATTTAATTAAATATTATATTACATGAAATTTGTTGAATATTGTAATGTTTTACTTTTTGAACCGCAAGGTATATTTTCTTCTACCAAAGTATAACATTTTGTTTTCTCACTATTACTAGCAAATATTTTGTCTCGCAGTTCATTATGTTTTGGACCAATAAATTTATAACAATCTCTTGAATTACATACTTGTCTAAAGATTGTTGATAAACCTAATCCTAATAATACAGACAATATTATTTTTCCTATATTTGTGTGTAATAAATTCTTTAACATATTTTGAATCATAGTGTTATATTATATATTGATTATATAATAAAAAATATTAACAATTATTCTTTCATCATAAATTATGCTGGCAGGAGTTTTATTTTATTTTTGTCGCTAGGACATTTAACATCTTTGATTTTATAAGCATAACAATTTTCTGCCTCATCTTTATATTCTATTTTGTCTATATTATAAGGTGTTGGAATTACTTCTACTTTTCTATTATAGTCAAAACAATAAATATATATTAACCCTAGTAAAAATGTAATTAAAAAGATGCTTACATTTATATATTTTGTAGCTTTAAGAAATTTTTGCTGTATGCTTGTAAAAAATTTGCTCATTATGTTATACTTAATATAACATAATACTTTTTTTATTATACATAATAAATTTTTTATACATAATTATAACTTTATTATACATAGTAATTTTTATGATTTAGTTTTGTCACTTAATTCTATTATTAAGTCTTCTAAATTATAATTATTTTGAAAAAATATAAATTGATCATGTTCATTTTTTTCAATATGTGATGATTTGTATTTTAATTTCATTAATTCATTACCTAATATTGAAAGTTTGCTATTATGTATTTCTACGGCAGTTTTTAAGTAATTTATTTCTCCCGAGGATTTAAACAATTCTACAGCATCACTATATTGTTTTTTATTAATTTCAAAATCTTGTATTTTTTCTTGTATTAATAGTTTTAATTCTTCATTGTGTGTTATTGAATTATATAAATTGACTAAATTATTATAACTTTCTTGACTATTATTTAATTGCTGTTTCAAAGTTTCAAATAATTCGACTGCTTTTTCTTCTTCAATATAATTAAAAAGGAAATCTAGTTTTGTAGTTATTATATTCTTTTTGTAGTTTTCTAAATCTTTGTGAGTTGTTAATAATTTTTCAGTAACTTGCGCAAATTTTTTTCGTTGTATTACTATATCTAATTTACACGGACTAGAAGTATTACCGCAAGTTGCGCGCATTAATTCAGGCGATTCTGTAAAAATTGTTCCGCCATCTTGTTTACAATTAACACATTTTGGTTTATATTTTGCCAATATTTGTTTTTTTTGGTCATAATCTTTACCATATTCACCGAACAATTCGCTTAATTTTTTTTGTTTTAGCAACATATATTTATTTTTTAATTTATAGTATTCTTCTAATTCTTGATAATAATTAGTTAATGGAATTGATGTCATAAACAAACTTATATTTTAATAATATATTTAAATTTTTTATTATGAATTTTTTTATTATGAATTAAACATTTAAGAGAAATAGATTGTTTTATGTAATAAATTGGCTTCGACGTGATTGCTATAATCTGGTAAATTTGTTATCATATTGTTTCTTATTTTTTGTTGATTGTCAATATTTTGACGATTATAATATATTAATTTAGACATAATATAGTCTTTATCTTTCATACTTTTTTCATAATATTCAATACTTGATTTATTACCTTTATAGCGTATATATAAAGTTGATGCTAACACAAGTATAAATAATAAAAACATGGAAATATTAAAAAAAGTGTTATAATTATTTTGTTTATAATTATGACATCCTTTTAATACTTCTTTGAAAAAATATTTAACTCCATTGTCTACTAATTTTGGTTTTTCAGATATAGTTTTTTCATTTGTTAAATTATTTGATTTAAAATTTGTATAATCTAATATATTAAAGTTCATAACTATTATTATAATAATATAAGTCGTGTTTTATAATTTTCATATTTTACTAAATTTAATACATATTTTACTAAATTTAATACAAATTTTTCTATATTTAATACAAATTTTTTTATTTAATATAAATTTTCAAATTTAATACAATTTTAATATTAAAATAATTTATATTTATATTTATATTTATAAATATATGGTAGACTCTAACATACCTAATCCAAGTGGCACCATAATTTATTTTATAATTATAACATTATTCTTTGTATTTTTTAATGTATACAATATTTTTAAAACAAAAGATATTACTAACACAATTCTTGCTAGTGATAATCTTATTATAAATTCTATATATTTATTATTTTTAGTACTTGGTACTTATTTTATCAATGTATTTATTTCAAAAGCAATGTGTAGCCAAACTATTCAATGGGGATATGTTTTAATGATTACTTTATTACCTTGGATAATTATATTTGTTTCATTATATTTTATTTTAAAAATATTTCCGGGATGGATAAGTCCATTTTCTAATACTATTGGTTATAGCGTTATTGGTTTATTAGGAGTTGAAAAAATTTATGGCAGCATATTTAAAACAGGCCAAGAGGCTAGTGAAAATACAGAAGTTGTTAAAGCAATTGCTAATATGAATAGTAATAGATCTAAATTTGTTAATCAAATTAGCACAAATGTAGACGATTTTAATACATTTTTTGATAATATGAAAGAACTTATTAAAGAGGATGGCAATAGTGACGGCACCAACAAACTTAAATTGTATCAATTATTGATTATAAAGCAATTTGTAGGTAAAATAGTATGGTATGTATTAGCCGGAATATTAATTTGTTCTATTAGCTATAATTTAATAATAAACATGACTTGTGAAAAATCATTGGAAGAACTTCAAAAAGATTTTGAAACTGCTAGCGAAGAAAAAATTGCAGCTATACAATCCGAAGCCATTTAAAATACAAATCTTTTAAAATTTATATAACATAATATAGTTAAATATGAAATTATTGCTAAAATAATTACTGCTAACCATAATGGTAATATTGTTTTATTTTTATAACCAATACCAAATTCTCGTGGTTTTCCATTTTTATCAAACATTATATTTGGTTTAGTTACTAGTATAATAGCAAATAATAGTAAAAATACTATTATTGATACTAAATTTATATTTGTTACAACAAATTGTCTTAACATATTTAATATTATATTATATTTATAATATTAAATATTACCCTTATTGTAATTAATAATTTTATTCTTTAAATTATTTTAATTATTTTAATTATTTTAATTATTTTAATTATTTTAATTATTTTAATTAAAAACTGGTGTTATATCACTTATTATTACAAGAACTTCCGGTTTATAAAGATCCCATTTATCATCAGAAAATAATGATTGTAATAATTCTTTTAACTTACTTATAGGTTCATCATATTTTTCTTCTTCGAAAATATCATCTACATTATAAAGATGCTCATCAAGATGATCACGTATTTTTTTTTGTTCTTCTAAGAATGATTTGAATCGTTCTATAAGTTCAGGTAGTTTGTCTTCTTCAATATAAGGTAAAGGATAGAAACCCCTACGAGTTCCTTCTACTGATACTATGCTTGTGGCAAACTTAGCTGTTGATACTAATCGCGAACGATCTTTCATATTAGAAAAATCTCTTCTAATTTCAGCTAAAAGTTGTTTATTTTTTCTTAAAATAATTGCTCTTGTTGTGGTATTTTTATAAGAATGTTTTGGTATATTTGACATTATAGTATTTACAATATTACTACTTTGAGCCGCACTTTGACCTGATGTTAATTGCCTAAATTTACTAGCAAGTAACTTGGATGTTTGATCTCTAGTTATATTTTCTTTTATTGGTTGTGTCATACTTGCTTTAGTCAAATTTCTTGTTATATTTGATACAAGTGATGGATTTCCAGGATCAACAAATTCTCGACCATATGTTCTTAAATGGACATCATTCAACTTTTTTTCTAAAAGTGCTGTTACCATAGATTCTTTGCCTCGTCCAAGTCTTTTTGATTTATATTTATGTTTTTGTTTACCAAATTTTTTTTGTTTGCCAACTTTTTTTGTTTTACGCATAGTTTTATATAATGTAATATATTTTATTAAATTAATAAAATATATTACATTTAACCCTTATTATAACTATCCTAAATTCATTACTATAAAATTCATTACTATTAAAGAATAAGTGAAATGTTTCCTAAGTTTATAATAGGTGGTTTAGTTTCTTCTTTTAGCACGTCGTGTTCTTCTTTTTTTGCCTTGTCCAATTACTAAACGAGTTGCATTTTGTCGTTGTGGTAGTAACGGAATCATTAGAGATAGTCCAGACATTTTAGGGTACATTAATTTTGTAATAGATGTAATAAGATTAATTAACTCTGTTTTTTCTCCTGTAGCTACTGGTGGAAAGTGATTAGTTAAAATATTTCTTAATAAGTTTATTTTCGTATAAACATCTGGTTCGCGGAAAAATACAGCTACCGTATCATCGGGAATAGTTATTAAAACATTATCTCTTGCGCTAGTTATTTCCTCTTGATCTAGATGTATTCTTCCTAAAACATTTTTTAATAGTAGTAAATTATTATAAAAGCTCTCTAGATTGTGTGTATATTCATCATACATTCGCGCGTATTCTACCATATTTCGTCTACTTTTCTGAATTCTGGATGCCGCATAATCTCTTAATATCATATTTGTTACATCTCGGTACGCCCCATTATACATACTGGCCATTTGAACTTTTCTTTTTAAAAATCTATTTCCTGCTTTGTTGTTTCTTTTTTTTGTTTTACGCATTCTTTTTTTATATATAAATATTAAATATTAAATATTAAATATTATAAATTGACTAATGTTTAGTTTTTCTACTTTTTCTAGTTCTTCTAATTCTTCTACTTCTTCTAGTTCTTCTAATTTTTTTAAATTTTTTATATAATTTACCGCCAAATTCTGGTATCATATCATCTAATGCTTCTTCATCTGGTATATTACCAAAATCTGGAACATCTCCGCGTGGCTGAGTATAGATAGATAATTTTTTATGAAAAAATTTAAGCATATTGGGTGGAAAAATAGTTGTATATCTATCAGAAAATACTGATAGCAATAATCTTCGTAATTCACTTATATTTGTATCAAAGCTGCTGTCTTCATAATTATAATCACTATTTCCATCTGGACGAAGCCGTACTATAAGATCCTTAGTTTGTATTGCTTTATCTAACATCTCATCAATTAAATTATTGACATTGTTAGAACTAATTCTTCCTATTATTATATTAATAAACTTTCTAGCAGTTAAGACAAGTCTTCCGCGATCACTAGTTTCATTAATAAGAAGGTATCTAATACGTTCCATATGCTCTCTACTAGACATCTGCGCCGGTTCATTATTGGTGACTTCATGTACGGTGGCGCCGCCTAGTCTGGAATGGCCTCCTCTTAGTATTCTTTTTGATTTATGTTTTTTACCTATTAACTTTTTTGTTCTAAACATTATATATAATATTATAAAATATTATAAAATATTATAAAATATTATAAAATAAAAATAAAATAGTATATAATAGTATATAATAATATATAATAATATATAATAATATATAATAATATATAATAATATATAATAATATATAATAATATATAATAATATATACTATTTAAATCATAGCATAGTGCCTCAATGTTGAACTAATAACATTAAATACATTTTCTACATTTACACTATTTCCCAATTGTTTATAACTTTTTTTATCATCATTTGCTAATTTGAAGTCTTCTGGAAATGATTGAAGTCGCGCACATTCGCGCGGTGTTATATAGCGCTTCTCTTTTCCATAAATTGGGATTTGCGATATTGCTACTAATGTTGGAAAATACTCACATTTTTTTACTCTTATTCCAGATTGACGAATTTGAATAAAGTGATTAAAGATGCTTTCGTTTTTTTTTACAGGTCCTGCTTGCCATTCGAATTTTCCAAAAATTTCACGTTGTTTTAATAATGCTTTGTGTTTTGTATACCAAGTATCTAAAATAGTATAGTATTTTTGAACCAACGGACGATTTTTCTTAATAGTGTCGCGCTTCCATGCTGGAAACGAATTTATCTGTTCTTCACTATAATTAATAAAAGCATCATTAATCATTAGTGTTGGAGTGAGTTTTTCCCCCACTTCCATTTGTTTAATAATTTCATCCCATGCTTCTAATGTCTCTAAAACACTTGAATTAATATAATATTTTGAAGGCACATTGTTGCTGTTTATAAATTTATTAAAGTCAATAGTCTTTGGATCAATAGTAGGGTTTAATACAATAGTTGGATTACTATTTAGCAGTTGTTGTAATGTTTTAAGAACACAAACAAAATAAACACGCTCTCTTTGTTGAGGAATTCCATAATTATGTGGCGATAATTGGAAAAGTGTTAAATTATAACCAATCAAATCTATTTTTTCTTTAATATAGTTAATAACTTCGCCATCACTTACTTTTAAAATATGCTTGACATTTTCTAAAAACATAAATTTCGGTTTTTTTTCTTTGGCAATTCTAATTATTTCATCAAACAATAAACCTCTTGAGTCTTCAAAACATTTTTTCTTACCGCCATTACTAAATGCTTGGCAAGGAAATCCGGCAGTTAATATATCAAAATCGGGAAGTTCACTTGGGTTAATTTTTTTAACGTCTTCTACAGGTTTTATTCCATAATTTTCCAAATATACTTCGCGACAATCTTTATCAATATCACATGCTAAAATACATTTTGCACCTAACTTTTTTAATGCTTGATGAAATCCGCCTATTCCACAAAATAAATCAATAAATGTTAGTGGTTTGTTTTGTTCCATTAGTATTTTATAAACTATTATTAAACTATTATTAAACTATTATTAAAGTATTTAATATTTTAATAAAAATTTTAATAATAATTTTATTTTTTGGATTTCTTTGATTTTCTTTTTTTTGTTTTTTTTCCACCTCTTCTATGTTTATAAATTGTAGAACGTGTTGAAGTTGTAGTAGTCTTTGTAGATTTGTGTTCGTCTATAACTCTACATATATGTTTATTAATATCTTTTAAAAGTTTATGAACAGAGGTATTAGAAATTTTAATAACATTATCGGTTTTATCATTAAAAATATAACGCAGTGGAGATTTTGATAATAGTGAATAAAGTCTATCAGTATATGGCACTATATGTGCTAGAGAAATACCTTCTTGTTCTAATAGTATCCATAAAATATCTTGGATAAACTCAATGTAATTTTTATCATTATTATGCCAATATTTACAAGATTTATATATTATTAATCTTAATAATTCATAATGTTTTTTATAATTATTTTCTATAGTAATTTTATCTCCTTCAAACGCTAATTGATTTCGCACAAAACCAAGTGTTGTTCCTTCAAAGCACCAGTTATTTGTATATTCATCATTAGGATCAATATTTTTACTAGCCAAATATTTTAAATAATGTTCCTTATATAGCTCGCTCAAAAAATTAGAAGGCGAGAAGTCAGTCATTATATATAATTATATATAATTATATAATATAATTATATATATAATTATTTTCTAGCAAAAAGTTATATTTTAGATTAAGTTGTTAATCATAGTCTTCATTAGGTCCGTTTGCGTAATCGCCATCTTCCTCATTTTCATAATCAAAATCATCATCATCCGGTATATTATTCATATTATATTCTTCAGCATCAATTGCCTCATCGTTTGTTGTTTGTTCATCCATTGCTAAATCATATAATTCTTTATTCATTGCCGTAACATTATTATTTTGCTGTAATTTTTTCTCTTTTATTGCTTGCTTTTCCATTGCTTCGCGTTCTTCATCATAGTTTTCTTTAACATATTGTGTTATTCCCTTTTGCATTCCTTTGTTCCATTTTTCTAATTTGTTATTTTTCAAAATATTTTCAATTTCACGTTCTTCATCAGAGAGATTTTTGAGAAAATCGGTAATTAAATCTTTTTCCTTTTCTTTTGCCATATTAATTTTGTCTTTTACTTTTTTATAACCATTATTAATTAAGTTATAATGATTATTCATTGTGCTTGAATATTCGAGTATATAACTTACACTATTTTTCAAAAATTCATCTTTGTCATAATCATTTATTTGTAAATCTTGTAGCGTTAATAAAAACTCAGGAGAGTCACTAATAGTGAGCAATTCATAATATAAAGTAAAAAAAATATAGTTATAAAATAATATTACCACTTTTTCGTCAAATATACTATTAATTTTTAATGTTTTAGACGAAGAATAATCACTCACGAGAAATTTATTATATAAAAATACCGGCATTAATTCTAGCAATATTTTACATCTTTTAGAAATTATTTTAAAAGCCACTATTAACTCTGGTCTTGCGTTAAAATTGTTAATAGCATTATAATATTTTTGTATTATGTTATAAATATCTTTATTATGAATATCTGATAATTTCCAATGTTTTGGAATTGCCCCATAGTTTACATTTTTATTTAACATAATTGACGGAAAAACATATAAAAAATTCATAATATAATTTTGATGAAATTTAATATTTTCCACATCAATAGTTAGTTCTAAATTTTGAGAGAATTTAGCAAAATCGCTTTTACTAATATTAGATTGCTTGCTTATTATTTGTAATATATTTTGCTTAAGTCCCACAAGTGATTTTCCCAAGTAATTTTTGAAATTGCGAAGTTCTAAATTCTCACTACTTACAATAGAAAAATCATCTAATAAACTTTCTAATTTGCTTATAAGTTCATCATCTAATTTATAATAACTATTTTGTGTGTAGGCTTCTATTAATATTCGCATTAGTTCAATATTATTTATAATAGGATAATTGGTTGCTATATGTATTATGTTTTTCTTACTTATAATATGTATTAGCTCTACAAAAGAAGAAAAATTGTAAATTTTTCCCTCACTTTTGAGAGATTCTATTATTTCTTTTAATTGTTTATTACTATCAAAGTTTGTCGGTTTATCTAAGCATAATCCTTTTAATTCTTCATCAATTGGTAATAAATTAGCAAAATTACAAAAATATATAAATGCTTTATATACTAAGTCTTCGCTAAAACTTGTAGTTTGTGAAATTATTTTTTGCTTTGTATTTTCTTGATTATATAGTTGAGGAGCATAAGTCAATAAATCTATGCTGTTTAATATATTATTATAAAACTTGACTTGCTTATTAGTTGTTTCAATTGAATTGTCTTCACTCATAAAGTATTCACTAGTATTTTTGCTTGAATTACAGCACGCATTTTCCAAAAATGGATTATCATTGGAGTTTTTTAATAGCGGAGTATTTTTTTTGACAATATTTTGTATTTTTTCTATAACATAATAACTTGAAAATATTGCCTTTGACTCTATTGTTTCTTTAATGTTATTTTTTTCCCCGCGAGAGAATGTTTCATATAATGTGGTTTTAAAACCATCATCTATAGCGCTAATATTTTCAGATGAAATTTTAATATCATATAATGGCGGATTAAATGTATGCCAATTGTTTATGGATAAATATTCTGGTATTGCATCATCTGTTACTTGTGTTGATAGTAAATATTCACGTTTTTTATTTAAATGGATTGCTAATTCTTTGCTTGTTATAATATAACGTTCTATAAGTGCTTCTATTTTTTTTATAATAGTGGACTCGGACATTTTTAATATACTATTCCAAGGTGTAATTGAACTTTTTATTTTATTTGCTATACAAGCAACGTAGGCAATAGTAGTTTTGTCTTGCTCTCCATCTAGCGGATAACCTTTAAAGGATTTAATACATCCAGGAAATGTTTTTTTAGAAATTAACGATGGAATATTTATTTGAATAGCATATATTATAAAAGTTAGTGTTAATAACAATAATGAAGAATTATATGTTTCTTCATAACTAGGTAATGCTTTTACTTTTCCTTCTTTTTTTGTAGATTTTAAAAGTATTTCCTCATATTGTTTTTTTGTTGGAATACTCGAAGTTTGAATGGTTAGCACATTATTTATAATTAGTTCATGATTATGTGATATATTAATACCAATCATCAAACATATTGCCTTTATTATATTTAATACTATTTGAGTATTTGGATTTGACGATTTTGATTTAGTTAATTCTGTAACTTGTGCGTCAGGAGTAATAGTATATTCATTTTCTAAAACTGCTCGACTTTGTAACTTATATCCTTTTTCATCATAACCTTCATCATTATTGAACTCAATTGATTTAATAATATAACCACTATATTTGTCAACCCAATAGTTATTGTCATCACTTAGTGTTCCCTGTTCAGCACATATATAATCCAATTCTTTCACAAAATCCAACTTGTTAATAAAAGCATTTGCCAATTTCAATAAAAATAATGGAATTAATGGTTGTCCTGTTTTAATACAATATAACATATATGGATTCTCGTCTTTAATTGCCTCGCGGGTAAAGTTTATACAAAACTTTTTAATAGTCGAATATTTAAATGCTAGGTCTTTCATTTTTAATATGCCATCTCTCAACTTTATATATGGAGACGCGGTTTTATTTTCTTCACTAGCACTTATTTCTTCTAAACTTATTAAATAATTGTTTGTAGTTTCTCGTTTTGTCTTATTTATACTATTAATTGCTTGAATTCTGGCCTTCGAATTTTCATAATTAGTATTGATTTTGCCTTTAATATCTTCAATGCTTAAATCGTATTTGCTTTCAAAATTTTTCAATATTTCATCTACTTCTTTATTAATATTTGCCTTTTGAGCATCAGCAAGCGACACACATTTGTCATCTTTTGAAATACACTCTTTATTTGAATCGCAAAAAATCTGGTTGGATTCAATATAAAAATTATCTTCAAATTTAGGATCTAGTGTCCACACATCGTTAATTCTTATATAAACATAATTTTTAGCACTTCCTTTGTCCACTAATATAGCGTAGTCACCATCACTAATCTCTCTTTTTTCATCTATTATTGCTTTTGCTTCGCGAAATGCTCGTACTTTAGTCAAATTCATAAGTGTCATTAATTTATTACCCAAAAAGTCTGTGAATTGTTTGGTGTCCATAGTTGTTTTCTCCGTTTTATAGTCATTTACTATGCTATAAAAAGTAGTATCATATATTGAATCAAAATATATAAGTTTGTTATTATCATTTTCTAACGATTGTAGTGTATTATATTTCTTAGACAACACATATTTTTCGCACGTATTTTGCATACTATCTAGCTCTCCTTTTAATATATCTTTTGACGAAACTTGCTGAGTATCTGCTTTAGTTTTATCTTTCTCTCTTTCTTGTAGTTTTGTTTTATCTTTTTCTTTTTCATATGCTTTTATAAAATTTTCAAGTAAATTACCTACTATTAAATCCATAATATTTTTATTAATGCTTTGCATGAAAAATTCCGCACTATCAATTTTCACCATATAGCTATACAATTCTTCAGTGTTATTTAAGTGTTCTTCGGCAATTTTATAAAAATTAAACAATTCATCTTTTAATTCTTTTGTTAAAAGACTAAACGAGTAATTTATATTTGCTCCGCGTTCACTATTTTTAGCAGCATCTTTAATAGTTCTTATAAAATTCGAAAAATTGGATTCTTCATATTTATAGTTTTTCTTATAATAATCAATGTTTGAATTAATTATTTTTTTTATAGCTTTATAATCCGTTACATGTAAGTTATACACATCAATATTCAATGGTTGTAAATCATATATAAACTCTAACAAATTGTATTTGCGATTTTCCAACGAGTTTTCTGTATATGTGCCAATGTATTCTTTAATAAAAGAACTATTTGTAGGTATAAACGATTCAAGTAAATAATTCATTTTTTCCAAATAAGGAAGGTCTAACGACTCATCAATGTTAAAATTATTAATAGTTTGTAATAACCTATTATTATGAATAGTTGCGTGACTATTTATAAAAGCATCCTTGTTAGAATTTTCTAAAACATATTTATTATAAAGAGTATTTTTGTTTAATAATTCATGATAATTTATAAAATTAAGATTTAAGTTTGCCCTATCACATATATTTGTATAAGGACTATTAATTTTAGAAAAATTAAATAATGGTAACGGCAATGTAATGAAACCTATTATATTTACAAAATCATTTGGAACCAATTTACTTATTTTATTGAATTTCTTATTATTTACATAATACGTTTCTAACATATTTAATCCCTCGCTATATACATCAATTACAAAGCGACTTTTGGATAATGTGCCTTTATTTATACTATAATTATAAAAATCATCTACTACTGAATTTACCATTTCGATTTGTGTATTTACATTAATATTTTGCTCACTATAATTAGAATAATTATCTAATAATTTCATTAAAGATTTTATGTGCTCTTTATAAGTGTTTATTTTTTCCTTTGAACTATTATTTGCCCATTTTAATGAAATAGTATTTAATGTTTCTATGAATTCACCTAAATGTTGATAATTATATGCGTCATTGTCTTCTAAATAATCCGCATCAGTTGTTTCACTTATTATTAAATTGCGAACATTAGACAATACAGGTAATATGTAATACAATTTTTTATTTAAATTAAACAATAATTCTTTTAAATGTTTATAATGTTGACCGCGGTCTTCTATTAATGATGGATTATTATTGGCATCAAAATGGGAATATACATTTCGCAATTGAATATAATAATTAATTTCATTATGAATTTTATTAATCACTTCTTCTGTGCGTTGCTCGGGCAAATACGCATTAATTAACTTATCTAAATAATCATTTGTTTGTTTATCTAAACTATAGCGCTGCTCTCCTTCTGAAACATTTACTTCGTGTTCTAAATCATCTAATTCTGCGCCCAATTCAATAGAATCTAGTATTATATTTTCTAAGTCAGATTTAGCATCATAGACTTTTAGATCATAGTCTAATTCTTGTTTGTCATCTTGATTTAAATAAGTTTCTTCTATGTCATCGCTAGAGTTTAAAGAATTTAATTTGTCTTCTTGTGAAACAAGTAATTTTGTTTCATCTAACTTTTCACGAACTATTATTTTATCAATATTTAATTGTTCTGGAATACCAGAATAAGCAAAATCAATATATAATAAGTCTTTTTCTGGCAATGTAGTAATTTCTATCATATCATTTTCTATATTTGTAATAATACCATTTAGCACCTTTGGTATTGGTTCTCCAAAATAAATGGATATATATTTTTTCATTTCTAAATTATTTTGGGCAACAAAACTTGGACTTTTATGCCTACTTAACAATAATATGTTTGCTATTGATTCTTCTTCTAATTTTCCTGATGGAGTTATATTTAATGTGATTGTTTTTTCAGCATTTATTAATACTATTTTTTCTTGGCTAATAAATTTGATAAAATATATTTTATCGTGTAATAAACTATTAGTAGGGGCATCAAATTGAATAATATCTCCTAATTGAAGATTTATATTGTTTGTTAGGGGTGGTTTTTTTTGTATTTCTTCTTCTTCCTCTTTTTGTGTTTCCTCTTCTTCCTCTTCCTCTTTTTGTGATTTTTCTAATTTTTTTATTTGTAATTCTTCTTTTTCCGTTTTATTCATAGTAATCTTATATTTATAATAGAAATTAATATAATTCTAATATTATTTCCAGTTAAATATTATTAAAAATCATTATAAAAAAATCATTATAAAAAAACCTATAATATAATATTTAAAAGATTTAAAGATTGTTTATGATGTAATATTATTATCTTAGATTAATTTCTATGGTAACTATTGCAAATTCAATTAATCTTAATGTTACAAATGTGTTAAATAACGAATTCAATTATTTTAATATTAAAAAATATACTTTCAACAACAATGAATATAAGATTATTAGATATGACAAAGAAAAACTCAAAAATTTACTAAGTTTGAAACTACGCGATAAGTATTCAGAAGTTTCTAAATATCGTTCTGTTATTATTAGAAATAACAAGGTCGTGTGTTTTGCTCCTGAAAAATCGTTAGATTATTCTCTTTTTGTAAATAACTATAATACAGAAAATAGTTGGGTAGAAGATTTTATTGATGGAACTATGATTAATGTGTTTTATGATAATATTAAAGAAATTTGGGAAGTTGCTACACGTTCTAGTGTTGGAGCAAATATTGTATTCTTTAATGATGTTAAAAACTATAAATATTTTGATAATAACAATTATTTCAAAGATTATTATAATCTTACATTTCGCTCTATGTTTTTTGAAGCGTGTAATAGTTGTAATTTAGACCTTAATTGTTTAGACAAAAAATATGTATATAGTTTTGTATTACAACATCCATTTAATCGCATTGTTACTCCTATTATTACGCCTATTATTTTTCTAGTTAAAGTTTATGAAATTGTTCATCCTATTAATAATGTGCTAAGTAGTGATAATTTAAATCACGTTATTATTAATGAAATTGATATTCAATCACTAGTAAATGCTCCGCCATATATATTTATTAATAGCAATGTTAAATTTGTTAATAAGTATCCGGTGACAAATTTTCAAGAAATTAAGGATTATTATTCGTCTGGAAATGCCGGATATAATTGTGTGGGATGCTTTTTATATAGTAAAGACGGAACACGTAGCAAAATTAGAAATGTGAGTTACGAAGAAGTACGTAAACTTAGAGGAAATCAACCAAAACTACAATTTAATTATTTAACCTTAAAGCAACAAAATAAAGTGGGGGAATTTTTACAATATTATCCGGAACACACTGTAATTTTTAATAAATTTAAATTGGCAATGTATCATTACACTAATAATTTATTTATGAATTATATTAGTTGTTTTATTCGTAAAGAAAAACCATTAAAAGAATATGAATTTGAATATAAAACACATATGTATAAATTACACGAAAAATATAAGACCGAACTTAAACCAAACCAAAAATCTATTGATAAAAAGTTTGTAATTGATTATGTAAATGCGCTACACCCAGCACAACAAATGTTTTTGATTAATTATAAGAGTCCTCAAGTTAAAGGAAGTAGTTGCGTAATGAGTTATGATACTAGTGTTGTGTGTGCTAATACTTGTCCTACAAGTGTTATTAGCGAAACTTCTAAAGAAGAAAAAGAAGAAATGGATTGCTCTATTTAAGTATTAGATTTTAAATTTGAATTTTAAATAAATTATTTATAATAAATATTTTAAAAATAAAGTATTTATTATATACATAGCACATTATGGGAAATATATGTGACATATTTTCTTTTAATAAAGAATATAATAATGAATATAACAAAGAATGTTTTAAAGAATATAATAACGACAAAAAAAATAATATAAATCATGTTCCATTTTTAGACATTTCTAATATTTATTATGATGAGCATGCCGAACCCCCATCTTATAGTCAGTTACGTAATGTAAAAAATGATGAATATTATACACATTGTGATTAATGAATGTTTATGGCGTATAAGCAAGACTTACAGGCGATGGAGCTGTCAAAAGTGGTGGCCATACCGACGCTGCTCAGCTAGTTTAATCCAAGCCATTGCACATTTAGGGGAAGCCGCGTTCTCGAGTATTAACGCATCGAACCACCAGCTCCAGTCTGCACTATCACGCTTGAGATACCGCATTCGATAAATTTGAGCCAATTCAATTGCTAATTTATCTATGAATTGTGCTTTCCAGACACGCACTGCTCGCCCTCTTGCTGTTGCCTGTATAATTGTTGCTGCCGTATATTTTTGTGGCGAGGGGAACCGCTTATCTAGTGCTTCCAGTGCTTTTTTAGCAGCAATATATTCATATGCGTCGGCTTGAGCATCATCCCTCCACATTGCTGCAGCAGCAGCAGCATCGTCTAGATTATACACATATGTAGTCACTGCCCCCACCCTCATCAATCCCGCCATCGCAAATAGAGGCGATGATGCCGTGTCGGCAAAGTCATCTGACTCGTCTGAATCGTAAGACTTCTCGGTGTCAGTCTGAGATGCCGCCTTGGTTTCCCGTTCTTGTGCCTTTGCTTCTGCCCATGCTAGTGTTGCTGCCCACGCCTCTTCATCTGATATAGGTTTAAATGAAATTGGTTCAAATAGACGTTCATGTGCATCGCTCAACGCAAAGCATGCTTTATTTGTATTATTGTCTTTGACCTCTTGTTTAATAATAAGTTTGGCATCAAGTGGTTCCAATTGTGGAACCGGAATTACTGGTGGAAAACAAGACTTAATAAGGCGCTTTGCCAATCCAGCATAGCAATTCATTGACTCTTGTTTATTGACTCTTGTTTATTGCTTTTAGACTTTTCATAGCAACTAAAAAAAAAATATCAATTTTTTTTGACTATACAATACAAAAGACTATTTATCTTGAAGTAAAATATTCTTTAATAGAGTTAATTAGCATAATAGAACTATTAATACATTCTTCAAAATTTAGCAAAATATCATCTTTTGTAATCTGGTTTTTATAAGATAATTTAATAATACTAAAATTGTCGTGAGGGTGCTTCTTCAAGAAACTAACATAATTTAAATTTTTAGAAGTAATAAAATATTTGTCATAAAAATTGAACTCAATAATTTTGCCAATAGTATAATCCTCATTTTCTAATCTAATACTATATGAATTTTCCATAGTATCTTCAATTTCTTGGATAAAATCCATATTTTCTTTAATTAGTTTTAAAGAATTAAATAATTTTTTTATTAGTAAATTTGTGGCAATTTCAACTAATTTAAAATTATCATAAATACCAATTGTTTCAATAATAAAATCAAAACTATCTTCTTCGTAATGGCGTTTTGCATCTAAAATCATCCAATCTTTTTTCATAATTTCAATTTCTTCTTTTCCATATTTTAATTTTAATTCTGTTTCTTTTAATTCCCAAGCATCTTTAATTTTTACTTGGTCTAAGGTATTTCCATAACTACAAGTACTTACAACATTAAATGTTCCACTATTTTTAGCATTGCTAATAATAAATTTGGCTTCTAAATGTAATTGCTCTTTGTCCATATTTGAATCTATTTTTGGTCTTAGACGAAGCAAATCAATATAATCTCCTGTCATTAAATCAGGAGGGAAAATCTTTTGAACTTCTCCGCGAGTTAAATATTTGCCTGTTTTAATATTTTTAATTTGAAAATCTTCACTTGTAACATAAATAATAACATTTGAATCATTACTTTTATTTATTTCTAAAACATATTCATCATATGGAAAATCTTGTAAAGCATCAATATGAATAGGAATACAACTTAAACGCTGTTTAACTAATTCGTTATTTAGACGTGATTTATTAGTAAAAATTTTAACATTATTTTTTTCATATGGATAACTCTCAATGGCAATAACTGGGATTTCTGATAAAATTACTCTACGCAATCCGTTAGCATAACTAACATTAATATTACTTAATGTAAAATTTAGTGTTCCATTTTGTTCTTCAACATTTGAAATTTTTGCTTTTGTAGACATTTATATTTATAATTATATAAATATAAATACATCTTATATATTTTCAATTTTTATTTTAATTGTTTTTGTTTTTATTGTTTTTATTGTTTTTATTGTTTTTATTAATTAAAAATAATTAAAATAATTAGTTTAATTATATATTAAAAATTATTATTAAAAATTAATAATATAACTTTTTAGATGAGTTGTATATTGTATTATAGCAATTTTTGTGAAAATTGTAAAAAGTTGTTAATAATATTATCTAAATCAGGAATTAAAAATAACATTCATTATATTTGTATAGATAGGCGAATACAAAAGAATAACGCAACCTATGTAATATTAGAAAATAATCAAGAAATATTATTGCCAAATACTATAAATGCTGTTCCTGCACTAATGTTAATTAATGATAATTATAAAGTTTTATATGGCGACAATATTACCAATTATTTAAAACCAATAGAACAAGTTGTTGTTCAAAAAGCAACAAATTTTAATGGAGAACCATCGGCATTTAAATTTGACGGAATGTCTAGTGGAGTAGTATCTGATAATTTTAGTTTTTTAGACCAAAATAGTGATGATTTATCGGCAAAAGGAAGTGGTGGTTTAAGACAATTATATAGTTACGCAACTATTGATTATAGAGATAAAATAGAAACACCTCCTGAAGATTATGTTCCGGATAAAGTTGGAGATGTAAATATTAAAAATTTAGAGCAACAAAGAAATACTATGACTAGTTAAATATTATTACTTGTTTTTAATTATATTAAAATTTTTAATAATTATATTAAAATATTAATATAATTTTTAAATAATATAATTTATAAATATTTTATTATTTAAAGTAATACTATTATTTTTAGTATTAATGACTACTATTAATAATAGTGGATTAGTATTAGATAGTAACAAAGCTATTATATTAATAAACTTTTACAAAATATTTAAAGACTTAATAATTGATTTAAACAATAGTTTTACAGATAAAATTGGAATTGCTATTCAAAATAACAAAGATTATCAAAATATTATAAATTATTGTTTGCCTAATTATAAAGATACTCTAAATGCGGATGAATATATTAACTCATTAGATTTAACTTGTTTAAATGTTGAGTTTATAGAATCTATTAATAATGTATATGAATATTGTAAACGCACATTTGCCGTAAGAAGTATTGATATTTTATATCAAAATGAGGATATTTTTTTAAATAAACCAAATGTTAAAGTTAGTGAAGAAAATCCACAAATTATTAACACGATGTTTTTACCAGATATTGAATTTTCTGAATTATATTATGATGATACAAGTGACCAAACAAAGCAAACATTATGGAAATATTTACAATTAATATTATTCAATATTATTACCACTATTGATGATATTTCATTTTTTGGTGATTCATTAGAATTACTCAAAATTATTGATGGTGAGAAATTTTCAACCAAAATTCAAAACACTATTGAAGAACTATCAAAACTATTTTCATCAAAAGAAAAAGCAGATACAAGTAATGATAATAATAGTGAAAATGTAAATGGCGAAGATGTAACTAATAAACCTGATTTTTCTGAAATGTTTGATATATCCAATAATCCATTTAATATGTTTAATGAAATGTTTAATAATACTAATGAAACCAATGACACATCAGCAAATAACGAGTCCACAAATAATAATGATTATGCTATTCCAGATAAAGAGGAACTCTTTTCACATATTAATAAATTAATAAATGGTAAAATAGGATCGCTAGCAAAAGAAATTGCAGAAGAAGCAACAAAAGATATGGATTTAGATGCGGAAAATATAACAGATGTAAATGACGTGCTAAAAGGATTTATGAAAAATCCTACAAAATTACTAGGTCTTATTGGCAAAATAAGCAATAAAATAAATAGCAAAATGAAAGATGGTTCATTGAAAGAAAGCGAACTTTTAGAAGAAGCAACCAATGTTTTTAAAAATATGAAAAATATGCCTGGAATGGGAAATTTTAACGATATTTTAAAATCTATGAATTTAGATCAATTTATGCCAAAAGGTGGTAAAATTAATCCAAATGCTTTCCAAAATATGATGGAACAAAATGTCAAAATGTCTAAAATGAAAGAACGTATGAGAAAAAAAGCCGAAACAAAGGGCGAAACAACTAAAACAAATGTGAGTTACAGAGAAAATTATGATTCTAATAAATCGAAAACTCCTTCTGGTTCTGATAATATTAAATTAGATGATTTAACTTCTAATCTCTCATCTTTAATGGAAGAAATGAAAAATAACACTAGTTTTATTGATGATATTATTAAAAAACAAGGACAACAAGGACAACAAGGACAACGAGATCCCAACATTAATGCTATGCCTAGCGATGACAATTCTAAACATAAATCTAATAATAAACGTAAAGCAAATAAAAAAAATAAGTAGAGTTAACTATTTATTTAATTCATAGTTATTATTTAGAAATACTTAGTCTATTATAAAAATTATTAAATACATTTATACGAAATAATTATTAAATTATATTATAAACTTATTATAATATAATATAATAAATTATGGTTAATAATGAACCTTATATAGGAAGAAAAAATGTTGAAGTAAAAGATGTAACTAATAGTAATAGTAATAATGTTAATAATAATGTTAATAATAATGTTAATAATGAAAATGTTAATAATGAAAATATAATCTTCAAAGATAATAACATAAATAATATTGAAAATAACAATGAAAATGCCGACAACGACAAGGATAATGATATAACCAATACACTTTGGTTGACTAATCCTATTATTTTAGTTGATAAAAATGCCATTACACAATTATGGCCAATGGAAAATATGACACGAGAAGAAAAAATTAATGCTATAACAAGATTAGTTATTTTATTAACATTAATAGGATTTTTATTTTTAAATAACATAAAAATTTTGATTACTGGAATAATTGCATTACTAATTCTACTATTTACATATTATATATTAAATAAAAATGATAATTTAAATAAGATTAAAGAAACATTTAGCAATGAAGAAATGTATGAAAAAGTAAAACATAATTTTACAAATCCAACTTCATTAAATCCAATAATGAATATATTATTGCCTGAAATACAAGATAATCCAAATAGACTTGAAGCTGCACCCTCATATAATAAAGCTGTCAAAAATAGTATTAATGAAGAAACAAAAGAGTTTATAGTTAATAATTTTGACAATAATGAAAACATCAAAAAAAATTTATTTAATAATCAAGTAGATAATTTTGAATTTGAACAATCAATGAGACAATTTTATACAACAGCAAATACTCGAGTTCCCAATAATCAAAAAGAGTTTGCCAGATTTTGTTATGGAAACATGGCCTCTTGTAAAGATGGCGATGTTGAAATGTGTTTAAAAAATTCTTTTGAAAATAGAGGTTTATAGATTTTATTTAAATAAATTCTAGAATACAATTTAAATCTGAAATAGAATTTAAATCTAGAATACAATTTAAATATAATTTAAAATAGCAAAAAAATAATATATTAAATTATTATAAATGACTTCAACTATTGCTTATCCATATTTTTTTGATTCCATGTCTAGAATAGGCAATGATTCTCCAGCAATTGATCAGCGCAATATTCAAAATGTAAATAATGCCAATTATAATTTAGAAAATTATTATCCGGCTTGCCCAATGAGCAAAGCACAAGATTTTGCTTTAACGCAACCATATGTCTTTTATAAAGGTTCTCACGAAGGAGGTATTAAAGGTTGTGAAATTGAAGCTAACAATGAATTAAAATATACTCATATTTCACGCCCGGCATGTAAATTAACATTAGTAACAAGACCCTTTTTAACTGTTCCTTATTTAGGAAAAGGTTTAGGAGATTGTGATATGGAATTTCAATTAAAAACAGGACAATTTGACTTAAATAAAAAATCCATTAATAATACTATGGAACAATCTTTTTCAGAATACAAAAATTATCCATTAATTGACTCTGTTAAAGAAAGTGTTACAAATAGTGCTTATATTATTGAAGATGATGCTATGAAAGGTTGGCAACGTGGAGGCATGAGTGCGCGAGAATTTGCCCGCAATCAAGATAGTAAACAATAAGATTTTATTATAATATTTAATATTTATTAATTATTAATTAAATAAATATTAAATAAATATTAAATAATTATTAAATAATTATTATAAATATTTATGTCATCAAATATTAATTCTTTAAATGATTATTATAACAATATAGAAAATATAAGCTACAATACTGAATTTTTATGTACTTATAAAAGTATGGAGGAAGAATATTATCAAAATTTATGTTATCAAACACAAATACTACAAGCATTAAATATTAGTAAGTATGATGATACTATTGTCTCTAATCATATTGAGAAAATTTATTATTTTTTACAAAATTTTTACGAAATTGATATTATTTTATTGGCATTAAAGGAAAAATATAAAAATTCAAGTATTTCTTTTTTTATAGAAAATAGTAATTCAGCATTATTTCAAATGTTATTTAGTTATGATTATTTTGATATTTTTCATAAATGTTTATGTCATTATATAATAGATAAAAGACTTAAAAAAGAAATAGACATCACTAAAAAGTATTTTAATGAATTAAAAGATATTATAATAGAATAAATTATTTAAGGGTTTTTTGTAGTTTATAATACTATGTTTTTATTACTGGTGCTAAATTATTTTACCAAATAAAATATTTATTATGTATTAGCATAATAAATATTTGAAACAATTATATAAAGGGGTTTTATATATCATTACCCTGATATATAAATTCTCCCTTTTAAAATATTATTCTTTAATATAACTACTTGTGCATAGTTTTTTTATTATTTTATCATCATTATGTTGTTTATTATTAGCTATTGCTACTAACGTGTGTGTATAATAATTTTGCTTATTTTCATTATTTTGAAAATCTGGATTTTCTTTTGTCCATTTACTTAGAGCATAAAATTGTTTTGTTGATACATCTTTTATAACTCTTTTAATTTTTTCTTTATTTGTATCTTTTTCCCAATTATCATCATCTTTTATATATAATGACTCGCGTTTTAAGTCTGTACAATGAATAGGTCGTTGATACAATCCCAATTTATTCATATTTTCTATAATTACATTACTTAATCCATTTACTACTCCATTATGTTTTGTATAATCTAATTGCTGTAAACTAACTTCTATAGATTTAATAAAATCACTCATATTTATAGCATCTTTGCATTTTTCATTTAAAAAAACTTGAATATTAAATTTTTGATTTGTTGTTGTAATATTAGTTCCCACTTTTGGTATTAATTCTTTTATTGTATTAGTTAATTCTTTTATTTGATTTTGCTGTTGTTTTACTACTTCTAATATTAATTCTTTTGATAACATTAACTGATTATTCAAATTAGTGTTATTTTCTTGTTCTAAACAACTTTTCTTATGTCTATATAACCCTGATGCGTATTTATAGGTTTTATTACAAATTGAGCACTCGTATTGCGTTTGGGGTTTTTTGGGGTTTTTTTGTATCCTATTTGTATCATTTTCCCTGTTTTTATGCTTTTGGGTTGATAAATGTCTAACATAATCTTTTTTATTAGACGTTATGAACTGACAATTAGAGCAACAAAAATTTTGGGGTTTTTGGGGTAAAATTTGTGTATCCATTATATATCATTATAGGATATATAAAAAAACCCCTAAATATTTTTTCATAAAAATATAATTCTTGTAAAAATTTATGCTCAGAGTTTTTAAGAATCAAAATTCGGTTTTTACATCTTAAAGGTCTAAATCTGTTTTTTTGAAACACATTTTTTATTTTTTATAAAAGGCTTAAAAATTATAAAATTGGACATTTATAAATGTCCTTTTTTCAAAAAAATTCTGAAATTTATTTTTCCAAATTTTACACTTTTTACATATTTTATTTATGCTATTAAAAATATTTTGAATAGTATTTATTTTATAACCATAGGTGTATTATGGGGCAGAACACACTTTTTATGACATTTTTCAACATTTTATTTTCTCTCGTATTTTAAAATAATAAAAATTTAAAATAATAAAAATTTAAAATAATAATTTAGATTATATAATATTATGACTTCAACAAGAAATAAAAATACTCAGTTGAATTACAATTTAGAAAAATCTAATACAGAAAAATTACTTCGTGAAAATTTATACTTACACTCATCGTCAGGAAGACCAACTAGTGAGTGTATTCCTTCATTGGGATACATGCCAAGCCATATATCCAGGGATGCTTTGGCCTACAATTCAATCGATATTGAATCGCAATTGTTAGGTATCGGTTCAACTAATTTAGAAACTCCTCGTGAACCTGTTGTTCCAAATATTATAAATCTAGAATTGAAAGATTATTTTGAGAGACAGCAACATATTATAATGCCTCATCCTATGGTATATGAAAATAATCAACGACCAATATTATCATAGAATATATTTTATAACAACATTAATATATATATTAAAAAATATATATATATATTAAAAAATGTATATTGCTTGTTACATCTAAATCTTGTAAATATTTATCTTTATTTTTTCCAAACACCACGCAAAGGGGTATATTTTATTATATTATTACAATTTGGATCATTTGTTGTATTATTAAGTGTTACTACATTATTTAAAGTTGTATTGTTATTTAAGCACGCTTGAGACAATTTATTTCGACTATTAGATTTAATTATATTAGCAAAATTTTGTTTCTTTAATGAATTAGATGAATAAAGGGCATTATTTTTTACTGACTCATGTTTTATCGCATTTTGTTTAACAGCAATTTTATCGCAATTACTAGTAATACAAGCATCATCAATTTGATATTGATTAATAAACCCTCTGCCATTTGTAAAATTAGGATCATATGGTTTAATAGATAATAATTTTGGAATATTATTTAATCCAACTAAACCCTGTATCATTTTTCTTGATAAATTACTACCATTTTGTGCTGGAATAAAAACAGCATTGGTAGTTGATGTTCGTGATCCAGAACCACGATATTGTTCAATTGCTTTTGTTAATGTATCAATATCAGGGTCTCTTTTAATTTCTATATTATTATTGGGATATCTAAAATTTTCATCAGGGTCATTATCAGGATCATGATAAATGTAAATACAATCAATATTGGTAAAATCACTTGAACCAGAAGTTATAATAAAATTAGCAAATGTTAATTTGTAAAAGTTTAATATATCTAAGTCCAAATAACGTGTTAAATTTATAGATTCAGGCAGTAAATGTATATTCAAATTATTAAATATATAAAAAGTTTTATTGTAGTTAAATCTTAAATCATATAAACATTCGTCTGAATTTATTGATATTAAAGTGGTCGTGTTTTCTACTACTAACTTTGTAATGTTATTAAATATTATATTATTGGGATCTATTATAAAATTTTTAAATTCTACTTTTGTTTCCAAATTTATTTGCTCATAACTTATAGAGTATATATTATTTATTATGTTATTTGTGGTTGCTAAGTTATTAAAAGTATTTTTAAAATTATTATTAGTTAAAGCATTAAAATAATTTGTTAAATTTAAATCAAAAATTTTACTTGCTTGACTTATTACATTATTATATAATATACTATTATAGTTTATTGTGTTATTTATATTATGACTAATGCTATTTTTTGTATAATTTAAGCAAATATCAAGTAAATAATATTTACTAAGATTTGGTATAAGAGACGTGAATTTTGAATTGTTTGTTATGTTCTGTGTATTTATATTTTTTTTGAATGTAATAATTGATTTATTATTAGAATTAATGGATAAATGTATATGATTATATATATCTTGTTGTGTAATTCCTGTTAAACAATTACCAAGTCCTAAAAATATAGTATTTGAAAAATCACGTTTTAATATTTTATTTTGATTATTAAATTTTATAGTTTTGGTATATAAATTACTACTATAATCTAATACTTTTACATTATGAAGATATACATTTTTCAATCCAAAAATAATTTTACTATTATTTTTTATATTTTGTATTATTTGAAGATTGTTAGTTTTAATTAAAAAAGTTTTAATAATATTCATATTGTTGTTTACACTTGACGATGTATTAAAATAAAATGGTAAATCATCAGCAGCAGAACTTAAACTAAAATTGTAATAATTATTATGTTTATAATCTAAGGTGAGTTTGTTGTAAGATAATATATTACGACTTGAAAAATAAGAAGTATTTACTTCTAATATGCTATTAATGCTATTAATGCTATTAATATTATCAATTAATAGCGTAGTAAAATTCGATGATTTAAAATTTATAATACTGGAACTATCTATTGTTGTATTATTAAAAGAAAAATCATTACTTATACTAGTAATAGCATATTTTGTATTATTATAACTATAATTGTAATCTAATATGGTGCTTGAAGAATCTATACGTAAATATCTTCTATATTTATATAGATAATCATTAATATTTACTTTATATATATCGGAATTACTAAAATAATAATTTAAATGATATATATAACGATTATAACTGGTACTATTATTAGTAGTTAAAGAATTATTTATATTATAAGAATTAGTCTTTTCAAAAGATGTATTACTTAAATTAGTAAATAAATAATTATATGAATTATCGCTACTATTTAAATTTTTTACAAATAAAATTTTACCATTTTTGTTAGTAGACAAATCAAAAATAAATTTCATATTATTTTTTATATTATTTTGGGTAATTAAGCAACAACTAGAACTAGTATTATTACCTATATTATTAATTTTACCACTCAATAGTATTCTATTTTTATAAGTAATGCTAGTCCCTAAACTTTGTAAAATAGTTTGCCAAGTTGCATCAGTTTTATTATTACTTAAATCAGCAATATTTTCTTTTATATATAAAAGACTTCCAACATTGCTTGATTCAATAATATTATTTGTTAATATAATATAGTTATTTTTGGCATTAGCAATAGAAGTCATAGTTGTAATATATTTATAACTATGAATATTTAAATTATGTGTTATTATTAAATTCGTATTTTCATATGAATTTAATAATCTATTAATTTATGAATCTATGAATCTATGAATCTATGAATCTATGAACTTATTATATCTGTATCATTAAAATACCATTGTGTGGCCAAATATTGACCTTTTGCCGATTTTGCTGCTTTTTCCATATTGCTGTTTTTCATTATTTTAAGGTTTGGTCCTTGGGTATTAAGTGAATCAATTTCTAAAGTTCCAATAGCATAGTTATAATACTTCAAGTTTGATAAATTACCAGAAAATCCACCATTATAATTTACATATAAATTATCATAATTTTGTTTAACAATATTAGACAATTTATGGCGTTTTGTTAAACTTCCATTTATATATATATCACAAATATTTTGTGAGGTGACTCGTATAATAACATTTACCCATTTTTTAATTGGTATAGCATCTACATATATGTCATCATAATATGGTTTATTTTTACTTTGATTATTATGAAATACATTTAATCTTACTAACATTCCTAATACGGGGAAGTATTGTAAAAGATCAGGTTTAGTATTTCCCTTGCCATTATACAAATACACACCCGGCGCATTATTTGGTCCAAATATACCACCACCTACTCCGTTTGGTGCTTCGCCTGGTGAATCAGGTGGGGAACCTTTATTAAATACGTGTTTATAATTTATTGTACTATTATAGTTTACATCATTAACATATATCCAAAACGAGTATGAAAATTCAACACCGCCATATTGATCGTTACTTCTTAAAATAGGAATAGAATTTTTGCTTCCTGTATTTTGAACAATAGTTAATGCCTCTGTAGCATCTTTCATTCCATTTATTAAATATGGTGTTTCTGATGGAGATAGGAAATAATATATAACCCTACTTCCAATATAAAATAATATTGAAAAAAGAATTAATACTCCTAACAAGAAAGTCCCTCTGGCAATCATAGTATTAGAGGATAAAAATCCACTAAAATCTCCGAGTTTCTTTTGTGTATCATATGGTATAATTGTGTTAAAATATTTATTAATATTTTGTAATACTCCTCCGTTAGAATTCATATTATTTATATATAAATAATATAAATAATATAATATATTTTATTATATTTTATTATATTTTATTATATTTTATTATATTTTATTATATTTTAAAACTTCCTTTTTCTTTATTGTATTCTAAAAAGCTTACTTTTAAGCTATATTTATTGAATATAGAATTGGCTAAAGATGCGTCAATTCCTTCTTTATAAATATTATAAGCATCTTGTGGATTACATGAATCACCTTCAAAGCGAACACGAGTTATAAAACCTTCAAATCCTATATTACCATTTGATGTAGTACCACGAGGCAAAGTTCCTAAATATATATTTTTTTTAGCATTATTAATATAAAAATTTTTATATAATCCATGTAATATAAATGAATTTCTTAATTTACCATCTAAATATACATCTAATGTTCGACCATCAACACTTATTGTTAAATTATTCCATTTTTGAACTGACACATTAGGTATTTTATATCTAGCATAAATTGTTTGAGGGGGTTGATTAGTTGTTCCTGCTCTATCTGGTGCTCTATCTGGGAAACATTCTATATCTATGAATAAATTATTTTCATATTTATCTAAAGCTATGTTAATATTTTTATATATAGTCGTCGGACTCGTTGGGGGGGGACCCTTCGATTCATATGTGCTAATACCTGAAAAAGGAGTAGTAGAGTCTATAAAATCCGGTAATGTTTGCGCAGTATGATTAGTTGCCATAAATAAAATATTTTTCTCATTTCCAATATCATTTCCCCAATTATCTATATAAAACCAAACACTTAATGTAAAATTGGATGCGGTAGTCTCTGGTATATCTTTGGCAGCTATTATATTTTTACTAGACGATGTTACGTCTGTTTCCGTAGACACAGTTGATGCTTCGCACATTTTATCGTAAATTATATTTGTTTTTAAAAATATGTTGTTCAATCCCCATAATAATACTAAAGCAAGAATTACTAAAATAATTATATTTATAAGACTCATTATAAAATTATAATATATAAAAATATTATAATGTTTTAAATTTATTTTTTATATTTTGTATATTTCTAAATTTAATTATTTTTTGTTAAATTATATAAAAATTCAATGGAATCAGGAGTTTTTATTTTATCAAAATAGAATATTTCTTTAATACTTCCATATATACCATCATCTTCACCGATAGTTACGCTATCTCCTTTAAAATAAGGTGTAACATTATTTTTAGAACCTACTAATTTGCCATCAATAAACACATCTATATTATTATTTTCATAATTAATAACAAAATATAACCATTTTTGATGTTTTACATGCGTCATTTCATATATAGTATCTAATTGGTCTGATTTATTATTTATTGTTCTAGATTTAATAATAATTTTTCTAGAGTTTCCATTATAATATATAACTGGTTTAGATCCATAATTAAATAATTCGGTATCTTTATTATAAGCAATAGATGTATTTGTAGGTTGTGGATTTATATAAATATAAAAACTTATACTATAAGTATAATTATAAGGAAATTTGTTATGATTTTTTGAAGAACCATAAAATTTTGTTCCTATATTATATAGACCAATTAAATCATTTTTAAATAATTTAAAATCATATCCTTTTATATTATCATTAATATTATTCTTAGTGTCATTATATTCATTTCTCACAACATTTTCATTTGAAGTATTTTCATTTGAGTTACTTTCTGTTGAACTAGAAGTATTTGTGAAGTTTGTTTTAAAATTTGATAATATATTACTTATATTATTTGTATTAGTTGTATTATTTTTAACATCATATGTGGTAAAGTTCGGTATAGCAAGATTAGCAGTAGCATTTTTGTCCAAATTTTGATATTTTCCTAAAGTTTTTTTTTCATTTAAATAAAATGGGCCTTCTCCAGATAAAAGATCGTTTTTATTATGTTTTGCTAAATATTTAAATAATACTGGCAATAAAAATAGTAATGTTATTAGAATTAATAATATGAAAAATAATAAATAAATAGAAGATGGTGTTAATCTTATATCTTTATTTATTTCATCTACTGCTATAATTAGTAAACAAGGAATAAAAAATATAATATTTTTCAATAGTGTTATTAATGCTTGAAAAGGATTTTGTGATGATTTGTCATCAGCACCTGCGTTAGAATTGTCTTCATTGTCGGGTTTTATAGAAAATATTTTTGCTATTATTGCGAAAATAACAATAACTATTAATACTCCTAATATGGTTTGTGAAACATTAAAAATATCATTATTTGTGTTGTGTAAATATATTATAAAATTAATTATTAATACTGGAAATAATATTATTAAAAATAGTAGTCCAACATATTTATACATTTTAATAAAACTATAATCTGGTCTTAAACTATTATAACTTTGATATTTATGTTTATAAACATACAATAGAAAAGTGTATATACAAAATGCTATTAAAAATAACCACATAAATATTTCATATTTTGTATTTTTAATAGTGAAAATGTTTTGGTTGCTGTTTAAATAATAAAATAGTCCCAATAGCAACACCAATATTGCTATAATTATAGAGTAATAATAATTATCTTTTTTATTAGTTAAATCATTATATGCTGTAGTTACTTTTTTTTGTAAAAAATCTCTAGATAATTCACCAAGTGTTAATAATATATTAGTATCTTTAATAATCTTAGCATCCGTAATTAATTCAGGACCCTTATTAATATTCTTAATAGTCATAAATAATATATTACATTATAAGTATATTATTTATTTATAAACCCAATATTTATAGATTTTCAAAAGCAGTTTTTTTGCCATGGCAATCTCTACATAGCGCTTCTAAATTGTCAATATTATTTGAACCTCCATATTCTAATTTTTTAACATGATCTACTTCAAACCATGCTGGTAATTGTTTTTGACAATGTTTACAATGCCAATTTTGCGAGGCAGCTACATATTTTTTTTTTGTTTCACTGACACTTCTTTTTGTTGATATATTTCCAGAAGATAATATTTTTTGCTGTTGTTTGGATAAATAATTTTGATTATTATTTATTGAAGTTAATAAATTTTGCGATAGTTGATTATTAACAGGACTAGAAAAATTAAAATTGTTATTTAGTTCATTTGTTATTGATTTAGATGTTAGATCGATAATAGGGGTTATAAAACTAGCAGTATTTCTATCAATAGGTAAATATTTTATATAACTATTGGCTTGTGTTACTATTTCTTTGTAGTTCCCTGGATTCTTCTTAATAAATAAATATAGACATAACCCAATAAAAGCAAAAAATACCATTTTGTAATATTTTTCATAGTGTTTGAGTTTATTAATTAATTTTCCTTCAAAATATGTATTTGCTAATACAAAAATAGTTATTAAAATAATTATTAATTCTAGTTTCATAGTATTATTTCATATATAAATATAATAAAAATAATATTTGTGCTATTTTTTATCTTCTTTTATTTTTATCCATTTTCCAAAAAAAATATAATATAATTAATACTATAATAATTAGTAATACTAATCTTAAAAAATCACTATTGTCTTTGTCTTTCTTTTTCCAAAATTTAAATTTTGAACCCATTTTATATATATATATAGAAATATATTATTACTAAAATAATAATAATTATTAAAGTACCAAAAATATATTTTTCCTTATTTTTCCGTTCATCGTTTTTTTTTATTTCTTTTAATTTATAATGTTCATAATATTTATTTAAAGCATCATAATATGTTAATTCAGGTTTACCTAAATAGCTATTTATTTTATTGTGTATAAAATGGACCCATTTTGAAAACGATTCTCGCGAGTCTAAATACGGAGTGACAGGATACGCATCTAGAAATTTACTAAAAACACCTCCAATATCGGAAACTGGCAAAAATAGAGGTAGGTTTGTTATAAAGTCATAATATTTTTTTTTTGTACATTCATTAATATGTATTGGGTAAGATAAGGCAATAGTATATAGCACAAACCAATAATGAGGACCCCATATAATAGGATTAAATACGTGGTCATTATTACTCATAATAAAATTTTAATATATATTAAAATTTTATTATATTAAATTTTCTTAGTGTTTACTTATTTGAATTTAGTAAATTATATAAAAACATTATTGTTAGTTATTTTAACAATGAATATAAAAAAACAATATTTTTGTAATAATTGTGGAAAATTAGGACATTTATTTCATCAATGTAAAGTACCTATTACTAGTATAGGTATTATTCCTATTAGAATAGTTAATAAATATGATGCCTCGCTAAATAAATATGAAAATTCTATTGAACTATTGATTATTAAGCGTAAGGACACATTATCATTTGTAGATTTTATGCGCGGAAAATATTCTATTGAAGATAAAAATTATATAAAAAATTTATTAAATAATATGACTACTAATGAGAGAAATTACATATTAAATAATGATTTTGATACAATATGGCAATATTTATGGAATTATAATACAAATAATTCTTATAAAAATGAAGAGAGAACCTCCAAAATTAAATTTACAAATTTAAAACAAGGTTATACTAATATTTTAGAAAGTTATGATTTAAAATCTTTAATTGATTTATGCGATAAAAATTACGAAGAACCCGAATGGGGATTTCCAAAAGGGCGACGAAATTATCAAGAAAAAGATGTTATATGTGGACTAAGAGAATTTGAAGAGGAAACGGGTTATACTAAAAATGATATTATACTAATTAATAATATTGTTCCATATGAAGAAATATTCAGTGGTTCTAATTATAAATCATATAAGCATAAATATTTTGTTGGTATTATTGTTGATAATAATCAACCAAAAAACAATTATCAAATATATGAAATTACTGAAATAAAATGGATATCAATAGATGATGTAAATAATTATATTAGAGAATATAATTATGAAAAAAAAAAAATAATAGATTATTTAAATAAATTATTAAAAAGTTATAAACTATATATTTAATATATAACTATGAGCAATGTTAATAAATATGAATTAAATGAAGGAGACATAGTTAATATTCCAATGTCTTTAAAAGAAGAGAAACAAGAAGAAGAGGAACAAGAAGAAGAACAAGAAAAAGAACAAGAAGAAGAAGAACAAGAAGAAGAGGAAGAACAAGAAGAAGAGGAAGAACAAGAAAAAGAACAAGAAGAAGAGGAACAAGAAGAAAGCGACAATGAGGAACCAGATGATGAACCTGATGATGAACCAGAAGAAAGCGACAATGAGGAACCATTTATAAATCCACAAGTAAATCAAGATATTAAAGAAGATAAAATTAAGAAAAAAAATAATGAAGAACTAGTATCATTATTTAAAGAAAATATAAATAAATTTGACGCTAATAAATTAGACAAAACTAAATTGGAAATATTAGAAAAAGAGTTAAATACCATAACAGATTATAAATATTTTAACAACGCTGTTGAATTATTGAACGCAAAAGAGTTAAATGATTCCAATAATGCAAACTACAAATATTTGTATCCACATTTAGATGATGAATTTTTTAATATTAAGATAGCAAGTAAACAAGAGTTTGAAGAAAATAAATTGCTATTAAAAATAGATGAAACTTTTGATTTTGAAAAACAAAGCAATGAAATTTGCAATAAAGATTTTGAATTAGCACCACATCAAAAATTCATAAAAAATTTTCTTTCTATGTATACTCCATATAATGGTATATTACTATATCACGGATTAGGAACTGGAAAAACATGCTCGGCAATTGGTGTTGCCGAAGAAACAAGAAAATATTTAAAATTTATGGGTTATAATGAACGAATAATAATAGTGGCTTCGCCCAATGTTCAAGAAAATTTTTATTTACAATTATTTGATGAACGAAAATTAGAAGAAAAAGGTGGTCTATGGACTATTAATAATTGTGCTGGGCAAAATATATTAGACGAAATTAATATGATACAAAAAAATTTGTCACGCGAAAAAGTAATAAAAATAGTTAAAAACATAATTAGCAATTATTATTTGTTTTTGGGGTATACACAATTTGCCAATTTAATAATAAAGAAATCAAATATTTCAAATCAATCATTAAGTGTAATGGATTCAAAAAAAAAACAATTATTAATAAAAAACAAATTACAAAAATATTTTAATAATAGACTAATAATAATTGATGAAATACATAATATACGTCAATCAAAAGACAATAGCAATAAATTAGTATCAAATGAGTTAATGAAATTAGTTAAAAATGTTAATAATTTGAAATTGCTGTTTATGTCGGCAACTCCTATGTTTAATGATTATAAAGAAATAATTTTTTTAATCAATATATTAAATTTAAATGATAGACGCTCAATAGTTGATTTGAAAGATGTATTTGCTAATGATGGAAGTTTTATAGTAAATAGCAACGGCACACAAGTAGGTTTAGAACTATTTAAAAGAAAAATAAATGGCTACATAAGTTATATTAAAGGTGATAATCCATTAAGTTTTCCTTTTAGAATTTTACCCAAAGATTTTTCTGAAAATAATAGTATTTTAAATAAAAAATACCCCGAATTTAAAATAAATGCTAATCCATTAAAAGAAGCACTAACACTCTTTGATATATATGTAAATGATGTTAATATATCACCATATCAAGAATTTGTATATAATATTATTTTAAAAAATAATATATCAAAATTCGATGAAGAAAAACTAAATGCTATGGAATCTTTTGGATACACATTACTACAAAAACCATTAGAATGTTTAAATATTGTTTTTCCCAATATTAAATTAGAAAATTATTTTAATGAAAAAATGACTTACTATAACAATAATATAGTAGAACTAGTGCAAAATATAAATATTGAAGAAATAAACACACTTGTGGACATAAAAACTATTGTTGGCAAATCAGCAATTAATAATATTATGACTTATCAAGAAACACAAGCGCCCAAATCTAGATATAATTATAATTTCAAAAGTGAGTTTTTAAAAAATATGCCTATTAACATGTTTGATTATGATGTAATTGGTAAATATAGTTTTAAAATTAAAGCAGTGATTGATTCGCTAATGGGTTCTCAAGGTCCAATAATAGTATATTCACAATTTATAGACTCAGGATTAATACCAATAGCACTTGCATTAGAAGCAGTAGGATTTACGCGTTATGGAAGCAATAAATCACTCTTTGCTAATCCACCAAGTGAAGAATTAGACGTAAATACTTACAAAAAAAAATCTGAAGTATTACAACAACCAGGAGCGCGCTTCAAAGGTGCTAAATATGTGATTATAAGTGGAAATAGTAATATTTCTCCGGATATAGTAAGCGATTTAAAAGCGTGTACGGATTCTAATAATGTGGATGGTGAAAATGTGAAAGTAATTCTTTTGTCGGCAGCAGGCAGTGAAGGTTTAGATTTTAAGTATATTAGACAAATACATGTTTTAGAACCATGGTATAATATTAGCAGAGTAGAACAAATTATTGGGCGCGCTATTAGAACTTGTAGTCATAAAGATTTACCATTAAATAAACGTAATGTTCAAATATTTATGCACGGCACATTGTTAAGCAATAATAACGAGGCTGTTGACTTATTAATTTATAGAAAAGCGGAGGAAAAAGCTAAAGTAATAGGAAACATAACTCGCGTTTTAAAAGAACATAGCATTGATTGTTATTTAAATTATGAGCAACAAAAATTCGATGAAAAATATTTAAATAAAAAATTACAACTAATTCTCTCTAATTCTAAATCAATTGAATATGCTATTGGAGATAAGGTAAATAGTCCATTATGTGATTATATGGATAATTGCCGCTATACATGCAAACCATCTTTAGAAGAATATACTCAAAAATATGGAAATGAGGCAAACAAAATAAATCTATTTTCATATGATGAATCATTTTTAAAAACAAATAATGAAGTTATTATTAAACATTTGAGAGATTTATATAAGGAATATTATTTTAGAACAAAAGGAGACATTATTAACTACGTGCAAACATTTAAAGAATACCCATTGCCACATATTGATAACGCATTAAATGAATTGGTTAATAATGAAAATGTTTTTATTACTGATAAATATAACACACGCGGAAAATTAATACGCATTACTAATTTATTAAATGATTTAGACGATTTATATATTTTTCAACCAATAAACTTAAATACAGACGCAACTCTTTTTGAAAGATCAAATAACATAATAACAAAACCTAATGCTTTAAAATTTGCTGTTCCTGAAGACTTTAATATATTTAGCAAAGAAGAAACAAAAATAATAAAAGAAGCAGAGGATGTTAAAGAAACCGAGACTGCTAAAGAAACTACAAAAACTATAAAAAAAACACCAAACGCAATGACCAGTCAAAAAATAGTATTGAGTCAAAAAACTTTACAAGATAAACTAAGTGAGGAAAATATAGCAAATGTTAAAGCCTTTATTAGTGAATTACAACGCAATTACAATTATATAATAACAGAATATCCAGCAAAAAGTGAATATTTATTAAAAGATAACAAATATATTTATTATGGTAAAATGATGGATATACTAAAAGAGGACAGAGTAATAAGTGCTAGTGAAGTAAATAGTTTAGCAATAAATATATTATTGGATGATTTAGATTTTAATAAAAGTGTTTTGTTAGTTATTTATTTATTAAACAATGGTTATAATGAACTAACTGATTTTGAAAAAGATTTATTAAGTTATTATACTCCTAAAATTTTAGAAGCAAATAATGGTAAATTAAAAGCATTATATATACCAAATAAAAGTGAATTTAGAGATTATACTTTATATATTTTAACTAATACAAATTTAGAGACTTCAAATGTAATACTAAATAGTGCACAATCAGAAGACTATAATGATTTTGATAGTATTATAGAATCAAAAAAAATATCTGCTTCACAAATGGCAGTTCCATTGGGATTTTTATCAAGAGATAAAAAAATAACAAAAGAGTTAATAACAGATTTTAAAGTGAAAACAGGTTCAAACAAGGGTGCTGTTTGCGTTCAAGCAGGAAAACTTAATAGTGAGAAAATTTTTGTTGCTCTTGGCGTAAAAGATGAAATAATTGAAAAATTAAAAGGAAAGAAATTAGAAAAAGGAGAAAAATTAAATCAAAAAAATTTCTGTGCGGCACAAGAAATATATTTTAGATTGTATGATTTACAAAACGTGGAAAATAAGCGATGGTTTTTTAATCTCTCTGAGGCACAAATTAATAACTTGTGAATAAAATAAATAAAATAAATAAAAATAAATAAAATAAATAAAATAAATAAAATAAATAAAAATAAATAAAATATTATAAAAATAAAATATTTTATTATATAATTGAAATAATTTTAAAGATTAAATTAATAATATATATAGTCTAATGTCTAAAATACAAAATAAAAAACCATCGTTAAAAAAAACTACATTAGATAATTCGCATATTTATGTTCGTTCATTATTGACACAAAAAATAGTATTAAAATATGACGAAGTTAATTCAGAATTATTTGACATATTAGAAGCAAAAATTCAAAAATTAAACGAAGGTAAGTGTATTAAGGAAGGATATGTTAAAAATAATAGTGTAAAATTACTAACATATTCAAGTGGCGAATTGTTTGATAACAAAATATTATTTGAATGTGTATTTGAGTGTTTAATAACAAATCCTGTTGAATCTACAATAATTTATTGTATAGCAAAATCAATAACAAAAGTAGGAGTTCGTGCTGAATTAATAGTAGATGATGAACATAGTCCATATGTTATTTTTATAGCGCGTGATCATCATTACAATAATGAATCTTTCTCACAAATAAAAGAAAATGATATTATTCAAGTTCGTATATTAGGTCAACGTTATGAATTAAATGATAAATTTATTAGTATAATTGCTGAATTAATAAGTATTAATAACTATAGCACATTAAAAAATGAATTAGAAACAATAGACACAAATGAAAGTTTGAAAAAAATTGGCGGACAAAAAGGTGAAAAAAAATTAAAAATTAACATAAAAAAATCAACACAAGAGGCAATCTTGAATTACAAGTAACTTATAAATAAGTTACGTCATTAATTTATATAAAATTTATTTAAAGGTATTTTTTTATTACTACTAATTACTATTATGGAAATAAATAATAACGAAGACAAAGAAGATGAAGAAGACAAAGAAGACAAAGAAGACAAAGAAGATGAAGAAGATGAAGAAGACAAAGAAGATAAAGAAAATTGCGAAGACAAAACTATAATATGTAAAAATAATATTATTGATTCTAATAACAATATAGATTCTAATGATTTGATTAAATTGTGTAAAACAATTGAATCTTTAGAAAATAGTCATCATATAGAAATTGCTAAAATATTAAAAACAAATAATGTATATTTAAATGAAAATAGTAATGGTATTTTTGTTAATCTAAATAAAATATCTGCAAAGGTTTACAAAGATATATGTAATTATATTGATTTTATTAGAAAACAAGAAAGTGATATAAATAAAGATGAAAAATTGAAAAGAAATTTGCAAACAACTTATTTTAAAGATAATAAAGATATTACTACTACTAATATAAGTAATTAAAAATGCTATGTCTAAATAAAGAAGAATTATTAAAAAATATTGATTTAAATCAACTTAAGCAATATATGTTATATGACCTTAAAACAAATAATAATAGTTCAAAAAATTTAACATTTATTAAAAACTATGATACTAATACTAATACTAATACTAATACTAATACTAATACTAATACCACATATGAAAGTAATAGCACAAATGAAAGTAATATTATCACTCCTAATATTACCAATTCAAATAATAGTAAGAAGCAAAATATAGTTGTTAATGTAGGCGTTCCAAGAAATCGAGTTCAAATAAATTATTCAAAAAAATACAGCAAATATAATGAACCATTTAAAATTAATAATCATAAGAATTTTGCTGACAAATTATTTTGGATATTTTATAAAATTATTAATAATTTGAATGATACTGATTTAGAACATATTAACTCGTTTAAAATTATGAAAGAGTTTAAAATTGCTAGTGTTGAAAAATTAAAAAATCAAAAAAACATTTTAAAAGATTTTAAAATACAAAAAAGCGCAGTAGAAGATGACCTTACCAATAATGAAAAAATAAGTTTCAGAACTTTTCATGCGTTATGTGTATTGTATTTGGTAAATGTTATAGTAATTCGCGACAATAACACATATTGTGTTTTATGTACAAATGATGATGAAAAAGTTATTAATTTACAAAATTATAAATTATTAAAAATATCGAATGTAAAAATGAGTTCGCAATTTAATAATTTTGATATAGAATTGGCAAATAATAGCATAACAGAAGAAGAACTTCAAAAAATATTGAAATCTTATTATGTTATTGAAAATATTGAAAAACCACTAAAAGCATTTAGTAATTACAAGTTAGATGACTTAGTTTCAATTGCCGAAAAGTTAAGCATTAATATATATGATGAACATGCTAAGAAAAAGAAAAAGCAAGAATTATATGAAAATATAATACAAAAACTAATTTGAATTCATTAAAGTAATGCTATTAGAAGTTTTTATTTTTTGTTTAATATTATATTTTTAATATTATATTTTTATCATTATATTTTTAAACAAAATTGAAATTTATTATTTATTACATTGTAATAAATAATAAATAATAAATAATAATATATATTAATTATGAGTAAAAGTCAATTAACCAAAGAATCTCAGAAAGAAGAATTAAGCAAAAAATTTTTAAAATACATTGAAACATATTTGTCAACCTATACACGATTTTCAGAAAATGTATATCCTGAATTTGAGATTCGCTTTGGAACAAAGAAAATAAAAAATATTAACAAAGTGGATTTTTACAATGTTATAAAGAGTTTGCTGAATTATGATTTTAAATTAATTAATGAAAATTATTTTTTGAAAATAATGAATGCTAGCAATTTATCTAATATTAGAACGCAAATAAATGGGTTACCAAATATTCAAAGCTATTGTAAATTAAATAATTTGTCTGGAATTTTAGATGAAAATAATATTAAATTTGTAGAAAAAGAATATTTTAAAAATAATGACACACAATTGTTTCCATTAGATTTTGATGATTATAACTTTCGTGTATGTTATCAAACAGAGCAAAATTATTCTAGAAATAATAATGCTATTGAAGAACTACATAGCAAATGGAATTCATTTAAAAAAATATTTAGGTATATTAAGCGCTATGAATATAGACATCCACATTTACCATTTTTAATTCATTGTAGTATTGTTAAAACTTCAAAATCACAATATGGTAAATTTATTGAGCAATTTAATATAAAAGATTCGGAGGTCTTTAATTCATTAGAAAATTTTGAAATAGAAATAGAATTTAATAATGAACTTATTATTGCCAACAAAACATTTTCAAACGCGGAATTTTTATATACTAATTTGCGCAAAGTTATTAAATATATTTTAATAGGATTACAAGAAACAAATTATCCAATAACACTAAATGAGATGGATTACGTTATACAACAATATTTAAAATTGGCAAAAGGTCCAGATTATAAAGCTATGATGCTACCAAATATAAAAGATTTTATTGGTCCATCATCAACAACATTACAAATGGTAAATATTTTACCCGAAACAGAAATAAATGATACAAATAATTCTATTCCAAATATTAGAAAAAATTATACTGTCACAGATAAAGCAGATGGAACTAGAAAATTGCTATATATATCACCAGAGGGAAAATTATACTTTATTTCTACAACTATGAATATACAATTTACTGGGTGTTATAGTGAGAAAAAAGAATTATTTAATACTATTATAGATGGTGAGCATATTTTACATAATAAAAAGGGGGAATACATAAATATATTTGCTTGTTTTGATATATATTATTTTAATGGAAAAAATGTAACAGGTTTGCCTTTTATAAATTTGACAATTGAAGAACAAGACACAAAAGAAACAAGCAAAAAAGAAACAAGCGCAAAAGAAGAAAAAGAAGAAAAAGAAGAAAAAGAAGAAAAAGAAGAAAAAGAAGAAAAAGAAGAAAGCAAAACAGAAAAAGGCAAAAAAGAGGAAAATATAAATTATCGACTCATAATTTTAAATAGTGTAATAAAAAGTCTTGATTTGAAATCAATTACAAATAGTAAAGAAATACATATTAAAATTAACGTAAAAAAATTTTACGGCGCTCACATATTTAATGGTTGTGCTAGAATTTTAAATAATATTAACGAGGGATTATACGAATATAATACAGATGGATTAATTTTTACACCAGCAAATACAGGTGTATGTAGTTCAAAAACAGGAATTGCCGCGCCAAATTATAAAACCACTTGGAATGAGTCATTTAAATGGAAACCTCCGCGCTATAATACTATTGATTTCTTAATTAAGTTTAAAAAAAACGAATTAGGAGGAAATTATATTGGAACTTTAAATAATGAAGGCGAAGATTTAACTTCATATAATCAAGTTAAAAGTTATTACACTTTAATATTAAATGTGGGTTTTGATGAAAAAAAACATGGTTATATTAATCCATATAATGATATTATTAATAATAACATTAAGAGGGATACTAAAGAATCTTATATTAATAGTTATAAACCTTGTCGCTTTTATCCAACAAATCCAAACGATGTTAATGCTGGATTATGTAATATTATGGGCAAATTGGATGAATCAAATAATCTTAAGATTTATACGTTAGAAGGTGATGAAATTGAAGATAATACCATTGTAGAATTTGCTTATAATAGTAATAATCCAGAATTTTGGAGATGGGAACCATTGCGAGTTCGTTCTGATAAAACATCCGAATTGCGTTCAGGAGTTAAAAACTTTGGTAATGCTTATCATACGGCAAACTCAAATTGGCAATCTATTCATAATCCAATAAGTGAAACTATCTTAATGACCGGAAATGGAGTGACTATTAATAATGATGACGATGTATATTATAATAAAATTTCTAAAACATCCGAAACACAAGCTTTGCGCGATTTTCATAATTTATATGTTAAAAGTATGTTGATAAATAAAGTATCCAAATCAGGATATTCGCTAATAGATTATGCCGTTGGTAAAGGAGGTGATTTGCCTAAATGGATTTCAGCAAATCTCAATTTTGTATTAGGTTTAGATTTAAGCAAAGACAATATTGAAAATAGATTAGATGGTGTATGTGCTCGTTATTTAAATTATGCTCAACGCTATGCGGTTATTCCTAAAGCATTATTCTTACATGGTAATAGTAGTCATAATATTAAAGATGGTTCGGCATTATATGATGACAAATCAAGACAAATTATTAAAGCTCTTTTTGGCGAAGGGACAAAAAATGAAGTCTTATTAGGTAAAGGTGTATACAATAATTATGGTATTGTAAAAAATGGATTTAATATTAGTTCTATACAATTTGCTATGCATTATATGTTTGAAAGTGAAAATGTTTTAAATGAGTTTATTAAAAATATAAAAGAGTGTACCACTTTAGAAGGATATTTTATTGGAACTTGTTATGATGGGAGCAAAATATTTAATATGTTAAATTCTTTAAACATTAATGAATCCATTAGTTTATTTAAAAATCAGAAAAAAATATGGGAATTAACAAAAAAATATGAGGCTAAGGAATTTAAGGATGATGAGTCTAGTTTGGGTTATGCTATTAATGTTTATCAAGAAACAATTAATAAAACTTTTCAAGAATATTTGGTTAATTATAAATACTTAGTAAGAATTATGGAAAATAATGGATTTGTTTTATTAAATGAAACCGAATATAAGCAATTAAATTTGCCAGGGTCAATGGGAAACTTTGAGCAATTATATAATTTTATGAATAGCGAAGTGACAAGTAATAATTATTTATTAAAAAAATTAGGAAATTCAGCACAATTAAGTGATGAAGAAAAACAAATTTCGTTTTTAAATAATTACTTTATATTTAAAAAGATTAGAAATGTTGAATATGAACCAGATGAATTAGTATCTAAAAAGCAAGAGTTAAAAGAAAAAGAATTACAAGAGGAGGTTATTGGTGAGTTTAAAAAAATAGATGAAGAATTTGAAGTTAAAGAAAAAGAAAAAATAGATGAAAAATCTAAAAAATTGGCTGCGCAATATATTAAAGAAACACAAGATTTAGAACAATTATTAGAAGAACAATTAGAAGAGCAACAAGAGCAAAAACAAAGCAAAGCAACCAATAAAATTAAGTTATCTGTAGATGAAAAACTTAAACTTGCCGAAGAAAAAAAGAAAGCAAAAGAAGAGGAAAAATTAAAAGCAGCACAAGAAAAGAAAGCAGCAAAAGAAGCTGAAAAATCTAAAAAGGCAGAAGAAAAAAAATCACAAAAAACACAAACTAAGAAAGCTTAAAAAATACATAAACTAATAAAGTTTAGAAGCACATTATTATTTAATCCAATTTTTTTAATTAAAATATATATATATATATATATATATATATATGTTTAGAACAAGAAAGGTTGCCCCTTTAACTCCAAGTCCAAACTCGCTAAGTCCAAGAACAAAATCGCGAAGAACACACGCAGCTACAAGAATTCAAAGAACATTTAGAAATAAACAAATCGTAAATCAACCATATACTTATAAAAAAACAATGAAAAATTATCGTAAAGATTTAGAAGCTTGTGATAAAGCGTGGAGAGATTGGTCGAACGCAAAAAAAGTTGCGGAAGATGCTGCCGGTGACTTTTATAGTTTCAGAAGTACTCAAGCAAACCCACCGCCATCATTTTATATGCTTAAGTCAAAAAAGCAATATGCTAAGGATATGAAAAGATTGCGTATTATACATGAAAGAACAGCAGCCTTCGCAGAAAAAAAGAAGAAAATATATGACGCTCTATGTAATGAAAAAGTTGCTCCCCTTTCAAAACGTCCCCTCAGATTATCAACACACTTGTTACAAGATGTAGCATTTGCAGAACAATATATTAGAAACAAGTAAAGTTAAATCTCTCTTTTTTATACATTTATACATTTATACATTTATACATTTATATATTTGTAAATAAATATATAAATGTATTTTTCTATACTTAGTTAATAAAGTAACTATAAAAAAATTATATGACCTATATTAATTTACCAAATTTGAATAATTTGAATTTAGATTTTAATATTATATATAAAAATAATAAGCATCAAGCAAATATAGTATCAGATGCTAATGATATAATAATATGTTATTCCTTATATAATTATTTACATTTGTTAAAGCAAACTATTGACGAATATTATGAATATTGGGATATTTTGAAAAAAATTACAAATCCATATGAATATATACATACTATTGTTCCTAATCATAAATGTTCTTTATGTAAACATAAACCATTATCGCGGTCTTTTTTTAAAATGATAGAAATAATAGATACATTTAGTTTTTTAAATGAGCCTACAAATATACAATCTTTTCATTTGGCCGAAGGCCCAGGTGGATTTATAGAGGCTTTTAATTATAAAAGAAATAATAAGCAAGATACTTATTATGGTATGACATTAATTAGTGATAATGTTAATATTCCTTCGTGGAAAAAGGCAACACAATTATTAAGTAATAACAGAAATATTAAAATAGAATATGGGGCATCAAAAAACGGAGATTTATTTTTAAAAGAAAATTTAATTTATTGTTATAAAAAATATTTCAGAACTATGGATTATATTACTGCCGATGGCGGATTTGATTTTTCCCTCGATTTTAATAATCAAGAAGATATGTCATTTAAATTAATATTATCACAAATTTTTTTTGCGTTAATAATGCAAAAACAAGGAGGAAATTTTATATTAAAAATATTTGATGTATTTAAAATAAAAACAATAGAAGTTATATATTTATTATGTAACTTATATGAAAATGTGTTTATATTTAAACCAAATACTAGCAGATGTGCTAATTCCGAAAAATATATAATTTGTAGAAATTTTAAAAATAATAATAAAAAAATTATATCAAACATTATAGAAAATTTTGATTTATTAATTAATAAAGTCGATACAATCTATAGTTTATTTAATATTCAACTAAATCAATTATTTATTACAAAGTTACAAGAAATAAATTCTATATATGGGCAACAGCAATTGGAAAATATAAAAAATACTATTAATTTAATAAGGGAGTTTAAAATTTTAAATATTCAATATAATTTATTGAACAATAATTATAATTCATTTTTGAAATATTTAAATATTTTAAATAAAAATATTCAAGACGTTAGTGCTATAAACGAGGACGAGGATGATTCTACAAATAATATAAGTAATACAAGTAATACAAATAATATAAGTAATAATTATAGCAATACTAATATTAGTGCTATAGAAATATTTAGCGATGACTATATTATAATAGAAAATAATAGTCAAAGTGAAATTAATGACTTGTCATCTACAAATATTAGTAATGAAATAGTGAGCAAGTATTTTAATAAATTAAATATGTTAGTAAATATTAACATACAAAAATCAATAAATTGGTGTAAAAAACATCAATTTATGATAAATAAAGAATTTATTTCAAAATATTAATACGTTTTCTACGTATTTTTGAAGTATCATCAACACAACCAACACATAGTGGCGACACTTTATTTTTACTTAATGGATCATTATTATTTAATGTATTAATATACGTTTTTTTACAATGAACACTATCATCACAACCATACTTTAAACTTGAAATTCTCGCACTTGAACTAACAGGTCCTTGACATTGAAATCTTTTATTTGATGGGTTAAATGTTCGACAAACTATTTCTCCATTTATAAGAACATCTGTTTCATTTGTTGTTAAAGGTAAATTTTGATTAAATGTTTTGTTTTTATTATATAAATATTCTCTGTGCGATGAAGCATAATCTTTGGATAAATTTGTAGATGCTGTTTTAATTACTAAATCACTAGGATTAAATGAAGTACATATCATTTTATTTAATGAGGGGTCATAGAATTTGTCTGTATTAAGAGCTTGACACCCAACATACTTATCCAAATAAGTATATATACTTAAATTACAATTTATTGAATCATTATTTGGATTATTAACATTAGTAACAATAGTGGCGCCTGGTTTATCTATGTTTCCTAATAATGATAAATTGCTAAATGTAGTTGTATTATTTGTATTTGTATTTACATATTGTTTTCTATAATGTCTAATAGGATTAGCATTAAATTTATATTTTTTTATAGCGCAATCTTCCGGCCAAGGAGTATAATTATTATTATTTGTAGGCAATTCATTTTTTACAATTTTAGGAACAATTGTAACATTATTATTTTCTAATCCTTTTGAAATAATATTGGGAGTTATTTGATTAAAATAAAGTCTCATATTAATATAGTGTTATAATATTAAATTATAAAATTTTATATAAAAATTATAAAATTTTATATAAAAATTATAAAATTTTTAGTATTGTTGCATTATTTTAATTGTTATTATATATTAGATTATGTCAAATAAGATTTATTTTTTAAATAGTAAATTACTTAATGCTTTGAAATCATATAAAGTTATAATACTTATATTATTAATTATTTTATTAATAATAATATTTTTTGTAAATTACACTTCTGTATTTAAAATTATTGAAGGTAATAAGCCTTGTAAATTTTCCAATAAAGAAAAATTAGAGAAAGATACAGAAAAAAAAGCAAATAACTATAAAAATAATAAAACTCATAATCGTAAGGATGAAGTAAATAAAAGTGAATCAATATTAAGCAGAGTAGAAGGTGTAAATGTTGCTATTCCAGAAAGATAATATGTATTATTCCATTAAATAATATAATTATAATGTAAAATTATTATATTATATTATTTTAATTGTTGAATTATGAGCGATTCACAAAAATGTGTTGTTGATGAACTTTTTGGTTTTCAACATAATTATGCTTTTTGTGTAAAACCAAGTGATAAAATGGTAGATACAAGAACTTTTAATAGTGGTGGATGGAAACTGGATAATACAGCAAAAGTATTTGGAGGTATGTTTAATTATGTAGATTATTTAGTATCAGATGCAAATAAGGCAACAGCAGCAGAATGTTTGTATAATGGACAAGGTGTAATAGGTAATAAATATGTTTTAAAAACAAATATTGAATGTACTCCTGTTGATAATCTTGGAAATATTATAACGCCATCAGGAGAAACTCCTTATATACATAAGTATATAAATAATATAACTGATGGTTCCAGTTTTTTAACAGGCGGACAAAGTAATGCTGACCTGACCGGTGTAATACCATCGGCATTTTATAGTGCTACAAACATAGGTTCTAATGTGATTGATTTAGTTTCATCATTTAATGGAAGCACTAAACCTTATTGTATGAAAGCAAGTGTTAAATGTCATTTGGTTGACTATGACATGAATGGTATTAGAGGCACAAGAAACTATAGTGGAAATAGTCCATCAGTATATTTTGCCATTGATGACCTTAAAAGAATAAAACCGGATAATTTAAGTGATGGAGCAATAATTATTCCAACTATACAAACAACGCCACCTCCAGCAACCATGCCAACGCCAGAAACTATGCCGGGTCCAACAACTGAAAATTATGACAATAATGACAATAATGAACTTACTATTAATAGTAATATTATAAAACAAAATATGGATAAAATACAGAATTTTTCAGAAATTGATAAAATGTTAGAATCCATAAATATAGAAAAAACACTCAATTTTGAAGATGAATTATTAGTTAAAATTTATTATGTTGGATTTTCAATATTTATGATTTTAATAATATTAAAGTTAGTATTTAAGAAAAAATAGTTGCTTTTTGTTTTTTGCTTTAAATACAAATTTATAAATCATTTAAATAATTATGAACTAAATTGTTGTTGTTTGTATTTGTGATTTCCCCAGCTAATACGCTATCTTCATATAATTTTCGTAATACGTCATTAGGCGCTTGTGAACCTAATTTTATTAAATTTTTTTCTCGTAAAAAGTTTTTAACATCTTGAATTGGTTGTTGTTTTAATTGTGATACTTCTTGTTTTATTTTTTTTTGTGTTTCTCTATTTTTTATAAGCAATCCAATATGTTTATTGTCTTTTCTTTTTCCTAATTTATACTTGTATGTTCTTGTAATTCTGCGTAATTTTGGAATATATGACTCTTCCTTTGAGTCTTCTTTCGACTCTTCTTTCGACTCTTCTTTCGACTCTTCTTTCGACTCTTCTTTCGACTCTTCTTTCGACTCTTCATTTTTAATTTTAATAGTTTCGCTAGGTAAAACTTCATTAATTATAACATCTTTAATTGGAAGTTCTTCTTTATTATTGGCAAAATAATTCTCAGTGTAATCATATGGAGAATTTATTAATTCATTAGTAACCTGATTATTTAATTTGCTAATAGGTTTGTTATTTGAGAGATTAGCAGCACTAACTATTTCTTCTGATGTTTTTTCTGCTATTTTCAATTCAATATTTGGTTTATTAGTCACATTAGTCTCATTGGTTATAGGATTGTTTGTTTGATATTTATTATGAAACTCTGAATGATCATAATATGTATTATTTTCCAATGCTAGTTTTAGTCTTTTACCATTATTTGTAGTATTTATAGTATTTGTACAATGCTTTTGTGTTTTATTTAATTCTCTAAATGTGGGTTTTGAGCCATTTTTTAAGCAACCATAATTGGGTTCTTTAACTGAATTATATATTAAACTATCTTTAGGAATCTCAATATTTATGTCTGAGCTTGCTAATTTCAATGTTTTCTTTTTATTTTTATCTTTGTTTTTTTTTGATAAATCATGTAAAAATGTGAGTGATTTGTTAAATTCTCTCTCAAAATCATTATTTTCAAAATCTTTTGAATCAAATAAATTAGAGCCTGGCATTGTTTCATTTTTCTCTTTGCTCTTTTCCTCGTTAATAACTTCTGTTTCTTTGTTTTTTTGATAATCTTTTACCTTTTTTAATAATTCCTTTTTTAATTTATTAGATTTTAAAGATTGTGTTTTATCTTGAATAGGTTTGGTTTTTTTTTCTTTTGTCTTTAAACTCTTTTTTTTACCATTAAATTTAAATAACTCAGGATTTATTTGTAATATTTTTTGTGTACTCATATTATTTGTAATAATTTATATTTAAAATATAAATTATTAACCAATTTTTGTATTTTACAAAGTTAATATACTATTATAAAATTATTAAAAAACTATTATAAAACTATTATAAAAATTAAATTTTATTAAAAATTGATTTATTAAATATTAAAATTTTGTAATCAATAATAAATTATGACTACACAAATTCCTAATTCAAATGAGGAAATTCATAATTCGGAAATTCCATGGATTCTTATTGAATCCTATTTTAAACATAAACATCTTAAACAATTGGTTAAACACCAATTAGAATCATATAATTACTTTGTAAATAGTCAAATTCAACAAACAATAGAAATGTTTAATCCATTAATTATTGCTTCCGAACATGATTTTATTAAAGAATTAAACTTATATAGGTTAGAAATAGAAATTACATTTGAGAATTTTTCAATATATCGTCCACAAATTTATGAAAATAATGGTTCAACAAAAATTATGTTTCCACAAGAAGCTCGCTTGCGTAACTTTTCATATTCATCCGCAATGACTATTGATTTAAATATTAAATATATTGTGCGAAATGGTGAAAATTATAAAAATGTCCTAAATTATCAAAAAAAGATCAAAAATGTCCATATTGGAAAACTTCCAATTATGTTAAAATCTGACCTTTGCGTATTAAATCAATATAAACATTTAAATCATAATGAAACTGGTGAATGTTATATGGATCCCGGTGGATATTTTATTATTAATGGTTCAGAAAAAACATGTATTAGTCAAGAACGAGCAGCCGAAAATCAAATTTATTGTTATAACATTGAAAAAAATAATAATAAATGGTCTTGGAAAGCAGAAATGAAGTGTATTCCAGATTGGAAATGTATTTCACCAAAGCAAATTAATATTTTAATCGCATCAAAAAATAATGGTTATGGTAATGCTCTTTATTTACAAATTCCACGTATTAAAATTCCAATTCCATTATTTATTATGTTTAGGGCATTTAATATTATTAGTGATAAAGAAATTTGTGAATTAATTATGCTAAATATTACTAAAGAAAATATGCAAAAAATGCTAATTTCATTAAAAGCATCAATTATTGAAGCTAATAAAGTTGTAACACAAGAAGCAGCAATCAAATATATTGTAGCAAATGTGATTTATACTCCAATGAATATGGACAAAGAAACAGGTTCTAAAAAAAAGCATGAATTTGCTATTGAAGTATTAAACAATGATATTTTCCCACATTGTAAGACAGAAAAACAGAAAATCTATATGCTTGGTTATATGACAAATATTTTACTCCAAACTTCATTTGGTTGGTTACTAGAAAGTGATAGAGATTCATATATTAATAAACGCGTAGATTTAACAGGACCATTGCTAAATAATTTATTGCGAAACTATTTTAATAAACTTGTTAAAGATATGAAAAAGCAAATTATTCGTGAAATTAATACAGGTTCTTGGAAATCTAATGATGATTATGAAAATATAATTACAAAAACAAATATTTATAAAATTATTAAATCAACTACTATTGAGCAAGGTATTAAGAGAGCATTAGCAACAGGAGATTTTGGTATTAAACAAATCAATAGTAACAAGGTAGGAGTAGCGCAAGTATTAAACAGATTAACATATTTATCAAGCTTAAGTCATTTAAGACGTGTAAATACGCCAATTGATAAAAGTGGAAAATTAGTTCCGCCACGTAGATTACATAACTCTACTTGGGGATTTTTGTGCCCTGCCGAAACACCGGAGGGTCAATCTATTGGAATAGTTAAAAATTTGGCATATTTATCGCATATTACTATTAACTCTAATAGCTCAGGACTTTACGATTATATTTTACCTAATATTATTAATATTGATACTTATAATGGATCCTATACAGAGTTAGATGATTATGTGAAAGTATTTATTAATGGTTCATGGGTAGGAGTAACAAAGGACCCTAAACAAATTTATGATAATTTAAAAGAAAAAAAATACAAGGGCATCATTAATATTTATACGTCTATTATATTTAATAGTAAATTAAAAGAAATTAGAGTTTGTAATGATGCTGGACGTATTACTCGCCCTTTATTAAAAGTAAAAAATAACAAAGTTGTTTATTGTGACACCATTATTCAAAAAGTTAAATGCGGAGAATTAAATTGGGATGATTTGGTTGTTGCTATTAAATTAGAGGATTCTATTATTGAATATGTTGACTCATATGAACAAAATAACGCTATGGTTGCTATGAGAGTAAGTGATTTACACAAGTCAAATGGTAATAACATTTATCATTATAGTCATTGTGAAATTCATCCAAGTACTATTTTTGGAGTGTTGGCGTCGTGTATTCCTTTTCCTGACTCTAATCAATCACCTCGCAATACATATCAATCAGCAATGGGTAAGCAAGCAATTGGTATGTATGTCACTAATTATGATAATCGAATGGATAAAACAGCCTATGTGTTAACGTATCCAATGCGTCCATTAGTTGAAACACGCATTATGAATATTATTAAGTTAAATAATATTCCATCTGGACAACAAGTAATAGTAGCAATTATGAGTCATACTGGTTATAATCAAGAAGACTCATTATTATTTAATAAAGGCGCAATTGATCGTGGGTTATTTTTAGCAACTATTTATCACACAGAAAAAGATGAGGATAAAAAACTTTTTGGAACAGAAGAAATGAGGTGTAAACCGGATAAAACAAAAACTAAAAATATTAAATTTGCAAATTATGATAAATTAAACAATCAAGGTGTTGTTCCTGAAAATAGTTTAATAGAAGATAGGGATATTATTATTGGCAAAGTTATTCCAATTAAAGAAAATAAAAATGATTTTACAAAAACAATGAAATATAGCGATGGTTCAATTTCATATAGAACACACGAAGAAAGTTATATTGATAAGAATTATGTTGAATCAAATGGTGATGGATACAATTTTTGTAAAGTTCGTATTAGAAATTTTCGCAAACCAGTAATTGGTGATAAATTTTCAAGCAGGCATGGACAAAAAGGAACTATTGGTAATATTATTCCGGAAGAAGATATGCCATTTACGGCAAATGGATTAAAACCCGATATTATTATTAATCCACACGCTATTCCTAGTCGAATGACTATTGCTCAATTAAAAGAGACACTACTTGGGAAAGTCTTACTTGAACTAGGATTATTTGGAGATGGAACAAGTTTCGGTGATTTTGAAATTTCTACTATTATTGATAAATTAAATGAATTAGGTTATGAATCAAAAGGCAATGAATTAATGTATAATGCTTTAACAGGTGAGCAATTGACTATGAATATATTTATTGGTCCGGCATTTTATCAACGTTTAAAACATATGGTTAATGATAAGCAACATAGTAGATCAATTGGACCAATGGTAAATTTAACAAGACAACCAGCGGAAGGCAGATCGCGCGATGGCGGATTACGATTTGGTGAAATGGAGCGCGATTGTATGATTTCGCATGGAGCATCGCGATTTACTAAGGGGAGAATTTATGATGCTTCTGACGCATTTAGTGTATTTGTATGTAATAAATGTGGAATGATTGCTTCATTTAACAATAAAGAACATATTCATTATTGTAATACTTGTAGCAATAGAAATGATTTTAAATATGTTGAATTACCTTACGCTTGTAAACTGATGTTTCAAGAATTAATAACAATGAATGTTGCTCCGCGAATTATGTGTGAATAAACTATTGTGTATATAAACTATTGTGTATATAAACTATTGTTTATATAAAGTATTGTTTATATAAATTATATTTATTTTTGAGTATTTAAGAAAAATATTTTTTTATTTACAAAAAATATTTAAATTATTACATTATTATATATGAATTTTACATACACTAATTCAAATAATACTTCTTGTAATTTTGCTTCATATTATTCTAGAAATTCTAAAATAAATGTGAATTATAGTTTAGTTTTAAATAAACCTACATCTATTGTTTATGGAAAGCCTATTATTGATACTTGTTATTCTTCACGAATGCTAAGATTAAGAATATTATTAAAATAGTAAGATTTATTAATAAGTTAATAAATAAATTAATAAATAATTAATCTATTTAAATAATTTTAATTATTTATAATAAATAATTATAATATATATTATGTCTTTAGCATTTACTCCAAGTCAACTAGGTGGAAATCCTAATGGCAAACAACCTATGTTACACGGACATATAGAAGGTGGAAATGACAGAGCAGTAAGTCGCAGACAATTAATAAGGGCTTTTGGAAATATGAGAATTGATGGTTTAGAATCATCTCCATTACTTTACTCCAAAAATATATTAGGACCTTTTAGAACTGCTTTTAATGCTGGTGATATAATTACTAATAATATAGAACCTACTGATATTAAATATGGAAGACTACCTAATCAAGTTGGAGGCAATAATTTATCCCGTGTTCAAGTTAGAGGAGATGGAATTTCAAGTCAAAATGGAAACGCAATGTATTCTGGAAATCCTAAATTTGTTCACGATGGTTCTGACTATATTAGATTTAGAAAATTACAAGCTATTAATAAAACTTATAATGATACTAGTTATGGTGGAGCAGCAAATTCACAATCACAACATGCTATTAATAGAGTTAGAAAATAAATTTTGTAAATAGTTGAAATCATTTAAAAAATAATTTATTATATTTATAATATTATATTTATATTATAAATATGGAAGATTCTCCTAGTTTAGAACCAGTTGTTCAAGAAGAACCTGTTTTAGAATCAATTGTTGAAGAAGTTGGACAACAAGAACAAGTTCTTGAATCTGTTGTAGAACCTGTTGTAGAACCTGTTGTAGAACCTGTTGTAGAACCTGTTGTAGAACCTGTTGTAGAACCTGTTGTAGAACCTGTTGTAGAACCTGTTACAGAACCTGTTACAGAACCTGTTACAGAACCTGTTACAGAACCTGTTACAGAACCTGTTGTAGAACCTGTTACACAACCTATTGTAGAACCTGAAACTGTTACAGAACCTGTTACAGAACCTGTTACAGAACCTATTGTAGAACCTGTTGTTGAACCTGTTACAGAACCTATTGTAGAACCTGAACCTATTGTAGAACCTGAACCTGTTGTAGAACCTGAACCTGTTGTAGAACCTGAACCTGTTGTAGAGTCAGTTGTTGAACCAATTATTGAGTCGGTTGTTGAGCCAGTCGCTAAAGAAACACCCAAAATATTTACTGAGTTTAACACTATTTTAAATACAGATAGTAAAAATATATCCTATTTAGAAAAAATGAGTAATAATATTTTTTCATTTAATACTAATATTAATAAATTTAGACAAAATATGAATATGAAAATGAAAATAAAAATGAATATGAATATGAGAATGAATATGAAAATGATATAATTTATTTTATTCAAAGTATATATAAAATGTCTACATCTAAAAATATGCCTTCTAATGGTAGTAATGTATCAGACAGAACTAGTACATTTATATTAGGAAGACGAGCATATAATTTTTCTTCACATAATCCTAATAATGTAAATAAAAATATTGATTATAGTTCCGTTTTAGGACAACCATCATCTATTATTTATGGAAAACCATTAAATGACACAAGTAGTGATTTAAGAATACAAAGATTACGATTATCTACTATTGGAACAGCATCAATGCGTATAAAAGATAGTAATGATTACATTCAATTAAATGGTAAAAACCAAGATATAAATTTAATAAATAATGTTTTATCGCGAGTTAGAGGAGGCGGTTCTGTTGTTTCAAAAAAAGGACAATAATAATTTAATATTTATATATATATATAAATACCTTTTATGTTTTCAAGAAAATCACCAAAAATACAAAGTCCAAGAAGTAAGAGCCAAAAAAAGAGTATGTTTAGCAGATTAACAAGTAGATTTCAAACAAGAAAAAGTAGATCTCCAAGTATACGAGAAAGTAGCATTCAATTAGAACCTGCTATAAATAAAGAAGAAATTCAAAAACAAATTGATACTCACAAAACTAAAATAGAAGAGTTAAAAAAAATTATAGATAATATAATTGATCCTGAGATGACAAAGCTTAGGGAGGAATTTGAAATTATTGCGTTTGAATATGAAGAGCTAAACAAAGAATATAATATATATTTTAGTAATAAAAACAGAAATGCTAGTGAAGCTATATGGAAAAAAATAAGGCACAATAGCAATTTACGAACAGAAATAATTGAAAAGTGGGAAAATTTATATGAAGAAAAAAAAGATAAAATTAAAGAAATAAATTCACTCGGCATAGAAATAGAGATGTTAAACAAACAATTAAAAGATACTAAATCAGGAGGCACAAGAAAGCGATACAAATATAAAAAACATAAAAAACATAAGAACCATTAAATATTAAACATTAGTATTTAAAAATATATTTTCTTATCATAATAGGTAATAAAATATATTATGGCATTAGTAAAAGAATATTTAGACGTCACAAAAAAATACAAAGAACTTTATGGCGAAAAAACATTAGTATTAATGCAAGTAGGTAGTTTTTATGAATGTTATGCCATAAAAAAAGGAAAAAATGTGTATGAAGGGAGCAATATATTAGATTTTACTCAAATTAATGATATGGTTATTGCCAATAAAAATACTTTTGTAGATAATAATGAAGTAGTAATGGCTGGATTTTGCTTAGCACAAAAAGATAAATATGTTAAAAAAATGATAATGCATGGTTATACTGTTTTAGTTTACGATCAAACTAGTGATACAAAAAATACTACACGTTGCCTAGAGAATATATATTCTCCTGGAACATTTTTTGATAACAATGATTATTATAGTTTAACTAATGAAGATAGTAATAATGAAAATAGTAACACAAATAATAATTTAAGCAATAATACAATATGTATATGGATTCATTATAGTAAACTTAATAAATCAGTTAAAACAGAAAATGTTACTATTGGATTAAATATTATAAATATTTTTACAGGTAAAATAGTAAGTTATGAATATTATCATCCATTCTTAAATAGTCCAACAACATATGACCAATTAGAAAAATATATTTCAATATATAATCCTGCCGAAGCAATAATTATTACAAATATTACAAGCAAAATTTATAATGACAAAACTATTAAAAATACATATATTGATGATGTTATTAGTTTTGCCAATATTCATTCTCATAAAATTTATAAAATTTATTTAGATGAAACACAAGAACATAAACATAAACAAACACAAACACAAACACAAACACAAGAAAACAAAAGTAACATAATTAGTTTTGAAAAAGTGGCGTTTAATTGTGAAAAACAAATATATCAACAAGAATTAATTGATAAAATATACGGACAAGGTTCATATAGAGAGAAACACGAGTTTCAAAATTATAGTATTGCTAATCAAAGTTTATGTTTTTTAATTGATTTTATGTATAAGCATAATCCTTCATTAATTAAAAATATTAGTTATCCTTGTTTTGACAATGTTAATAATAAATTAATATTGGCAAATCATTCTCTCAAACAATTAAATATGATTAGTGACCAGCGCCATAATGGTAAATTAGGTTGCGTTGCTAATTTTTTGAACAATAGTATTACTAATGCTGGAAAACGAAAATTTCATTATGACTTATTACATCCGCTATGTGATGCCAATCTTTTGAATGATTGTTATGATGTCACTGAACATTTAATAAAAACAGAATTTTATAAAATTATTAGAGAATATTTATTAAATGTGAGAGATATTGAAAAAATAGAACGTAAAGTTATCTTAGGTAAAATAGATCCAAAAGATTTTGCTGTATTATATAGTAATCTCTCAAATGTTTCAAAATTATTTGAAAAAATAAATACTATTAAAGAAAATAGTGTACTGGCTACTTACATTAACAAGCATGTAAATTATAATATTTCTAATTTATGTACTATTATTAATCAATATATTGAAAAAACATTCGATTTAAATAAATTAGATGCTATTGTTATTGATAAACTAAATAGCTATAGTCTTGAGGAATTAGTTTTTATTAATGAAAACTATAATGAGGAACAAAACATATTATTTAAAAATAATATAGATTCGAAACAACAATTGGAAGTAATAGTTAATTATTTTTCTAATTTATTAAGTGATTATGAGAAACCAAAAACTTCAAAAAATAAACCTAAAGCCAAGAAAAACAATAGTTCTAATGAGAGAAATGAAAATGAAGAAACCAATCTTGAAAATAATGAAAATAGTGAAAATAGTGAAAATAGTGAAAATAATGAATCAACCGGAACATCATATGTTAAAATTCATGAAACTTCCAAAAATGAAGCATTATTACTAATTACAAAGCGCCGAGCAAGTATTTTAAGTGAATTATTACAAAAAATTATAAAAACATCTGGAGCAAAATGTAATATAAACTATATTTCCAAATATAGTAAAAAAAATGAAACCATAGTATTAGATTTATCAACTATTGTATTCAAAAATCACGGATCAAATAATTCAAATAATGTTATTGATTGTCCAGGCATAGTAAAAATAGCACAAACAATTCAAAATTCGAGAGAAGACCTAATAATTACAATACATAAAAATTATAAAAATATTATTGCTGAGTTCAATAGTTTAATAGTAAATGCAAACAACTCTAATAATTCAAATAATTCTAATTTATCATTATTAGGCATAATCTCTCAATTTATAGCACATATAGATGTATGTTATGCTAAAACATACAATGCTGTTAAATATAATTATTGTAAACCTGTAATTAGCAATGTAAGCAATGAATTATGTGAAAATACTAGTAAATCATATGTTAATTTTAAAAAAATTAGACATTGTTTAATAGAGCATTTAAATACTAATGAATTATATGTATCAAATGATCTCTCTGTAGGTTGTAATAATAATGGAATATTATTATATGGAACAAATGCCGTTGGAAAAACAAGTTTTATTAAATCACTAGGAATAGCTATTATAATGGCACAAGCTGGAATGTATGTTCCATGCGAAGAATTTACTTATTATCCATATGAATATTTATTTACACGCATTTTGGGAAATGATAATATATTTAAAGGTCTCTCAACATTTGCTGTAGAAATGTGTGAATTACGAACTATTTTAAAAAATGCTACATCTAAAAGTATTATTTTAGGCGATGAACTATGTTCTGGAACAGAAACTACATCGGCACTAAGCATTTTTGTAGCCAGTTTAGAGAGATTACATACATTAGAAAGCACATTTTTATTTGCTACACATTTTCACGAAATATTAGACTATGAAGAAGTAAAAAATCTTAATAAAATGAAAATTTATCATATGAGTGTGCTATATGATTATAACCAAAATACTCTAATTTATGATAGAAAATTGAGAGAAGGGTCAGGTGACGCAATGTATGGACTTGAAGTATGTAAATCATTGGCATTACCAGATGATTTTATTGAGCGAGCATATGTTATTCGAAATAAATATAATAAATCAAATGTTAGTGTATTAGAGGCAAAGAAAAGTCGCTACAATTCAAATAAATTACGCGGAATGTGTGAATTATGTAATGTTTATGAAAGCACAGAAGTTCATCATTTACAATTTCAAAAAAATGCAAAAAATGGAATTATAAATGGAGAATTTAATAAAAATCACAAAGCCAATTTAATAAATATATGTGAGATGTGCCACCAAAAAATTCATAGCTCAAATCAAGAATTTAGAATAACTAAAACCACTAATGGTTATAAATTACTTCCATTATAAATTAATAATATTTTTATAGTATAATATGGAACAATCTGTAAAATATCCAACTATAAAAGAAGCAACATATACTATTATTGCTCATGGAACCATGCTTACAACCATGTTCCATCGTTCAAAAAAGTATCATGCTATTAATATACCAGAAAATGTTGAGCTATATACGTTTGGTAATTTAGGAAAGTGTATACCAGCTTATACAGGAGAAACAGACTTTGTATGTAATATTTATCCAGAAAAATATAAAACAACACTAAGAACGGGAATTGTGCCGGCATTTAAATTTAGTCATGAATATGGAAAAATAAACAAATTTCCTGAACTATTTTTAACACCTGATTATGAAACGCCAGTATTATTTTACACAGGTATAACACATTGTATTCCAGAAATATTTAGAACTAGTGACTCAAGAGAAAAAGAAATTATTTATAATATTGATGCTAAAAATACCAAAAATTGTGAATGTAGTTCAATAGTTCTTAATAAAAACACAACCTCATATGATTGTAATAAAAAATACAGCGACGATTATAAAAACAAATTAGCAGATTACAAATATGAACCCAATGTTCAAAATGCTAATACTAATAAATGTGGTCCAATTTTGTTAAGTGAAGCTTTAAAAATTATTCAAACACATAGTAAAAAAAATTATGAATCCAAATGTATGATAAAAATTTATATATTTGCATGTTTTGAAGAAACGGATTTACATATATTAGTTAAAAATAATAAGCAACAATACGAAGCCGCAAAGAGAAGTTTGAACTCGCAACCCAATTCTCCAATTGCTTGTATTAGTATAAAAGATAGTCCAAAGGTTTGTTTTGCAGAAAGTCTTGAACCAAATAGTGTAGGATTGATTGCGTTTGATGAAACATCGCGCAAAAAAGAACAAGTTAAAATTCATGACCAGCACCAATCTTTATTAGAAGAGTTTAAAAAAAAAGATATTACACACAAAGAGCAAGAAAAAATTAACTTAATGGAATATTATTATGAAGTTATGAAACATAATACAATTGAAAAAGTTGATTTTGAAAACTTTGTAGAAAGTTTAAGTTTCTTTAACGCTAATCCCTTAATAAAATCGCATCTTTCTAAATATTTATTTATGGTTAACTCTACAAAATTTGAATTTATAACTTATAAAGATGCCTATATGAAATTTACAAAAGACTTAAGTAAACAATTTAGTGGAACACATGAAGAAGTATTTGAGCAATTAGAAAAAAAATATCGAGCACGTAACATACATAAGCTTGGTGAGTATTTACTTAATGCAATATACAAACTTGATGACGATGATAGTGACAATGACATTGATATTTTGCCTAAGTTCAATACAATTAATTTAGTGAGTCCATTTGTTACAAAAGCTAGTGATGCTGATTTAACTGATGCAGTCTATTATCAATTAAAAGGATTAATAAAATATGAACAAGCAAAATTAGGAGAAGGTGGTCGTCGTAAAAAAACATTACGCAAAAAATACAAAAAACCAAAAAAAACTAAACACATAAGAAGATTTACACATAATCTTAAAAGCAAAAAACACACAAAGAAGTAGTATAAAAATAATAAAAATATAAAAATATAAAATATAAAATATAAAATATAAAATATTATATTAATGTAATATGAAATAATCAAAATCTTCGTCTCCAAAATTTGAAGAATAAACAGCAACATACATTATAAATGCGCAAAGAAGTATAAAATTTTATATAATCTTATAAAATTTTATATTAATTATACACACATAATACTATGTTATTTATATATTTATATATTAATATATAAAGAATAATACTTATAATGCCATATTTATTTATGTGCTTTACTTTTTCTTCTTGATCCACGAAGCGTAGTCATTATTTTTTGTGTTGCCCCTATCACTCTACGCGATAGTGATTTCTTTGTTGATGCCACAAATGCCTCTGCTTTCATTGTTGCCTCTTGTAGTTCCTTTTTTCGCTCCGCCGCCAAAGCCGTCGACGCCTTCTCCATCGTAATCGCCTCTTTAAGCGCTTGCTTTGCGTTTGCTAATCTCTCCTTGGCTGCTCTCACTTCAGTCCAGTCTTTAGGACTGCTAAACATAGAAGCTTGCGCATACTCCGTAAAATTATAAACCGCCTGCTGTCGATTTATCACATAAGCCTCTGCCGCCTCCCTCGCCGCCGTCGCCTTCGCCGCCGCCATTTGAGCTCCCTCCGCCCTTATTTCCGCCTTTTCCAATTCAACTATAGGATCGTATGCGTCATGATAATCGCCTTCAGAGCTGCTAATGCTGCTCCTCCTACTTGGTGTTCTTGGTAGTGAAGGATAAAGACTAACAGGCAATCCCATAGGCACCGAATTAATGTCTGGTTCAACAATAAGACCAAGGGGTATTTCATCTATTTGTGATGACCGATCTGCTATCATTCCTGCCTTGGCAAGCAATGGAAGGCGTCTATAATAATTTTTCTTTTTGTTCTTAAACTTCATATTTTTTTTTGTTTTGCGCATTTGTTTATATACTATAAAAATATAAAAAACAAATGAAAAAATTATAAATAATTTTATTTATGTGCTTTACTTTTTCTTGTTGATCCACGAAGCGTAGTCATTATTTTTCGTGTTGCCCCTATCACTCTACGCGATAGTGATTTCTTTGGTGCTGCTTTGAATTCATCTGCTTTGAATTTATCTGCTTCTATTTTTGCCTCTAGTAGCTCTTTTTCCCGCTCCGCCACAAGAGCCACCGCTGCTGCCTCTTTCGTAGTCGCCTCGTCAAGCAGTCGCTTCGCGCGTTCTCGTCTCTCCTCGTACATTCTCATTACCCCTGCCCAGTAGATCTTTCTCTCCTCCAGAGAGAGAGAACTATCAGAATATATAATATACTCGTTATAAGCTCTTATATAATAAGCTCGAGCTAGCGAATAATCTTGTTCCTTCAAATATGTCTGCGTGTGCGCACTGCGCGCCGCCGTTTGAGCTTTCTTCAACTCTATTTCCGCCTTTTCCAATTCAACTTCATAATCGACAGCATCAACATAATTGCCTTCAGAGCTGCTAATGCTGCTCCTCCTACTTGGTGTTATTGGTAGTGGAGGATAAAGACTAACAGGCAATCCCATAGGCACTGGATTCAAGTCTTGTTCAACATTAAGACCAAGGGGTATTTTATTTATTTGTGATGACCGATCTGCTATCATTCCTGCCTTGGCAAGCAATGAAAGGCGTCTATAATAATTTTTCTTTTTGTTTTTAAACTTCATATTTTTTTTGTTTTACGCATTTGTTTATATACTATAAAAATATAAAAACAAATTAAAAAATTATAAATAATTTTATTTATGTGCTTTACTTTTTCTTTTTCTGGTTTTTGTTCTTGTCTTTGTTTTAGTTTGTAATTTATTTAGTTTTCTTCCCCTTGCCTCAATAATACCTGTAATCTTCACTTCATTAGTTTTTTTTGTTGTTCCCCAAACCGCATTCCTCATTCTCCGTGTTGTTTTTGTTAATGCTCTATTTGCCGCCTCTCTCGTTTTGGTCGCTTTTGCCATTGCCAATGATATTGCCTCTGAAATCGCTTTTGTCATTGTCTTGACAGGAATTGATCGAGTAGTTGAGTTATGTAATACTTGTGCTTTTAAATCTCTTGCTTCTAATAAATTTTTAATTAATAAGTCATAACTCTTCCAAACACGACGTTGTGACTCTTCATCTTTGTATTTACAATAATACATATATCCATAAGAAACTGGCTGCTTATTCATCAGAGCATCTATATAAAAAAAAAACACACTATTATTGAAGGAAGGTAAGCAACACATAGAAGATAGTAATGCTGCTTCAACATATGAACCAGAACCAAGTAAATTATAAATAAGTCTAGCAATACCATCATCCCGTGTATGTGCTTGTCGACTAGATAGTTGCGTTATTCTATGTAATGGTATTTGTGTGGTTGTCGGTGCTATCGTAGTTCTTAGCTTCTCAGTATGAATTATTTGTATAGCTTTATTGTATATCTCTACAAAGTAAGGATGAATTCGTAAAATTTTTTTTCGTTTTGTTAATTCCAATTGTTTTATTGCCTCCATTGAATTTACTAAGAAATCAGTATCAAACTTATTTTCAAACCCTACTCTACTTGTTCTACCAAAATCAATTACAACAGGATTAATATTTACTTTAGTTACTTTATTTTCTATTATATTTTGCTCTGCACAAATTAATATATTACCTCGATGCATGTCTCCATGAATGAAACCTCTTTTAAGCATTATTACTGTTATAAATAAAGTTATAAAACAACTAAATTCCTCTAAAGTAAAATGAGGAAGTTCTATTCCATATAAGAAAAAATTATTTAGTGTATAATTACGAGGGTAAATTTTTACAAAATTACCCAAATCTGTACATTTATAATATTCCATAATAATTATATGCTGTGCTACATCTTTTATTGTAATATGAGAAGAAACTAAGTGAGGTGGTATTTTTAATTTTTCTGCCAAATGTTTTGATACTTTTTCTAAAATGTCTTGTGTAATTGTTGAATATAAATTGAACCTTTTTAGAAGAGCATTAATAGAGTTTCCAATTGGTGTGTAGTCTTTATTACATGTCATTTCACTATGAAGAAAAGATGGACATATTGGAAATATATTATCAAGAGCACTAAGAGCTTTATGTTGATTAATTTCATTTGAGAATTCTTGTAAATCTATTTCTAATTGCGGTGATAAAAATTCATACGCCATAAGTTTTAATAGTAAAACGCTTGGACTATTACTACCCGGTATTTTTTTAAAATATTTTCTAAATTTACTATTATCAAATGATAGAGTAAACAAATATGCAGGAGTATAGTGATTTTTGGTTAAGAGTTTTATAGTTGTATCTTTATCAGTTAATATTTCTTCTATTACATCTGTTATTTCAACTCCATCTTTTAAATCAATAGCACCTCCTTCTAAAAACATATGTATTATATATATAATACTATAATATATAGAAAAATATTTTATAATTAAAATTAGATATCACAATCTCTCACAATCTTGCAAAAAATCATTTTGAACAAAAGTCACATAAAAAAATATTTAAAATTTTAACTATCGAATTTTAATTTTCATTAACATATACTTTTTGACATCTTGGAAGTTTCACTTTAAGAGTTTTCTCAAGTAAAGCAATTTGAGAATTAGTAGGTAATTCTTTATTTGCTTCCCATCGAGATAAAATTAATTGAGATATTCCAATACTAGATGCTAATTCTTTTTGATTTTTTCCATTAATTACTCTTGCTTGCGCAATGATTTTTCCAAGAGGTTCTTTAACAATCATTTTTTCCACTTGAGTTACTTTATTTGAAGTAATTTGCGGTTTTTTTATAGTATCTTTATTTTTAGTTACTTGCGTTTTAAGTTTAATAGAATTCCAATCTTGATGTTCCATAACGTATTATTTAAATTATTTAATATTAAATAAATTAATAAAAATTATTTATCAATTTTTTTAATTAAATTAAATTAAAAACAATACATATATAAATGCACAAAAATTTGGTTCCTGCTATTATTTTTATATTAATAACAATAATAGTAAGCATATTATTATTAAATTATTATCAAGTTAATATAGAAACTACAAATTATGATAATTTAAAACTAAATAGGGCAGTAATATTTGAAACTTTTAAAAACAATTATTTTTAAAATTGAATATAAATGTATATAAATATTTTATAATATATAATATAATATAATATAATATGATTATTCCAGTAAAATGTTTTACTTGCGGCAAAGTATTAGCAAACAAATATAGATATTATCAGCGTGAAGTTCAAAAACGAAAAATTGATAAGTCTATGGAAGTTAATAAAGTAGTATATTTAACAAAAGAGTTTATGGATAAAACACCTGAAGGAGAAGTGTTAGATATTTTACAATTGAAAAAGAGTTGCTGTAGAAGACATATGATTACACACGTTGATATTGAATAATACTATTTTAAAATATATAAAAAATAAAAAATAAAATCTTTTATATTTTTTATATTTTTTATATATTTTATATATTTTAAATATTTTTCTATATATAATGAGTAACTATAGAAAAATAACTAGAAGAAAAAATAAGAGAAAAAATAAATCTAGAAAATTAAAGTTAAATAATAAATATAGAAAAAGATATCAAATAGGGTGCTCTAGAAAAAATTATATGAAAGGAGGTGGAATATCTCCAATACAATCAGTATTTGATACTATGAATACTTTAACACATAATGGTACTGGTTTATGGAACCAATATGTAGGAGAACCTACGCCTCAACCAAGTCCAAATCCTACAATACATCCTACAATACTTGTATGATAAATAACATTTTTTATTTATAAAAATTTTTATTTATAATATTTTTTTATAATATTTTATAATATTTTATAATATTTTATAATATTTTATAATATTTTATAATATTTTTTTATATCTATAAATTATAATATGGCGTATATTAATAAATATATAGCAGATTTTAAAAATTTATGCTCGCCTGCTTTTATTTATTTGTTTATATCAGTGTTAATATTTATTGTTATTGCCATACAAAATTTTGGCAATACAACAAAATATTGTTTAGGAGCATTTGAATGTGAAATTCCAAATACATTTTTAATATTTATTTTTAAAGCGTTATATATATTATTTTGGACATTTATATTAAATTCATTATGTAAAGCAGGATACAAAGAAGTATCTTGGTTTTTAGTAATATTACCATTAGTATTATTATTTGTTATTTTGGGTTTAATTATTATAACATATTCTGTAACGCCTTTAATGATTTAATAATGATTAAATAAATATTAACATATAAAATATTAACATATAAATTATTAACATATAAAATATTAACATATAAAATATTAGTATTAATTAATACTAATATTTACTATGACTACTAAAAGTAAAATACAATCACCTGATACATTAATAGACGAAAATATAAGTAGTTTTATAAATCACGAAGAATTAGCTTGGTTAATTATAGATAAATATTTTAGTCATGATCCAAATATATTAGTAAAACATCATTTAGAGTCTTTTAATGATTTTTTTAATAACAAAATCTACAATATTTTTAAAGAAAAAAATCCAATATTAATAATAAAAGAACAAGATGAAGAATCCAAAGAATATAATTATAGAGCAGAAATATACATTGGCGGTATTGATGGAAAACGACTCTATTTTGGAAAACCAATAATATATGATACAAACCGAGAACACTATATGTTTCCCAATGAAGCCCGCTTAAGAAATATGACTTATGCTATAACTCTTCATGTTGATGTAGAAGTAGTTTATAAAATTATGAATAGCGACGGACAATATAGCGAAACAAAATCATTATTAGATAAAATTTATTTAGGAAAATTTCCAATTATGTTAAATTCTGATTTGTGTATTTTAAACAATTTAGATCCGCTAGTAAAATTTAATATGGGTGAATGTAGAAATGATCGCGGAGGATATTTTATTATTGACGGAAAGGAGAAAGTTCTAGTGTGTCAAGAAAAATTTGCCGATAATATGCTTTATGTTAAATCCGATTTTAATGAATTATATAGTCACTCAGCAGAAATACGCTCTGTATCAGAAGATGCTTCTAAACCAATACGAACTCTAAGTATTAGAATATTACGTCCAGATACTAAATATAGTAATAACCAAATTTTAGTAAATGTTCCAAATGTTCGCAAACCAGTTCCATTATTTATACTAATGAGAGCACTTGGTATAGTAAGCGATAAAGAAATTATAAAAACGTGTTTATTAGATTTAGAAAAATATGAAAATTATATGCCATTATTTATTCCATCTATTCATGATGCTGGTAATATTTTTAATCAAGAAGTAGCACTAAAATATATGGCAACACTAACAAAAGGCAAAACATTAGCACACATTTTAGAAATATTAATGGATTATTTATTACCACATATTGGAGAAAATAAATTTATTGAAAAAGCATTCTTCTTAGGACATATGGTAAAAGAGTTGCTACAAGTTTATAAAAATGATAAAAAATCAACAGATCGTGATAGTTTTAAATATAAAAGAGTAGAATTGGCCGGAACACTTATTTACGATTTATTTAAGGAATATTACACTTTACAACAAAAGCATATTTTTCAAAAAATAGATAAAGAATATTACTACAAAAAAGGAATTTACCAAAATGATTTTATTAGTTTAATAGAAAATAACTATTTAGAATATTTTAAAGAACGTATTTTAGAAAACGGATTTAGAAAAGCATTTAAAGGTAATTGGGGCGCCGAAGAACATACAAAACGACCTGAAGTAGTTCAAGATTTAAATCGTCTATCTTATAACTCTTTTATGTCTCATTTACGTAAATTAAATTTACCATTAGATTCAAGTGCTAAAATTATTGGACCACGACTATTACATTCATCTCAGTGGGGTATTATTGATCCTGTTGATACTCCCGATGGTGGAAATGTGGGTTTACATAAACATATGTCTCTTGGATGTTTAATAACAAGTGGTTATTCCGGAAAACCAATAATAGAATTATTGCGCACAGTATTTTTTATGGAATTATTAAGCGAATGCACTATTGACTATATTGCTCATTGTAGTAAAGTATTTGTAAATGGAGCATGGGTTGGAATAGTAACTAAACCGGTTGAAGTAATTGACTTATTAAAAAAATATAGGCGAATTGGTTTAATACCAATATATACAAGTATTACTTGGTCAATAAAAGAAGATATTATTTATATTTATAGTGACTCAGGTAGATTAACAAGACCTGTTCTTTATTTACAAAATAATAAATTATGTTATGAAAATGATTTTATTTATAATAAAATGATTTCACAAGATTTCAAATATGAAGAATTATTAATAGGATTTAACAAATTTAAAATTTTAAATAAAGAAAAAAAAGAAGTTTCAGTTGAATTAAATTCCTTTATTAACTCTAATAAAGTATTTTTTAATTTTTATGACCTATATGATAAATCTGAGTCAATGGACCCTGTAAATGCGATTGATGAGTTAATTAAAAAAGGTGGAATAATAGATTATTTAGATACATCAGAAACTGAAACATCGTTAATAGCAACATATAGCGAACAAATTACTAAGTTTACTAGTCATTGTGAAATTCATCCATCATTATTATTGGGCGTTATGGGTAATCAAATTGTATTTCCAGAAAGTAATCCATTGCCAAGAGATCTTTTTTCTTGTGGGCAAAGCAAACAAGCTGTTAGTTTATATAATTCAAATTATCAAAATCGTATTGATAAAATGGGTGTTGTATTAAATAATGGACAAATACCTCTTGTAAAAAGTCGCTATTTAAAATATATTTACAATGAGGAACATACTTGTGGAATAAACGCAATTGTTGCTATTGGTTCTTATGGTGGATACAATGTCGAAGATTCCATATTATTTAATGAAGGTTCAATAAGACGAGGTATGTTTAATACTACTTATTTTAATATGTATGAGGCGCGCGAAGAAAGCACAAAAGTGGCCGGAACAAATATAGATTCAAAATTTGTAAATATTGAATCAAAAACAGTATTTGGTAAAAAACCCGGTTATGATTATTCTTACTTAGATGAGCACGGATTAATTAAAGAAAATACACCATTAGATGATAAAAAAGTGGTAATAGGAAAAGTGACAAATAATATAAACATTGCTGATACATTTTTAGATGCTTCTGTAACACCAAAAAAAGGACAATTGGGTTATGTTGATAAAGCATTTATTACAGAAGGCGAAGAAGGATTTAGAATTGCTAAAGTCAGAATAAGAGAAGAAAGAATACCAGCACAAGGTGATAAATTTTGTAGTAGATGCGGTCAAAAAGGAACGGTGGGATTAATAATACCAGAAGAAAATATGCCATTTACTGCCGAAGGAATAAGACCAGATTTAATAATAAATCCTCACGCACTTCCAAGTCGTATGACTATTGGTCAATTGGTAGAAACATTGATGGGAAAAGCATGCGCACACTATGGTGGATTTGGAGATTGTACGGCATTTGTAAATAAAGGTCCAAAACATACTATCTTTGGAACATTATTGAGAAATATTGGTTATAGTTCCACGGGTAATGAAATAATGTATAGTGGAGAATCGGGAGAACAATTAAATATGGAATTTTTTATTGGACCTTGTTATTATATGCGTCTTAAACATATGGTTAAAGATAAAATAAATTATCGCGCACAAGGTCCAAGAACAGCACTAACACGACAAACGGTTCAAGGGCGCGCTAATGATGGTGGGTTGCGGATTGGTGAAATGGAACGCGACGGAATTATTGCGCACGGAGCAACAGCATTTTTAAAAGAATCTATGTTAACACGCGGAGATGATTATTATATAGCAATATGTAATACAACCGGAACTATTGCTATTTATAATGAATCCAAGAATATTTTTATAAGTCCTTTTGCCGATGGACCGCTAAAATTTTCTGAAAATTTTGAAAATTCTATGAATTTAGAAGTTATTTCAAAATATGGTAAATCATTTAGTATTGTTCGTGTTCCTTATTGTTTTAAATTATTAATGCACGAACTACAAGTTATGAATATTCAAATGCGCATTATTACGGAAGATAATATAGAACAATTAACTTCTATGAATTATGCTAAAACAATAGAAAATTTAAAATTAACAAAATTAACAGAAAAAGAACAGCTAGAATTTTCTAAGAAATATACTAAACAATTAACAAATGTTCAATTACAAGAAAAAACAACAGAACAAATTATAAAAGAAGATGAAGCAAAAGCAAAAGAAGCAGAAGCAAAAGAAGCAGAAGCCAAAGAAGCAGATGAAGAAAGCGACAATGACGGACTTAGTCAAGTAACAATTGATTCTATTAAACGTGCCGAAGAAGAATTTGAAAAATACAAAGATCTTGAGGATTTTGAAAATGAAGAACAATCACCTATTAATATTGGAGATGAAGTAAATAATGATGAATTAGAAATAGAAAATTTAACCACTTCAAATTCAAAAGAGGAACTTGACCAAAAAGTGGAACTTGACCAAAAAGTGGAACTTGACCAAAAAGTGGAACTTGACCAAAAAGTGGGACTTGACCAAAAAGGAGAGTCTAGTCCAAAAAGTGTAAAAATAAATGAATCTAAAAACGAAGATATTTTAGAAATAGAAGAATTACCAATTGAAGATGAAAGTAAAAAAGAAATGTCGTTATTAAAATTATCAACAACTCCAACTATTGAAACTATTAAAGAAGAATCTGATTTAAATAGCAGTTTACAAAAGAAAACAATAAAAATAAATCAACAATAATAAATCAACAATAATAAATCAACAATAATAAATCAACAATAATAAATCAACAATAAAATTATTTTATATTATAATTGATATAAATTAAAAATAAAAAAACTATTATATTATTATAACTTAACTATGAGTAATAGCAATAGTTTTATTATTAGTATTTATAATTCGCGAAAAAATTTACTAGAAATTTTAAACGAGCGCGGATTTAATATTGAAAAATACTCCGATTTTGGAATTACAGAAATTGGAATTTTATTAGAAAGTAATCAATTAGATATGTTATTAGAAAATGAAGCAACAAAAAAAAAAATTTATGTAAAGTATTATGTTTCTAAAGTTATAAAACCTCAAAATATTTATGATATAGTTGAAGATTTATTTCATTTAGAATCCATTTTAGAAAAAAAAGATGATTTAATGGTAATTATAAAAGACGAACCCAACGAAACAATGTTAGAAAATATTAAAGATATTTGGGTTTCTGAAAATATTTATATAAGTTTAATAAATATTAAGCGACTTCAATTTAATATTTTAAAGCATGTATTAGTTCCTAAGCATACTATTTTAACACATAGTGAAAAAGAATTATTTATGAAAAAATATAATATTTTTGATAAATCACAAATTCCTGATATTTCATATTTTAGTCCGGTATCGTTAGTAATGGGAATTAGACCTGATGATGTTGTAAAAATTGTGCGACCAAGTCGCACATCAATTAACACTGATTATTATAGAATTTGTAAGTTATATTAAAAATATTAAAAATTAAAATAATATAAAATAAAACAAATGTATTATAATTTATAATTTATAAATTATTTTTTATAAATTATATAGTAATATAGTAATATATTAGTTTATAATGAATAATTATTTTACTTTTGATGCTTGTTATAAAAAACCAGATGCTATTACTGATTCTAGTTTTGAAAGACATTTAACAAATAATTTTTATAAATCGAGTGTATCGAGTGTAAAAGAATGTGAAACTCAATCTTTAAGAAATAATAGCGATTTTTTTTTAATTAATGATATAGTAGATACTTCATTAAATAATACTATTAATAATACTATTATAAATTGTTATATTCCAAAAATAAGTAATAGCAACCAAACTTTATTTGGCTCTAATACAGAAAGGGTTAGAGGTCAACAATTTATATTTGATAGTTTATTTAAATCAGACGATACTATTGCCCCTTATATTAAACAAGAAACACCTAATCCTATGGACATATGTAGTAATACTTTAATGTTTAATCAAAATAAAAATGTTGCTGACACAAGATGTTTTAGATATACACTCGATAGTCAAGTATATGCACCACGCAAGTATTATGCTTATTATAAAAAACCAATATTAAATGCAGAAAATATTAATCGTCTCAACTCTATTAAACATCCTAGGGATTATAGCAACAACTTAGTTACTTTACAATCATATAAAGAGCTACTTAGAATTGACACAGCAGATTCAACAAATAATGGTGCCTTAGTAGCAGCATTCGAAAAGTATATATGTTCAAATAGTCCTTCTGACAAAGAACTTTTAACCACTGAAATTAATAACTTAAAGCAAGTGTATAATGACTTTAGAACTAAATTAAACGAAATAAAATTGGATCTATCATCAATTAATTATATCAATAGTTTTGACGATGACGCATTAAAAGCATTAGATTTAAACATTGCTAGCAAAAAACACGAATTAAATGGTTTATTAGGTTCTGGTGGAGCAAATAATGGAAGATTAGATGATACAACTTTATTAACTCAATTTAAAATAGTAGAAAATAGTATATTATTATTACTTATTATATGTGCTATATTTTTTTTAACTAAAAGTAAAAAAACAATTTTAGCAACTTAAAGTTTAGTTCAAGACTTATATTAATATTATAATCAAAAAAAATATATTATAATATTAAGAATATTTAATATTATGACAAGTGAAAATAAAGTTATATTTTATTCTGAAGAATTAAATGAAGATATTTATCAAAATACAAAATTATTAAATTCAAAAAAAAATATTTTAGAAAATAGCGAAAAAGAACAAATAAATCAAAATTCATACAATACAATAGTTGAAACAAAAGACTATTTAGGATGTGTTAACAATAATTGTAGTGCTATTAATTGTAATTGTTCTAATACTAAATGTCATTGTTCTACTAATATAAATAATACTAATACTAATACTAATACAAATAATACTAACAATACAAGCAATAACTCAAATATAGAACATAGTATAGAACGTAATATAAATAATTATATTTCAAACGTAATAGATTTTCTGTTTGTATTATTATTAGTAGGACTATTAATTTTTATAATATATAAAAGAGAATCTGTATATTTGTTATATGTTTTAGGAATAACTTTATTATACATTTTTATAAAATTTTTAATGTTATCAAATTTATAACATAAAAGTAAAAATATATTTATTTAATATATTATTATAAAATTAAATAAAATATTTTAAAATATTAAGTATATTATGAAAAGTAAAAATTTATTTAGTTCAATGAAAAATGTTGGCACTAATTTAAAAAACAACAAATATATCAATCCTGCTATTATTACAATAATAGTAGTATTTAGTATTTATTTGTTATATTTTAACGATAAAATATATGTTCAAGATAGTATTACAAATAGTTTAAATGAAAATAACAATACTAGCAATAATGAGGACACTAATGAAAATAGCGACCAAGATTATTTTATTGAAAATTTTGATGTTGGTAAATATGTAGATGTATGTAAAAATAGAAATACACATATTTATAATTTAATAACAGGAACATTAACAGGTGTCACAGAGCATCAGGGAAGTAACACTATGCGTGAATGTGAAGCTTTATGTACTAACAGCGATTGTAAAGTTTTTGCTTTAAATAATACTGGTAAATGCATTACATATAGTGGAGAACCATCTAGAGCTACAGGAGATCCTATTAAAGTAAGTTGTAATTCAAAAATATTCGTTTCTCCTAATACATATAATACAGGTCCATATAATGGTATTGGTTATATAAACAAAAATTATTTTGAAGATAATAAATCTGATTTAAGTTATATTGACCCATTTTTACAGGAAAGCATAGAAGTTTTAGCAGATTTACAGACTATACAATCTAAGAGAAATGATTTAAATAATTTAACTCCTGCACAATTTGATTCGCAGTATCAAACTAAATCACGAGATATAGTGACTGATGAGATTGCTTTATTTAATAGGTTTGATAGAATAAATAGAGAAATTATGGACATTAGTAGAAACATGTTATTTACAGATCAGTTTGCTACTACCACTGATATACCAAATACTATTTTGGCACCTACTAGGAGAAGCACTGAAGACGATAATACCTTTTTTGACTATTTAGATGATAAATATGATAAGGTTAAAATATCTAACAATTTAGATGGAGTATTAGATGTCAAATCAGAAAATTTTGTAGTTAATAATGTTCGTTATTTGATTTTAGCAGTTATAATGATTATAACTATTATAATACTTATTTTATACAAATCCTCCAATTTTATAAATGAAAAAATATTAATAGCATATATAATTGTTGTTACATTTTTAGTATTATTTATAACTCAACAATTAAAATTTTAATTTTAATTTTTAAATATAATGCTTTGTGTTATATATAACATTTATTTATTTATTTATTTATTTTAATATATTTATAAATTTATAATATAACATTTATTTATATATATAAATGTTATATGTTGATCCTTTAGGAAACAAAACAAACTTAAATACTTTAAATTCATCATATACTTATACAAATAAAATAAATAATTTTAGAAAAAATCATATTTTAAATAATGCTAGATTAGAAGATATAGAAAAAAGAAATGCTTCAAACAAGATAAATTTTATTATTTACTCTGTATTTGCTTGTATTTTTATAATAGTATTTTTAGTTTTTCTTAGAAAGTTAAATAGATAGTATGTTGTATATTTATATATTTATTAATTTATTTTAAATAAATAAATAAATAAATTAATAAATATATAAATATATAAATATATAAATGGCAAATCTAAATCCAGATACAGATTATTCTTCAAATATTGGCGCATTGAATGCGATTAATTCAACAGACTTAAATGCTTTAGAAAATTTACTCATAAATCATAAACAATTAGTAGATGATAGTACAAGTTTATTAAACAATATTGGAACAGATCCTGAAAGCATGGCCAAACTAGATAGAGAACAAGAAAGTTTAGAAGCATCACGTGCTAATATGATTAGTAAAAAAAATGAATTAATGAGACAAAAATCTGATATGCTAAAAAAAGAAATTGTAATAAATGGTAAAAATATAACTTTAGAAACATGGGTAGAAACTCATCCTTTTGAAATGTGGAATTATTCTAATAAAATTTCTAGAATAGAGGTCCATTATACAAGTTTTGGAATAATGGGTTTACGAATTTTTTATAGAGATCCCAATAAAGCAACTGAAATAATAGGAGTTGTAAATAGCACAGATGCTTCAATGCCAACATCAATTGAAAATGTTAATTTTACAGATGATGAGTGGTTAGTTGAATTTCAAATTATGCAGTCAGATGATACTACAATAAGTTCTGTTTTATGTAAAAATATTAGTTTTTATACAAATAAAAATCCAGAGGGAGCACCACCTAAAGTAACTATTCCGGCATCATCAGAAAACAAAGCTACACAAAAAAAAAAATATTATGTTGATGGAACAAGACGAACTTGGTTACAACATAAAGCTAATGCGGAATCACAAGGAGCAGAATTAGCTTGTTTTGAAAATTCGGCAGAAATATCTAAAATGTTAGGACAATTAGGAAATGCCAGATTTCAAAATGGTGGTTCTTTTTATATTGGTTTATATCATCCAAATGCTCTAATACCAAATAACAATAAAGGAGGAGCACAACCATATAATGTTCCAGCCAATAGAAATAGTAATTGGAAATGGGTTGATGGAACACCATATAATCCAAATACTACCAATTGGGGTGGAGGAGAACCAAATAATTGGGGTCCTGGTGAAAATGTTGGTCAAATGTATAATAATGGAAGAATAAATGATTTAACAAAAACTAACAGATTAGCAGCTATTTATCAAAAAAAAATAATAACTGCCACAGCAAAAACAGGGAGACAAAGTGGCAAACATATTTCATCATTTGGAAAATATGGAATAACATATGAACCTATTACAAGTCCTGATATTCTTCAAAAAACTAATGCTGAGTCTGCCGTAGACAATACTTATGATGTTATTAAAGATATAGAAGCGAGTGCTAAAACTTTAGATACTAGTATAAAAGAGATTGATGAAGCAATAGCAAAAATTACTACAAATATTGAACATATTAAATCAAAAAGAAAATTACTTAATGATTTAAATTCTGCTGGAGATGAATTTTTGGATAGGCGTGCAACCAATCAAGCAATAATTAATGAGCGTGTTGCGGCTACTCAAATTCAAGGGTTTTCTAATCTAGACGGAAATTTTTTTTCTGATTATATATCAAATATGAGAGAAGGTTTTAAAGAAGGTGTTGTAACTGGTATGGGAGGTGCTGTTGGAAGTACTCAAACAGACACAGACGAAGAAGAAGGTGTTGTAACTGGTATGGGAGGTGCTGTTGGAATTACTCAAACAGACACAGACGAAACTACACAAAATATAATGAGGGGAATACAAGGACTCAAAGCAACAGAAATAGGTAATGCTATTAGTGAATATGCTATTAAAAAAGATAATCTTTTTACTAATGTTTTAACGGATTATATGTTAAATAATGAGAAACAAAATGATTTTGAAGCTGTTTATGAAAAAATTAATCAACAAAATACAGATAAGATGCGCAAAATAGAAATAAATACGTATTATGATAAAGCATATAAAGAATACATAAATATATTACAAATTATTATATTTGCTTGTGTAATACTTGTTCCAATTGTTATTGCTAATAAAAATTCCTTGTTACCTAACAATATTACAAATATATTGGTTGTGTCTATTATATTTTTAACAATAATTTATATTATTAGTAAATTTATGGATATTTACATGAGAGATAATAAAGATTTTGATAAAATACAAATACCTTATGATAGAGAAGCAGTCAAAAAACAAGCAAGCGGTGAATTAACAAGAAAAAAAAATTTATTTTCAACATTTGCTCTTACATGTATTGGCGCAGATTGCTGTCCTGGAACTAGTGGCGAATTGATTTATGACGCTACTAAAAATAGATGTGTGGCAAGGGCGTCCGTCACGGCGCCGCCCGGCGGCGCGGGCGGGGGTGGCGCGGGTGCTGGTGGCGCGGGTGCTGGTGGCGCGGGTGCTGGTGGCGCGGGTGCTGGTGGCGGGGGTGGCGTGGGTGGAGGAGGCGTGGGCGGAGGAGGCGTGGGTGGCGGTGGCGTGGGTGGCGGTGGCGTGGGAGGAGGTGGCACGCCGCCGATCGTGGACACTTTTTCGAATTATTTTGATAAACCTATTGGTGGATATTTAGACGAAACTTTAAATGGCTATCTTGATTCTTCCATTGATAGATTTATGGGTGGTTCTGGTCAAGTTTCAATAGTTCAACCATTTACGTCATCTATAAATATGGAAAATTTAGTAGGAGCATCATTACAAAATAGTAGTCCAACAGCTATGAATGCGACAAGTAGACAACGAAGAGGATAAATTATTATAAGAATTATACATTATTTCATATTTAACATTAAATTAACGTTAATTAATATTAATTAACATTAATTAAGATAAAAATTAAATAATATTAAATTATATTAGTTAACATTTCATTATGGGAAATAACAAATCAAAACCTTCTTGTGGTGAATGTAATTGTCAAAGTGAAGTTCCAAGAGTAATAAGTGCTTGTAATAACGCTGGAGAAAAAGGAGTATCAAATACTTTAGAAAAAACTATAACTGGCCTATTAGGAAAAGAAAATTCTGACTTTATTATGAAAGAATATTCTAGTGCCGTCGGTAATCAAGGTTCAAATAGTAAATGGGTTTCTGATTATAATAAAATAAAAGAAAGTTATAACAATTTTGAAGGATTTATTGAAGGTAATGAAGAATGTGTTCGTTGTGATTGTGTACAAGCAGCCAATGAAATAATTCAAGATTGTGTTAATGCTGCACAAAAAGTTCCAAGTGCTATTAGTGATTTAGTTGATGATGAAACTATACGAGCAAGTATGAATAAATTAGCTTCACCTATTATAGATTCAGCAAAAGGCATAAATACAGAAACCAATAATGATTGGAAAACTATATTTTATCCAAACATTAAAGAAAGTTTTGAAAATAATGCATTATATCAATTTTCACAAGATGCTTTACAATCTCGATATGATACTTTTAGCTCTAGTACTGGATGGGCGCGTGATTGTGGAACTAATGCATATACTACAATGACTTCTTTTATAACTACTGAAAGAAATATATTAGACACTTTTTATAGTTATTATGTAGCATTTCTTAAAGATTATGAGACATTATATTTACATAAAGAAACATTTTCAAAAACTATAAATAATAAATTAGACGAATTAGGAAAAATACAGGCAAAAATAGATAGTTATAAAAAAAACTTACATGTAGATAATAGAAAAAATCTATATCAATCAAATAATTATGATTTTTATATTAATGTCAGGTTTTACATGTTAATAGTATATTATAGTATTATAATTGTATATTTAATATTTTCTAAGTTTTTTAGTGAAAAACAATACACAAATAAAATATTAGTTTTGTTATTATTCATATATTTAATAATTCCAATAGTATTAGGATACTTAATAAATTTTGCGTATGAAGGATATATTTACTTTTTAGAATATAATAATATAAAAGAAGATACAAAAAGCTACGAAGATATTATAAATAAAAATATTACGTAATATATATAATAGTATGGACTTTTTTTTTGGTAAAAAAAAACCAGTACCGCCACAACCTCCACTACCACCACCTCCACTACCACTACCACCACCTCCACTACCACCACCATCACCACCACCGCCACCGCCACCGCCACCACCACCATCCCTTCTTAGAGATATAGATAATTTAGTAGCATTAATTCCTGGTTTAACACCAGATATAGCCGAAATTTATTTAAAAAGTAATAATGGAAATTTTGAAAAAGCATTAGTTGAGTTATTAGAAACACACGAGTCTTCGTCTCCAAAACAGCGATCACCTCCAAAACCATCATCAAGCTCAAGAGATCAACCATCAAGCTCAAGAGATCAACCATCAAGCTCTACTGGTTTTAATCCCGGAGATTTTATGGATGACGAGATAGATTTTAATGATCCAAGATTTAAGGAAACTGTTGAAAAAGAAGTAAAAATAATTGATTTTGATACGTGGTTAAATACAATGTATCATCCTGAAGGTAGTCAAAAAGCTAAAAATGTAAGAAACAAATTAGCACGTCTATTCGGTAAAAATAATTGGGATGTTATCGATCCAAAAGGTGATGGTTTTTGTGGTCTATATGCTGCAACGATTGATTATGCTAGTCATGCTAGTGTAACTAAAATAGTAATGTCAAGAGATACTATAATAGATAGCATAGTACAAGGACTTGAAGAATATTATAAAGCAAGAAAATTACATACAGCAATGGGTATTCCTTTGCCCAATGAACTAAAGACATCTGAGTTTTGGATGGAATTTGGTGGTTTAGAAGATGCAATGACGATTACTGAAGAAAATATAAAAACTGAAACAAATAAAAGAGCATTGAGAGAACGTTTTGAAATTTTAAAAACATTAGCAAATATACCGGGAGAGGCATTTACATTATTAGCATACGCTTATAAGCGAAATTTTTTAATATTGAATTATGATAAAGACTCATCACAGCCTTATGTGCTTTCTTGGATACCTTGCTATGCTGATGTTTATAAACAAGAGGATGAGGTCACGTATCCATATGAAAGATCAACATCAATAATGTTCAAGACCGATCATTATTTCTTATTTCACAATAATGATAATCAACTAAAGAAAGAAGTTGTAGCACGAACTTTACAAGGAGAATGGCAAGCAATGACAGGTGCCAGAGGTCTAAGAAAATCAAGAAAATCAAGAGCATTAAAATATAAAAATAAGTCAAGAAAAGCAATAGCTATTACAAAAATGAAAAAACCAAAATATTCAAATAAAAAAAGGAGGCAACCCAAGAAGAGAACAAAAAAATATTAAAACACAAATATATTAAAACACAAATATAAAAAATATATGTAACTACAATATTTTATTTTCAATATTAAATAAAATATTATACAAAATATTATACAAAACAAAACATTAATATTAATCTTCATTAGTAATATCATCATCACTAGCATCTTCATAATTAATTTCAACATTATACCACTTGCCTCTATTACATTTTCCATATTGTTTGTTCATATAATCAGTAATTTCTTTGCCATTTGGTATATTATTTCTACCATATTGCATAATATACCATTTTTTGAATTCTTCCATAATTTCTGTCTTTTTGATTGATTTATCGCGTTTGCGAGATATTTTTTCTTTAGCAAACTCAGTCAAATAATCTTGACCTTCACGATATTTATCACTAACTGCCGTTACAATTTTAACATCATTAACTTTGCCTTCTGTTTCATATACAATATTTACTAACATAGATGCCAAAACAGGTGCCCATAGTGTAAATTTTTCATCTATTTTTTTATCAATCAAATATTGATATGGAAAATTGGATTTGGGAAACTTGTCTTCATTTTCATATGGGGCTTCAAGAAATTTAGACATAAAATCACAAATGCGAATGCGTCTCCACGTTCCGTCATCATTTGTATTAATGTCAAATAAAACATTTGTACATACAACTAATTTAAATTGTGGAGTAAAAGTAACACTATCTTTAAATAAAGCACGTCCCTGAATAGGATCGCCTCCAGTAATTTCTTTCATAATACCTTCATTAATAGTATCTCCTTTGCTTGGTTCTTGCATAACCGCATAACGAACGCCCATTAAAGCAACTATTTCAGGTGACGTTGAACCAATACAATTTCGTGATTGTGTAATCAATGTAATTGGAACTGTTGCTTTATAGTCTCCTAAACATCTACTCATTAATTCAACCAATTTTGATTTACCATTACAACCACTCCCAGTATATATATTAAATGTTTGATTGTCATTTGTGCCAATAAGTGTTGATGCTAAATGCTCCCACATGTAGCGTCGCAATTGTTCATCTGGAAATAATTCATCCATAAATTTATTGATTTCTTTAATAATAGCATCATAATTATTATTAATACTTGATTTATATGAACTTGTTAAAACTTTATAAGGAATATAATCAATATTTGTAGATTTAGAAATATAGTCATCCGGTTTACCTTTTCTGTGCGTTTTATTTTTAAAATCAACAACATAATTATTAAAGCATAATAAATAAACATTTGAATCTAATTTATTCATAAATTCTTTATCGTAAAATAATTCTTTGGCTTCTCTCATAATATTATTTTTCCAACTTGTAGTTTTTAGCAATATACATATATCTCCTAATTTAAGGGAGCGAGTTTTCAAATTTTCAGTATTTTCATCATTATTCTCTTTTTTTGTAATAACTTCAATTAGTTCGTGCGATTTTGCACAATAAATATCGTGCATCTTTTTGGATATTAATAACCTGAGAGTGCTTCCTGAATCAATTTCATTCCATTTATGATTTTTATATTCATACCATTGATTATTTTTAATGCTAACACACACAAATTGGTCTTTAAATAGTTGATACAATACTACTGCCAAGTCAAATTCAGCCACTTTATCTTTTAAAATCATTGTTTGTAATGTTTGCTCAATAT